CCGTAGCCAGACGAGCCAATCTTGGCTCCGTCGCCAGATGAGCCGATCTTGGCATTGTTGCCAGACGAACCAATCTGGGCTCCGTAGCCAGACGAGCCAATCTTGGCTCCGTCGCCAGACGAGCCAATCTGGGCTCCGTAGCCAGACGAGCCAATCTTGGCTCCGTCGCCAGACGAGCCAATCTTGGCTCCGTAGCCAGATGAGCCGATCTGGGCATTGTTGCCGGATGAATTATCCTTTATGCTCGTTTTTATTTTTTCAGGTAATGTGATCTCTTTTAGCCACTCAATTCCAAGATTGATCATGTCAGCCAATTTTAACTCTGCTTTTATTTTAATCTTCGATGAGCAAATTTTTGTCCCTCTATCCTCCTTGGATATATTCCCGTCTTGCTCTACTTCGCAAAACCTAGAATCTATCATAGTATAGTAATCAAAAACATCAAACGGGCTTTCGCAAGCGTGAAACCCTCTGTTACACACCTTGATCTCTCCATCCATCTCATATATCCCTCCAATTTTGTATTGGAAGTCTCTGCATCTAAGATTCTTGTCGAATCCTTTATAAGATTTTATAGCCATTTTGCAATTTATTTAATATAATTTCATCCGCTTCTGTCCTCTTATCCATAGGCTTGTTTTGAGATTCATTGATAAAGTCAAGCATCTCATCCCATGTCCTCTCAAACAATTGTCCATTATTAACCCCACAGCATCCACATCCACTAGAAAATACTGGGATTATACTCCCATTGTACATCTTAACGAATTTATATCCTATATATTCATCACATAATGAACATCTTCTTACTGGTATAAATCTTACTTTACCGCTATAAACGATATTTACTAATGTCTCACGATCCATATAATTTTCTCCTCTAATTAATTGTCCTTATTTCTAGCCAATCGAATAAAATTTATCCGCGCTCTCTTTTCCGTCTCCGCGAAAGTTGGCCAGCCCGCATGTCAGGATGCTCACAAGGTTATCCACCACCTCCAACTCGCTCGATTTGAACCACGCCAACTGACTATAAGTTTCACCTATCCATATTATACTCATTCTCCCGTCCCGACTGACCTCCTTGACCAGCCCTATATGGTTTTTAGTGTCCTTAATCACATTTAATTCGTCAATATTTGTAAGCCGAACAAAATCCATCGGCCGTATCACTTTATTCTCGTCCATGTCTTTATCCTCCTATATTCTTTTTATTCTCTCAATTTACGCTTAACCTCTTTAACATATTTAGTAGAATGTAGTCCCCTATGCAATCTTATAGCCCGATCTATATCCTTGTTCGGATTATGATGAGATTGATATATCTCGAACATCTCCCTAGCCTTGACAGGATTTGTCCTATCATCGTATCTATACCGCTTTTTCTCCCGTTTAAGACACAATATCCTATTAACCTCATCTACATACACCTTTTTCATCTGCCACCTCCCTAACGCCCCTGAAGTGGCGTTGTACGCCCGATCGTCATCCCTTGACTCCACGAAAGATAGGGCGGCCGCCAGCTTATCCCATACCCGTGCCTCGACCACTGCCGGCTTCGGGGCGAGGGGCAGACCACCGTTCCCTTTTGGTGGTGTCAATATTATCATCGCCATCACAAGTAAGTATCTTATCACGTTCCCTTGTTTTTATAAAACTCCTCCCCGAATTTCACATTATCCACATAATCTTCCATACACTCATGAACAATTATATGAATATCCCCTTCCGCATATGTCACCTCAGACATCATTCTCTCATTAGTCATCCACCAAGAATAACTACCAATATGCCGTATCTCAAATCCATGATCATGCAACGCATACATAACATTATATCTTAAATCCCTGTCCATCATCATACACTCGTACACGATATAGCCATTGATACTTTCATGAGACCTACCGAACGTATAAACGTACCTACCCATCAACTTATACAACTCCCTTGCCACAGGATTCGGGATCGCCTCATCCATATCAAAATCCCCATCTGGATCAATAACCCACTCTACATCCCGCTCATCAATACAAGCCCTAGGCATTCCTATTGTCCGTACATAAAGACGTGATCGGTGATCCTCGCTTAACACCGTCCCGATATACTTTTCCCCTTTGGCATATCCTATATTATGGTTGCCGGTTATATTAAATACAATTTCAGCTCCTATCTTAATTTCATCCATATTCAAGATGTTTGTATCATTTGTTATCTTTTTTATACAAAAAGAGGATATAATGGCATAATATTATGATATCAAGACACGAATGCGTTATCTATCATATTATCATACATATCCTCTATACAACGTCATTTATGGCATTATATCGTATATGATGCCGCAGGTCATAAATACATCTAATTAACCCTTTTTTAAGGGCTTATTGCCATTTAGGTAACTAGCTATGCCTAATATTTTCGAAATAAGGGCTTTTTTAGCCTTATACTCATCGTTTATCCCTATTATCGCATATCTGTATACCATCCCATCCTTCGACACCTCCACGCCCACGTATTTAGGCGCAACGGCATCCCTATGTAATACGATAAACGGGCTTTTGCCGTCTAGCTCATTTATCAACTGATTAAACTGTCGCCTCGTCATCTGATAGTGATATTATTTCCATGTTATAAATACGATCTCTCTTTACCCTTATCTTCTCGCATAGTTCATCGAAGCACCCATCTTCTTCTAACTTATCAACATAATATGATACACTTGATTTAGAGCTTCCTTGAAGATATATATTCCCTCTTATATTCTTTGAGAAAAAATTAGGCAAGACCATCTTTTGTCTCTTATCCTTGTTATCCATGTAAGATATAACAACAACCCACAACTCTGGTTCCCGTTCTTTCACCGATAACATAAGATCGAGACCCGATTGACCATTGATATTCCTCCTGCCAGTTTCGTTATAACGAAGAATAATATAATCATCCGCTTTATCATCCTCAATCATCACGACCATAGGACTATTACCCTTCCCATTATCACATAATACTCTTGGCTCTTTCCCGTTGCGGAGATATACCTTATCGTAATCTCCGTTTTTATATATCTCAAAATCAAATTCTATCACCATATTATTTTCTCCTATTGATGTATTGTTGCGTACGTCCTTCCTCTATTTTTTCGAAATAAAACTTATTCCCATATAACCGAGTGAAGCAGATATTATACCCGAAATGTTCTGCGCGTCTGATCTGCGCGTAACCTCTACTGATGTCATTATTATCAATCAGCGTAACAAAACAATGTGATCCTACTTCTGTATTCAAAACCAGATTTTCCCAATCTTTTACCTCCATATCAAATCTCCTTAAATAATTTTTTGTTATGATTATCGCTATTATACCATTTATCAATATTATCGTACTGCTTTGGATAAACCCCATAAGACCTACACCACCTAGGTAACGGCCCGTTCAGCACGTCTAACGCCGTCTCAAGGTCAAACGTAGCTTCCTCCTTGACACAACACCCCGATCCACTTCCACAGCTCGGTATATAAGCTCTACTATACGCTACGCTCATCCCATATTCCCCATGACTCAGATACCCGATGTTGGGTGAATCAGGGAAGGCGTAATACAACATCGTATAATCACCCTTACTCCAACCTCTATTATAAGTATCATCCTGCCATGCGAAAACCCTGCAACCGGCCTTCTTTAACTCATCAGCCGCTTTTCTTAAAATATTATCTCCCATATCATTTATATTTAAATTATGCCAAGGCGCCGGGAACCGACCCCGGACCATATCCGCACACGTACGATCATGGTATTCCTTCCGCCCCGCCAAGGCTTGGTTCAACATTAACAAACTTTCATATCCTCACACATCTTAAAAAAGACCTCTCTTATGATCCTCTTGTATAAGATGTATATCTCATCATCATCCTCATCGAACTCCACGCCCCATGAACGTAATAAATATCTAATGTCGCAATCCGCTATATGAATCCTAAATATGGATGGAACGCTCATTATGTAATCCTCAAAAGCTTTCTTAATCCCATCCCTTTTGATATGTTCTCTATACTCATCCTTGAACACGTTAAGCATAAAAGATAGATATTCCCTATCATATTTAAACTGCTTCCCATAATTATCTGTATCTATATGATCCAGTATATATATTTCTATCGCGTCTCTATCGTATCTTGACATACTTCTTCCTCCTCCTTTTGATATTTTATAACCTTTTTCTCCCCATACGCCTTCGCTAACTGGATAAGTTGACCGGTAAATACCTTGGTACGGTGTTTTACGATCTTATCCACCAGCTCCGGGCATCTGGTTCTCCATCTATAATTAACCTCACCTTTAGCTTTCTTCTTGTAATACCTGTAGAATGTTACGGCTACTACCACTTCCCCATTCTGTTCAAAAGCAACCAAATCGTAATTGTTGTAAGTTATTTCGTTCATCGTGTAATATATTTTATAAATTCAATCACTTTCTTTGGCAGTGAATCTATATCCTTCACTCTTTTACCAAAATTGTACATATGACTTCTATGCGGATAATAATCTCCCGCATACATCCCCACTCCTAATGGATGGAATGGATCCTCACTACATGAGAAAACAGGATAATACACCACCCCATAACCATCCTTTATATTTTTATTTACATATACTATGGTATATCTATCAGCCACTTCATCGCCAAAATCATATACTCTTACTTTTACTTTCACGCCATCCGCGTTTGTTATAATATTATCCATATATACCTCCTTTGTTGTTCACTATCCGACTAATCTATTTTCCTTCCATATAAGGTGTATATACCATACCATCCCCTATCCATATTTACCACCTCAATATGATGTATATGATAACAACCATTAGCTATTCTGCCGCAATCGGCTATCACCATAGCTATATTCCTATACCCAGAATCAATGAAAACATGAGCCAACCTACATCCGTTAAATATAGATACCTTGATATCGTCTTTCTCTTTTATAATCCTTCTCATATCATATCCTCCTATCAAACTAATCTATCCTTTTACCATAATTAGTATATGACCCACACCATCCACGAGCCTCATTCGACACCCTAATATGATCAATGGGCTTATCCCCGACCATATTATTGGCGTACGATATTACATCCGACATACTTCTGAATCCGGAATCCTTAATGGATTTTATAAGCGTCCTATCATACCCGAATACCAATATCTTCACAATATCTCTTTCTTTCACAGTCCTTCTCGCTCTCATAATATTCTAGCCATAAAATAAACAAACATAAAATCCACCTTATCATAATCCACCCTATGACCGGTTATCTCGAATATAACCCTACGCTTTTCTATAGTCTGTATATTATCTAACTGAATAGCTATGTAAGGATATTTCATAACTTTCTCTCTATTGACGTTATTCAAAATAGCGTTGACATCTTGTCTGCGAAAATACATATTTACCCCTATGTAGCTGGCAACCAAAAGACATTCGTCTATTATCCCATCAGTATCGAATAACAATAACATATCATCCTTCTCGACAGTATATTCCATATCAAGAATCTTGATACGTTTGCTTCCGTCCTTCTTATCAGCTATAAGAATCTCTATTATATCCTTATCGGTCGTAAGGATATAATACGCCTCATCCTTTGTAATATTATCACGAAGGTAAGATAGCGCTTCATTCTGTAATCTTAGTAGTTCTATTTCGTCCATATTTATTTCTATTGTTGCCAAGGGAAAAGGGACGGCGCTGGCGACAAGGCCTGTCCAGCCTCCCCGCAGCCGCCCGCATTCCCCTTGGTATCATTAACCACCTCAAATAATCTCATAATCGAATTTCACATTAACACTCTCATCAATGCTCAATTCTTTCTTCATCCCAAATACAGTCTCCCTTACCGTATCAAAACCCAATAATTGATCTTCGGGATTATTCACAAGCTCTCTCCGGTTATTCTTCCTAGGTTTTCTAGATGTAAGAATATATTCCGCACAACAGCTTCCTTCAAATGTCCTCACTCTGGAATACCATAGATCACCGGTCCCGTACTCAACACATATATTCATGTTTATGATGGTATTATTCCACGCTTTTTCCGGTAAATGTTTGAAAATCCTGTTAACCCACCCCGTGTCAATATCTATATAAGGACAATCTAAATCCGATGTCCCCTTAATATCCAGATATAGCATAACCTGTCTATTACTCTTAAACATTCGAGCTTTCACATTCATTTTCTTCCGTCCCCATACCACTATTCTATTATTTCCAACTTCCCGTAATAAGGATAAAAACAACCGTCTCGATAAACCGAATATCTGAGCGTTTTATCCTTTGCTTCATAGATGGAAACACAACCGCTGTTATAAGCGTTGGATAGTTCTTTTGCTACAAATCCACCTATTTGTTTATAGGTTTTAGGCGTATCCGCCAACGGCCTGCCTACATATATTTTTACTCTCTTGCACTTTTTGTCGCCTACGCATATATCCTTTCCTCTAAGCCCCGTTAAATACATGAATCTCATATCAGTCAATTTTAAATCCAACATTCCTCTACCTCTATCTCCATATGATCCTCCCAATCACATCTATCAACATCCTCACCATCCTCGAAATAATAGTAAGCCCATACCTGTACGCCTCCTACCTCTATATATCCATCACTCTTCCATTCTATCAACCCGTCTTGCCTTACCACGTTGGTAGGCTCAGCCCCTAACGACAGCAGATTATTTACTATACTACCGCCAAAGGAAAACAGGGACGGACGACCAGCGGGGCCGACCCCACGCCATCGCCGCCCCTCGTTTCCCTTGGTTCCCTCCGTATCACTCCCACGCCAACAGACAATATCTACCACCAATAACACTATACCCACCATCACTCGCAATCGCTTTGCGTTTCCACTTAACGGTAAAGTATTGCCCCTGTTTAGAAAGGAATCCCATTGATTGGAAAGTATTTCTTTTGTTGATTGAAGGGGTTCCCCTTGTTTTTCTTTGTTTTCCTTGGGTTTCATTGGTTTCCCTGGTTTCCCTTGTTTGGAGGTGTCCCCTCCCGCAAAACAAACCAACCCCACCAACTCCCAGCATAAAACCCGAGACCTTCCTCCCGATTGTTCCACGTGGAACGCCCGTTCAGTCTAGGATATCGAGGTCTTTGCTCTTGATTGCCTTATATACTTGCCTAATACAATGTATTGATAATAAAACCAATAAAAGAACTATGATTAAAGGCAGGGCGTCGCCCGTAGCTATAACATACCGCCCCAACTCAAACGCCATATACCCACAAAACAAGGTAAGCACCAAATATATAAATACACCCATAAAAATATACAATAAGTAACCGTGATTTAAAAACAATACCCAAATAATACAAATAATTGAGTATCAACAACATAATATATATCAAGCCTTAGAGCTACCTCTAAGGAAAGATAAGCCCAGATATAGATAAAAAATATACAATAAGTACCGCCTATTATATACCTTTTAGGATCGATTCACGCATGAAACCATACATAAGGGCACAATATACCCGCCTGCATGGATATAGATATATACAAAATGATATGCAATGAATGATTTTACTTACACATTTTCGATCAAGGCTTAAAATTTGCCGCCTCAACACTTTTATGTGTAAGCAAAACATATGAATATGCTATCATTTTGTAAAATATAGGCACAAAAAAGCCCTTCAGTAATATATCACTACATTACTGAAGGGCACAAACTTTAAAATCAAATAAAAACAAACGATCTATTGCCGCAATTTGTTTGCCATGTAACTAACACGTTTCCGCCTACATTTATCAGATTCCCTACTACAATCTAATTTATTAGATTTGTATAGCTCTTTGGTAAGCTCAACGTAAAATTTCATTTGAGCTATTTTAACCGCCTCTAAAGCCTTTTCTTTTCTAAATGCTAGCTTTCTATTCAGATTGTCAAACTTTCTCCTATACATAATTTATTAGTTTTAAATGGCACCAATAAGAAACGGTAAGCCGGGGACGACACGGCCGCCGTTATCAATACATCCGGCCGGACACACCACTCCCTCCATATTTCCTTTGGATTTGTCCCTTTGCCCCGAACGAACGAAGCCAAATACGTACATACGTTGCCCGTGATACGTACCGACAAGGCGTATTAAGTACGTCAATTTAACCGCACGAAATACCCTTGTAAGGGTTGTTATTTGCTATCCGTACACATGTTAGGTATTTAAGCAACCCTAACATACGTCGTGTTGATACATTAGCACGGAAATAACCCCGTTATGCACTCCATACGTGTTACTCTAGCAACGTATAGACATACGCCCTATACGTGCGTATATACACCAATATACCCCATGAATTTACATGGCCTATCCGGAAACCGGACGTATTAACCCAACTTGATACAAGGTCAAGAATAACGGGACGATCTACGACTGAGATAACCCCTACCCACATTGCTAATAGGCAGGCTATTTATGCAGACTATCGATACCCTACCGATCTGCATATCCTTGTATCAATATGTTAAATAACTCGCTATTTTAGTCTGAGTCCAGTTGCGCGACGGGGACGCAATAGCTTGCAACCGTGACGGGCTATTATAGCCCGCCTAATTATCTATCATTTTTAGGGTGTGTTAGGTAGTAAGTAATACATTTGGCGATCAAATTATATGTGTATCGCTTGATAGGTGTGGCTACTTTAACGATACGTTTATCCGATCCGTTAAACACTTCATAATATGGTACGCTATTTGTGTCGCTGTATGCTACAGGCTCACAATATCCAAAGCGTTTATGTGTATTACCTAATACGGCTATACTGTTTACCTTATCCAATGGCAACTTGCTGTTGTTTGCCTGGTCTTGCTTGTCATAATATTCTCTTTCTATTTCCTTATAGGCGCAAAAGGTATCATTTACACGTGGTAATATCTCTTTACATAATTGTATTACCGTCTCTTTTTCCTTTGCCAAAGCAACCAAAGCGGGAACGATCGCTTTATCTACTTTAATATCGTTATCCTTGAGTATTTCGTTGATTTCTTTTCCAGATTTAAAGAGCTGGCACCAATATTTTACGGCACCCGTCAATGTTTTCTCACTTGCTTTTTTAACTTCATTTTGGACTTTGTTAATATCTTTACTTGTCATAATGTTTCACCCATACCCTTGGGGTTTGTATTGGTATCTGGTACACCTTGTTTATTAATGTTGTTATCTTACAAGGGCAAATATACTGCATGTTTTGTTATCAAACAAATATTTTGCAATAAAAATTCGGCGATTATATGTAATAAATCTAATCAAATGTAAATGTATATTAAAATATTGGTTTATATGATTGATAATCAGCAAGTTAAATACAAAATAAGCATTCTTTTTTTGGCTCGTTGATCGTTTGCCGTTCCTATCTCCAGCCTTTGCAAGCGGGGGGGGGTGGACCAAAAAACGGCAGCCCGGCCGGGCCGATTTCGGGGAGGTGGTCCGTCCCACATATCCCACATATCCCACATATCTCCGCATATCCCCCATCCTCACCACATATTCCGCATATCCCAATATGTCCGGCGTCCCAACATATTCCTATGTTCCCATCCCTCATCCCCTCACGACTTAATAATCCCATTAATTTTATTATATTTGCGATATAATTAAAACATAACATATTATGAATAAAGAAGTTAAATACATGGGGGGGGGGTATTTTAACCCTCAGATAAGGAGGGGGTATGTTTAGGCGCAGGACTTCTTCTACCGGTAAGATCCACTACCGTATTAATATAGACAAGAGAATGTGTCTTAATCCTGTAGATATATATATTGATGGAGATACATATCAACGTGGTTTTAACGGATCTTATCTTGATATATATCGCGATAAGAAGATAAAAACTATAAGCATAAGAGGACAGATAGAATATCTAAATCCGAAAAATGAGTACAATATTATTTTGGGCATAAGTGGAGGTATTATAGAAGGAACCCTTACGTATCAATATAATTCGGGTATGCATTGCGAGTTGGCTAATAAGGTGACATACGGGAATAGGATAACTAATTTTGTTCCTGTAACGGTGATAACCGATCCTGGGAAGATTATTAATTTCACTTACAGACCTGAATTAAAGACTCAGGTTTTAGATGAAAGTTATGTAACTTGGGATGGTGATTATGTATTAAACGATAATTGTATAGTAACTGATCTTTGTTCGGGATGTGGATCTTATGCCTATGGGAAAAGTTCTCATGGTAACTATCGAGTAACGGTAAGGATAGTGTAGTACCAAGGGAAGGGGGTAGACCTCATCCCTCCGGGCCTACCCATCGGGTCTTCCGCCAGCCTCTTCCTTTGGCATATCCCTATAATTCATTATATTTGTGCATAACTTAAATTCTAATGTAATCATACATATCTCATAACCAATCCATACCCACATATCTCCCTATTACCTACATATAATTAATTATGTTATATTTACGACATAATAAAAACATAATATATTATAAATGAATAAATTAATAACGGTATGGGGGGGGGTATTTCATCCTCCATAAAAATGTATCATTATGATGAGAAGAAGATTTAATTCAGGCATAAAATCTGGTATTTATGCCGTGAATAAAAATGGTATATTAATACCGATATCAGAAGCGGATACCACATGTATCGCTGTTGCACTTGTCAGTGATGGTCATAAGCTCATGATCGAGAAGAACGAGGATTCTAATCAAAGCTATAAAAACGCTTCAGCAGGGTATAATAAAAGCTATTTGTTCTATTGGGGTGGATATGGTACGGATCAGACCGACATTACAAACTATAGTAATTTGTATGGGAATAATATCATCGGTTATTTAAAACCTGAGTCGGGGTCATACAATGGTACTCCCAATATTCCGGAAAATGTTTCTTCATGGACAAGTGGGGCTTTGTCTGATTGGGAGGGAAAAGCGAATTCCGAAGTGCTAAAGGAGGTGATTGAAGGAGGTGAAGGATATAGTGGTTATGTGACAATTGGGCGTGTACTTAACGCATTTTTAGCCAGCAAAGACGCTAAGGGATATAATGATTGGTATATCCCATCATGCCCACAATTGTCATTGATATGGATGAACTTAAATAGCGTCAATAAAGCGTTATCTGATATTGGTGGACAAGAATTCGATAATATCCAAGGTTATTGGTCTAGTTCAGAGCGCAGGTCCGTTACCGGATGGTACTTGAGTTTCTCCAGTGGATGCGTAGACTACCGAGATAAGTACGAAAGCTTTCGTGTTCGGTTCATAAGAGATATAAATTAGTCATAATTATATACTTATACCAATTAAAGGAATGGGTGGGTAGGATGATATATTCGTATTTTCACGTTTCTCATTCCTTTAATTGATTAAGTATTCCATTGTATGATATTATGCCCAATACATTGTTAAGTATCCGGCACGAATTTATCCAAGTCAAAGTTCTTAGCATAATTCCAGATCCTTACATACCTAAACATTCCCGGGAGTCCCATGTCGTAGGCTGATGGATATCCTCCTATATTAAAATAATATGTTTGATAGTTTTGTGTATACATCACATTAGTCGCATCCTCATAACTCAGCACCCCTCCAATATATCCCTTCAAATACCCATTTCTCCACGACGCCATTACATGTACCCATTGATATGCTGGTATATCTACAGATCGTCCTTGGGTATAAAAAAGTTTAGTCCCATATGATGAGACATTAACACCGATACATAAATAGTTTTGTGTAGTAGATTGGGTTCCATATGGAGCGAATAGATAATATCTTCCTTCCTGTTGTGTATTTAAATAGAGCAACGCTTCTATGGATATTTCGTTATCTGGTTGAGGGCATGGTAATATATTCGAGTCATTATCAAATTTGATATAGGAATTGTAGGCTCCTACTCTTCCCATGGAAAATACATATTTACCATTATATTTATCAATATCCATATACATAGATTCATCCACATTCATATTATATTTTGACAGATCTTTTATCCATGGAGCTTCCACGTAAAAATAAGCGTCATTCACGTTACCGGACGGCGGCAATGGCATTTGACTTAACATTCTTCTTCTTAACATAATCTATTGTTTTTATGGAGGGCGAAAAATACCCCCCCCCATTGAGTTAATTTTATTTAATATCATATTATTATGCATTTTGTACATACAAATATATGATTTATTCTCAGATCATGTCGCTGAATCCAAGGGAACGGGCTGGCTCCCATCCTTCCGGGCATCCCCCGCCCTCCCACCGCCTCCCGTTATTTTTGGCTTCTCCCTGTCTTATCTTTGACCGGATATCAAAAATTCATATCTTTGGGACAAAACTAGGTGATTATATACCATTTTGCACTAAAATCGTAAAATGATATATATCTATACGGAAATCCGTACCGGGTTCCACCAAAACCCTCTACCTTCTGGTAATGTACTTACATCAAAGGCTTCTTTTGCCGATTTTCTGATGATGTTAAATGCAGCGTTGATATCGGCATTAATGATATTACCGAAAGACGTCTTGAACAATCCTCGTTTGATACGTCTTCCGGCATATTCCTCATGCTTGCAAATCTGCTCGTTATCCAAGAAACTGCATTTTGAGGTATAGGATTCCTCAACGATCTTAACATTAATACCCTCAAGTGTAGCCTTATATGATACCATTGAGATAAACATATTAAAAGGAATAGATACAAAGTTCTGGTTGTTTCGTTTTCCGATATTGATTTCTTGTTTCCAGCATCTGTTATGACCGATTACGATCGTATTAATGCCATTGGAGACTACGTGATTAATCAATACCCTACTGGCTTTATGCAGATAATCCTTGATCTTGTTATTCCTTTTGTTGGTTAACGACCTTATTCGCTTTGATATTTGTTTATTGCCTTTTAATATTGATTTTAAATATGCTAATCTTTTATTATAATACTGGTTGATGGACTTCAAAGGTCTACCATTGATGATAAAGCAAGAACCGGTATTTGATACGCAAGACGCAAGATTTTTAAGTCCAAGATCAATACCAAGGTAATTACCGTTATCATACATAAGATCTTTCTCTTTCTTGTTATATACGACTTCAAGTATAATATATCCATTCTTAGGGACGAACCTGAGTTGTTGGATATTATGTTTGTTGGTTCTTGTAGTGAAAGAGAATTGTTTTGGTAACTTAATAATGCCTTGCTTTATCCATTTCTGAGAAAAGGCTGTTGTTGGGAAAACAGCAATAAACATCCCGTCTTTATCAAGATACTTAGGTATTCTTACTTTCTCAGAATACTCACCTCTGCTTTTCTTGTTAAGAAGATTGAAGAAGGACTTGAAATTCCGATCAACCATCATAAGTACCTGTTGGGCTACCGGTGACGGTAAAGCACGATAATCAACGTCATCTTCTGTTCTCAACCTCTTTTCAATAGAGTAGTAGTTGAGGTATTTGTATTTAACAGTATTATCATCCTTATATTGAAAGTAATGCTGCCTAACAACATACAATCCTTTGTTGTATAAGTTTTTGCACTTATGCAACAGGTCTTGAAGCTCATTGTAATATATTGAGCTTTGCTTGATTATATGTTGTTCGACTAATCTCATAGCACAAATATATGGATTATTATTTATATATAAAAATAATTCAGTATATTTGTAGTGTAAGGTTGTATATAATTACTCAAAACTATAATCATGTTTAGATACATATTTCATAAGCTTAAGATCTTCTTCTGCGACGACGACGTTGAGAAGATATATGTAAGGGACAGTACGGTTATCCGCAACAACGAGATCCATAGGATGTATGACGAGATACTGGACGAGTTAGGTGATTTGGCTACGGTCGTATCAAGGAACTACGTATATGGTAGGATAAAGGACAGGACGGGATTAAGTATCCGTCATATCAGCAGGATAATAAACCATACTAAAGTCGAGGAGATATGATAAAGGACGTAATGGAGCGGGATATGATAAATGAGATATCAGCGTTATTCGTGATGATATTCACGGCCGGGTTGATGTTTGTCATGCCGATGTTAGATATAGAGTGTGATGATATTACTATCATAATAGGATCAGGAATAATACTATCTTTTATACTAACCATAATACCGATCTTGCTTTCTTATGACATAAGGGATGAGATCATTGAGTTGATTGAGGATCTGGATAACCAGATAGTGGTAGACACATCGGTATATAAAACGGATCTGCCCTAGGAATTACCTAGGGCAGGTGGTATGCTATTTTCTTTTAACATACTTATCTATCAGATCTATTGATAGTTTAGCGCCCAGTTCTTCCTCCAATAGGTTAAGGTAGTTCCGGTGCAGGCACCCGCCCCGCTCCACCTCTCTGAAGCCTGCCCCGTCCCGGATCCTGACCAGCCCTTTTCTTGGATCCATGTCGATCAGATCCCGAAGCTCGTTCATATTCTTAAACCGGCTCTCTATTACCTTAAATACATCGATCTTAGGTTTCTTATCCTTATCTTTGGACTTTATCTTAACTCTTCCACCCATATCAATTATCTAGTAGCTTTACATGTAATATGATTCATGTTATTATTGCCGCAATAAGCGCACATAGACGTGAAAGGTGAATACACCCTTCCGCATACTGGACATCTCCATCCATACATAACAGGATTTGTTTGTTTGTCAATTTCTTTCAACCCATCATTAGTAGTGGTTGATGCATTTTTGTTTTCCATATCATTCATTACCGCGGTGGTTTCCTAACCGATATTCGCCGGTCATGGAGCCATCCTTATTTATCTTATCTGTACTACCAAACCCATTATCCCCTCTATCAGATTTTCCAAGATCCTCTAATGACTCTACTTCTTCCCATATGATACGTTCCCGTCTACGAATAAGAAGTTGTGCTACCTTACCACCTACATTACAATAATAAGGACTATTCCTATTCATTTTTCTGTGAACTATCATAATTTCCCCACTATATCCTTCATCAATGGTAGCAGGGGCGTTTTGCATAATTAGCTCGCTATTAGTAAAACCACTACGTGGACGGATTTCCATCTCATAATCTTCAGGTAGCGCTACATGTACACCAGTATGATATATGATTCTGCCGCTATCAAGCTCTATATTCTTTACAAATAGATCCATGCAAGCATCTTCTTTATGAGCGTATTCAGGCAGCTTAGCCCCTTTTTCCAGCCATATCTTGACCTTACACGTATCTATACCATCAAGTAACTCAATTGCCTCTTTATAGCTCATAGGTTGCTCTGAGGCTAATGAAATGGCTCTTGCCAATAAATCTTTAATCTTACTCATTTTATCTTGTTTTTAAATTCTTTCCCTTTCGGGCATTGTAATTTACATTCCTCACCACAAGCGGAACAGTTGGGTCTCATTCCGGGCACCCCTCTTCCCCCGTACGGCCAGTAGGCGTAATCGCAGACGCTCCAGAACGCCTCCATCGCCTTGATCTTGGCATCGACGGTTATCTTCTCCTTCACCTTTTTCATGCTCTTCCTGAACTCATCTTTCATATCCTTCCCTTCTATCTGTCTGGCCTTACGTCTCTCGTTCCACCAATTGTAGTAGAATTTGTCCGCCATCTTATAAGCTTCGGGGTCAAATTTATCACGATGCAGGATAGGGGCGTCCTTGATCTTTCTCAAATTCCTGCCACAAACATAAGCAAGCCCGGCGTACGGAGGTATGTCCTTAGGATCAACCAACCCATCCGGAACGCAGTAGTAGAAGTAGTTGGGGCGGCCGTACCTGACCCAGTCCCCGGTCTCGTATAGGGCTTGCTTCCGTGCCTCGAACCAGCCTTGCATTACTTGGTGCTTACCCTCTTTCTCGAAATCCTTGTTATAGTCAGCCAACGAGATCTTCACCTCAACCTCATAAGCGTACATGGATCTGGTTATAGCCAGATAATCGGACTCCCAGTTATATACATACAGGTTATTTATCACCCATTTAGGAGATACCAAGAACTTTCTGTTCAGGATATCCAATATCCCTCTTTCAGTATACTCAGTACCTTTATTTGATTGCCGTGTTCCCATCTCCAGTAAGAGGATTATTCCTATATCCTACCGCCATTATAGCGTTACCTATCAACATTCTCAACTTATCCATATCTTTATCATGGAACGAGAAAGCGGTTAGGATATGGCCATTGGTCTTATCATAAGATTTTATCATCAACACAGCCACATACTCACCCATCATCTTACCATTCATGATATCAAGATCAATTATGCCGTGATCTATTAGATCAACCACATCCCATCCTAATGGCAGGTACTTTTTTATTTGATTAATGTCCATACCAAATATTATTTATAAAAAGGAGGGCCGTGCTACCCTCCTATAGATTACACACGAAAAATAGAACTGAAAGCGATCTTAAGCACGTAAGATTTTATTGATTCCCGTAGGCTGTCTACCGGTTATCGTTAATTACCGACCTACGGGAATATGTTTAAGAAAACACCATGTACCCCAACCACGACTCGAACGTGGATACCATCTTTAGGAGAGATGTGCTACTTTCCTCTTGAGCTATTGGGGCATATACCCTGATCCTCACGGACAAGGGTACTAAAAACATCTAAACTTTAAAAAACCTAATGACAAAACTCTATGCTAGTTTTTCCCCAAAAAAACAACGTAGTCCTGGCGGAGGGGCTTGAACCCACGTGCGACCAACTACCCTTTCTACAAGGTATAAGCTTGAGGGGATACGCCAGGATGGTTTTATGTATATATTCTATTTTTGCATATATTTATTATAGTTGCTTTTGATACATCAAACATTTTAGCGATCTTATCATAAGATAACTTTTCATTACTTCTTATACTTCTTATCATATTTGATATATCAATATTTAATTTCCCACTATATAAATTAGATTCAGCTCCTCTTTTTATTTTAAGAAGCCCCATTCTTGACGCTTCTTTCATATTATGAACCTGATCACACCATTCAAGATTATCATATCTATTATTTAACTTATTACCATCTATATGATTTAACACATTAAATCCATTATTGTTTTCAACAAAGTAAATTCCAACTAGCCTATGAATACATATGGATTTGTATTTACCATTTTTGCACAAATTTACATAATAATACCCACGGCTATTAACTCGTTTCTTTAATAATATTTTCTTACCTCTTTTGACAGATATCACATCTCCGTCTTCAGTAATAAAATAATCATTGTTATAACCTTCAATTTCTTTAAATCTACTCATTGTATTTAGTTATTTTATAATATAAGTTAATTAAAATATATCCACATCGGCTTTCACAAGAGGATGTGGGACGGAATTTCTCGAAGTTTATATAGTAAATTTATGAAACTATTGTCCAACATTCTAGCATATAGCACCAATCCTCGAACGGGAACGTCTCCACGCCAGACCTACCCCATCCCGTCCCCCAACTGTTCTGTAGGACGAAGCCGGCCTTGTCCCAGCCGGTGAGGATAACGGCATGACCTCCCAAGTTCTGCCCTTGGCCTTGCCAGAATCGATTACCATAATTATAGCAATACAGACCTATAACCAGAGGCCCATTCAGCATCAAAGCCACCTTAGCTGATACCGGATCTATGATCCTAGCGTAACTGTTTATTTTCTCCCCATCTACGCCTATGTTCTTGATAGACTTGATAGCGTCACGAAGAACCATCCCGTCTTGATCCTTATCCTCTCTCAGATCATATATATCGTAGGGAGAGATCTTAGCCGGTCTTTTAATAGCCCTTATACTCTTTCTCCAGTTAAGTATCTCAGCTAAGCTTACCGCAGCGCAAATAGGAGAAGATCCTTGATCCACTACGCTGTCAACGTTATTGACCTTATACTCATCAGGGACAGCCTCATGCTGCATGTTCATGATAGCGTCTCTGTCATCCACAGGGGATGGTATATATCCTAACCCGTAACTCATTTTTTATCATTTTTATGGTAATCAATTATCTTGATATTAAACGTATCGGATCTTTGCCTTACCTGTATAGACCCTCTAGCCTTTCCCTTGGCGTCGTATAGGGCGGTAAATCCAAAGTTATCGACCCGGCCGTCGTCCAGCGTAAACCGCCACTCCTTCCATTGACCCATCACGGTCCCGGAAGACACTATGGAATCCACTACATAAGATATGTCAGTAGTATCATATTCCGTATAATAGGTTCTTGACGTACTGCATCCGACAACCGCTAAGGTAAATAACGTTAACAAGAAAAACAAGATCTTATTCACTTTTCTTAGATTTTTTACGTTTCTTAGATTTCTTCTTATCCTCCGCCTTATTCTCGACATTTACGTCAATACCGGCATCAGCGACCTCAGGGGCGTTATTTTCAGGTATATCAATATGACCTGAGTTAGGATCCATCTTATCCTCATCAACAACAACCTCATTAGGAACATCGATGTCTAAAATCTCTGCCTCCAGATACTTGATACGATCTGACATGATTTTATTCTGGTCCTCAAGTTCCTTATATCTTCTTCTAGCCTCATCGAGTAATTTAGATGATAGTTTATGTTTCTTCTCGATATCCATATAAGCCCGTTTAAGAGTTTCTTTCTCTTTTACCGACTCATTATATATCTCTCTTGATTTACTAAGCTCATTACCCATCTTAATTATAATAGAATCCTTTTGTTCTATATCCATATTAAGGGAATCGGAAAGAGTTTCAAGATACCCTACTTTCTCTTCTAATTCCGTTATCTTCTTGCGGGAATCCTCATAATCTCTTTTTAATCTACTTGAATAGCTAATAGCCTCATCAAGATCCTGTTTTATAGTATTTATATAGCTACTCTTTACTATCTTCAATCCGAACATGTTCATTACTTTTATAAGTTCTAAAAATATCGGCTTTTATCTTGCCGACTATAATTAACTCAGCTATATGTTTGTCTTTCTCGACTATAGCCATATCCTTACGGACATTAGTGACCCTGATCATGATATTCCCGTTATTAGACGAGACGAACGGTGATCCTACCAAAGTAAGTCCCGTATCTCCGGTAAACGACGGCAGCATCATCAACACCCCTATGGTATTATCCGGAAACGACGCCCATACCCCTGTGTCTATATCAAGGACATCACCCTGTCCTAATGGGAAAGCATTACCCTGCTTGATAGGAATATCCTTACCCAACGAGTTCCATGCTTTCGAGAATCTTACGGAGTTAAGGAAGATCTTCCCCTCTTCCTCCATCATCCCTACCATAGGGTCGCAATTCAATCTAACCTCGTTTTGTTTATCATCCGGCTTCTCCTCAAGCTCATCAAGGTCTCTGGCTGATGTAAACGACTTGCTTTCCAGAAGCTTTTTAATATCCTCAATACTGGCCATTATAATTTGATTATTAAATAAACGATCTTCAGTCCTAACTTAAAATCAGATGTCTTCTCGAACATCTCCCTAAGAGGTAAGATAGTAGCGTCAAGATCTGACGCTACCCATTCTCCATCCTTATAATACATATCCTTTTCCTCGGAATACGCTATACAAGATCGATGCCCTAGGTTCTTCATAACCGTATCTACCTTATTTTGGGTAGGCATCGAGACACGATTCACTTTAGTAGATATATTGAAATTACTCTCCATTAACTTTCTGATTTTTAATTAGTTAATTAAAATGGAAGATCACTGTCGTCTCCAAAAGGAGGATATTGAGGAGGTTGTTGTTGACCTCCAAACAAAGGGGCTTGCGCTTGCTGCGGAGCCTGCTGGTATGATGGAGGAGGCGTTTGCGATGGAGCCTGCGTTGCATATGACGGTGGGGGCGTCTGTGCGGTTGGCGTAGCGCCCATGCTTTGGCTTCTATCCTGTTCCGATTTTTCGTTTTCAGCCTTAAACTTTTCAAGATATTGTTTAAATACTTGAAAAGCGAAAGTGTCTTGAGCCGTATAATCGAATTTCTTGTTACCCATTATATCCGTGCTCTCTACCCTATCAGGCCATCCGTTCTGTCCGTTCTTATAATATTGCTGGATAAGCTCGTCCTTTCCATCTGGAGTTTCCCTAGCGTATGAAATGAAAAAATTACCGGGAGCATATTGATCCCCTTTCTTAGCATGAGCAGGATTTATTACCACCTTACGTTTTAGGTCAATATTAGGCAAGTACCTTACCAGTGACTTCACGTAATTATTAATACCTCCTTTTTGAGTCATCAAAGGAACGTTTATGAAATAATTACCATCCTCATCACTTATCTTTATGGACACGTATTTGGCTTTTATCCCATTGAACTCCACTTCTCGCACATTGATATCAGACAAATAACCTTCGATACCGTTCCAGAATACCCTCCAATAAGAAACGGCTCCGGTCTTCTCGTTTATATGCTCCTCGAAACCTTCCTTTGGCTCTCTTGATGACTGATATAATAGTCCGCTACCACTTACTTTAAAGTAATGGTTATTACCACCTGATGAATTTTCTCTAACTCCCATTTTATATATTTTTAAATATTAAACAATAACTGATGATGACAAGAAATACTCGTTCTTATTATCCTCTCCATAAATCTTATTGAAATGAGATTTATGGTCATGTTCGATAACCACCCTATTACACGATATGCTTTTTATGATACCAAGATATCTTCCACATAATACGTTACATATAATATCTTCACCATGATAAGACAAAGAAGCAAGTCTCTCCTTACATGATTTACCGGAAGACGGGTTCTCTGACATAATACCGCATCCTTTATCGGTAAATATCAACTTGCAATGATCGAACTCATTTACCTTAAGATTGTTTTGGAGGGCTTGGACGAGTAGATCCTTATCAAAGACATAGGTACTTGTTTTGACAAAATGCTCGTCCACGAACCTCCAATTTGGATAATTACCCTCAAAATGGGTCTCATACATATCCATATCAGGCGTAGAAAAATAAGTCTTAGTATCGTCCACTTTTATAGACAACATATCCGATGACTTATTGATATGCTTATCAAGCAATATCGCGGATTCGTTCGATACCGGTATAAACATCTTCTCTACCTTATCCTGATTAGGGACAAAATACCTGTAAATAGTATTTCTATCCGTACTTACTATATTAATATTAATATCATCAATATCAATAACCACATTCTCGATGCATGGATAAAAGTCATCTACCTCCGTATAATCGCTGGCTTTGTTAAGAACCGAAACATAATCGCTCATCTTAACCTTAATTCCTCCATCAAGTATCTTATGTACCTGTGGGAATGTATTGATATCAAAAGCCGGACAACTATACTCACCAGAAGCGTAGTGGATCGTGATCTGATCTTTTCTATCCGAAAGCAGTATCGTAATCTCACAATTCTTCTGTTTTTTCATGAACTTAATAAAAGAGCTTGCCTCTACCAAGAAAGAGAAGTTAGAGTCAGCCTCTACCTCCAATCGCTCTATAACACATACCTTTGCATTTACGGAAGTGATATAAGCCAGATTATTGACAACATCTATCTTAAGATCCTTATAAAGGGAGTTGGGACCGGCATTCTTAACAACCGTCTCCAATTTGCCCAACTTCTCATTTAATGACTTCGACAAGCATCTTATAAGCATAACGAACAACTTTTTATTACATCGCAAATATAATCATAATTATATTAATACAAATACAATAAATACTTAATAGTATTAAAATAGTTTAAACTTACGTCTAATATACTCGGCTATAAGCGTAGCGTCACACATTCCGTCTTGTATCTTAGTAGGTTGTACTCCTTTTCCTGACCATGGTTTCACGAAAGAGACCGAAGGGAAAAGGCGCATGGCGCATCGGATGGAGGTAGCCTTCGTGTCTAACTTCGCCGCCGTATACACCCGATCGGCTGTCGTATGAAGCTCCTTCTGCCAGGTCTTTGGTTGCACCTCCTCGAACATGAACCTAACATCCGGGTGAGATCCGTATCGCTCCATCATCTCCACCATCATAGCGAATAGGGCGTTCGGTTCCCGGCGTCTCCCGCCAAAGGTGAAGTTGCTGGCGGCCGAGCTGTTGTGGATGCTGTGGACGTCCTCGACGGCGATCGCCAGCGTCCCGCCTCCCTTTTCTTGGATATTGTCAGCGGCATCGAGGAAGAAGCTTGATATAGCCCTAAGATCTATATCCCCCTTAACCGATATCCTTGGAGTCATAATTACCTTAATATCCCCGTTCTCCGGGATCATGGACAATCCTCCGGTGTCTATACCCGGATCTATGCCTATTGATATATTCATAACTTCAACGTATATAATGAATGGAAATCCTCCGGTCTAAACACCTGTATTGAGTTATCCGGATACATACCTATATAATAACCGTAAAAAGCCCGTAGAATGCCATTTTCTAGGATTATATCCAAAGCCTTTACCTTGTGACCGTCAACCATCACATCAAGCTCCTTGGTTCTTTGGGATATCTTATCAAACCATTCAGGTATAGGATCAATCCCGTACCTGAATGCGTTTACTGTTGATTTTATCGATATATATGTTCCCATGATCAGATAAGATTACAATTGTCACGTTTAACAACCTTAAAATCACCATTGCGAAGGAATATCGCCACATCAGATCTCGTATACGTAAGAGGTGTATACGATACCAAATGATAAGATGCCTGCCCGACGGCGGGGCGAACCGGTCTCAATACGGCTATGGCTATATCTCCGCCAAGTTCCGTGCCACCGGTGACACCCTGTAGGCACATGTATATGAATCCCTCATACTCATATCTCTTTCCAATAAACTCACTCATGGGAATACCTACGAACAGATAGTTCTTCACATCCCCTTTCTTAACCTCGACAGCGTTCTCTACACTGGACGGTATTACGTCTACAAATTTTACTCCTATTGCCATGATTACAAATTCAATTTAGTTCTTAATTCTTGACACAATTCTTGATTATCCCTCATGATACTTAACGTATTATCGACTCCGTTCCCTACACGAACATCCCCGTACCAGTACCATGATCCTTTACGGATAAAGATACCGGTTTCCTCGCATAACTTCAAAAGTTCAAGTTCCTTATCAAACCCCACGCCATAATACAAGGCTGTCTCTGCTATTTGGAACGGAACGGCTGTCTTGTTCTTCAGCACCTTTATCCTAACCTCATGACCTACTGAAGATCCGTCCTCTCCTAATATAACCTTCTTTCTCGCCATCTCCATACGGATAGAAGCGTAGAACTTAAGAGCGTTACCACCAGTTGTTACCTTCGGATCGCCGTATATAACACCGATCTTCTCCCGATACTGATTGATGAATACCAGAACACAGTCGCTTTTGTTTACGATTCCTGTAAGAACCCTCATGGCTTTGGACATCAAACGAGCCTGCAATCCCATGTTGCTGTCTTCCATATCGCCCTCTATCTCCTTCTTCGGTACCAGATTGGCTACAGAATCTACGACAATAAATCCGACCTTCCCGGACTCGACTAACTTGGCTGTGATGTCAATAGCCAGCTCACCGTAGCTTGGCTGGGAGATCAAAAACCGGTTTATATCCAACCCCATTTTCCTAGCGTACTCAATATCGAAAGCGTTCTCCACGTCTATTATAGCTACCAGCTTATCTGGATGTTTTTTCTGGAACTCGATCATACTTAACGTACACATCATGGTCTTGCCACAAGATTCCATCCCGACCAGCTCATGAATCCGGCCTACCGCCCATCCGCCGCCGAGGGCCTTATCCACCACCAGCGATCCTGTGCTTTCCCTTGGTATGGATATTATAGGCTTATCGTCACCGAAGTTCATTATCGAGCCTTCTCCAAGCTCTTTATTTAAAGATGATACTAACTCATCTACGTCTGAAAAAAGTTCTTTCTTAGCCATTATAATCCGTATTGTTCGAAGTCAAATAAATCTTGTTGTTTCTTGATCATATCCTTCCCGATATCAGATATCTTTTCTGGGTTCAAAACACCCTCATTCTCATCTACCTTATCCATAAAGTCAGATATCTTATCGCTTAGCAGTACCATATCTTCCTTAGGAACTGATTTTAGATAAAGACCGTCTATAGACCTACATCTTGAAAGAGCGGTATATATCTGTCCTATCTCGAAGGCTCTGCTGATGTCTACAAATATATTATCTAAAGTCATTCCCTGGGATTTATGGACAGTTATGGCGTATCCTAACCTCAATGGATATTGTATTATATAGCCGCAAGAAATGCCTTCAAGGGAATCGTCTACCTGCTTGTACTTCATCTTCTCCCACTTCTCTTTGGTTATCTCCACCTCAGTATCGTTATCTAGATGAACATATATCGTATCATCAACAGTATCTATGCTGGTTATGATACCCATCGAGCCATTGACATATCCATTGCCGTTTCTGGTTATTATGACCTTAGCTCCTACCTTTACTATAAGCTCATCCTCACAGGGCGCTACAGGCTTCTCCCCGAATACAGTAGCATCGAACTTAAATACCTTATTATTGATCTTATCAAGATTAGTCTTATTTATCTCATACGCCTCTTTGTTAGTTGAGCATATAATTATAGTATTATCCATATTATCCGGATACTTGACCCTACTATCCAATATCTGTCTTGACTCATCGGTAATAACCCCACATCTTATATCCTCAAGTACGGAAAGAAGCTGAGGATCTTTTTGACGGAACACGTTCTCGAAGGTAATGACCGAGAATCCTGACGCTCTTAATGCCTTTGATGAGAAAAAGAACCGGCTCTCATAATATTTGTCGATAAAATCATCCGCCGTCACCACAGGCGGTAGTTGTGATAGATCTCCAAACATAATCAACCTAACTCCACCGAAAGGCTCCTTGCTACGCCTGCATTGTCTAAGTATGTCAGCCACCTCATCAAGCAAATCAGGTCTTACCATACTGATCTCGTCAATGACAATAGTATCAAGATTCTTGATCTTCTTCTTCATAAACGGACTTACATCCACCTTATTCGACAACATACCTCTCTCGATAGAAGGGATATAAGGATCGTTCTTTATAGAGAAGAACGAATGAATGGTCTGTCCACCGGCATTCAACGCCGCTACTCCAGTCGGTGCTACGATAACGCACTTACCCAAGAACTTTACGATACGTCTCATGAACGTACTTTTACCACTACCAGCTCTACCGGTAATGAACAGATTCTCCCTAGTGGTGAAAATCTTCTTCAAGGCACGACCTTGCTCCACGTTTTTATCCACCGTCATAATATGACGAAGGAGGTCGTTTTCATTTTTAAAATCTTCTTTTACCATATCTTTTTAAGTTTATGGTACAAAGATACGAATAGTTATAATTAACTAATTGAAATAAATGTAAATAATATATAAATATTAAATTTTGTATCTGATACTCAAATCATCCAGCCTTACTCATCTCAACCCCTTTTACCCCTAAGAAAACGTCTTTTATAAAATATTCGGCGATAATTATATGCATTATCGTTCCTCTGTATGATAGTCTTAGGTGTCCGATAGTTACGTTTTTCCTGTCTTTGGTATTGACTATTCCATTGTTTTTCTTTACCTCATCATATAAATCGGATATAGTCTTACAGCACATACTAAGAACTTCTTTTATCATCCGATATACCGTTCTTTGGGATATTAGCATCATACCTTCTTTTGATAACTTTATATTCAATCTATCCATAAGATATGACACATTGAATTTGATAGTTCTTTTTTTAGTTACCTTATATATCTTATTTATATTTCTGTTTCTAGCTGAGAATATTATTTTTGATAACATCTTGACTCTATTTAATTTACGACTTTTGTTAGCCATCCTTCTTCTGGTATTCGAATCAAGATTTTTATCAAGGCAGGTATATACAGATTCTCCTTTCTTTACAAACATATCCTTTATCCTTGGGATCTTACTAGCCTTATGCTTGTATTTTATGATATCCGATAAAGCTATCATAATCTCTCCTTCAGCCCAAGCCTTTAAGCTTATAAGCTGGTAGTTCATATCCTCATGAGAATCCCTTAATACATGTCGGTAGCAGAAATAAGCGCATCCATCCGATAGGATATCAATAAAATCATTGGTGTTAATCTCTATCTGATCTCTGTTTCCATCTTGCATCCTTTTTCTTAGAAACACATGTTTGGATACGTTTATGATAATAAGATATATCATTGCCATCTTACATTCATCGCTGATCTGGATTCCCGATCCATGATACTCCTCATGTTTCAATGAATATTTTATGGCTGTCACTTTCTTGCCTTCCTTATTGGTAACAGGCTTAAAATCAACTGGACATATAAGTGATCCGGCTGGAAGTTTTACACATCCTAGCTCATCTTTCTTGGTCTGAATATTACGTGGAATATATCTTTCGGTAAGAATCTTATCGAAATTTGATTTCATTATATGTAAAAATCTTATCTTTGTTCCCATAGGATATTTTATTTGCTGCGAATATACGAGTTCCGTAAATACGAAACAAGTTATTCGGATGGATGGGTAGCCTGTGAAGGTCGCCCATTTGTTGTTTATACGAAATTGTCGTAATAAAATGGGGGGGGTAAATATCTGTGTTTCTGTATGATCATTTTTGACATCATACTTGTTACGCGCGCATTAATAGGTATATTTATTAATTATAATTAACTATATTAATATATCCTACTTCCTAATCCTCCATGTTTTGTGTAGGGTATATCATGAAGTCAAATGTCTATATAGCTAATTAATATTTTTACTGCCAAGGTGTAGTGCCGTCAGGCAGGACACCGCAGGCTTATAATAACAATGCCATATGATGTTACCGGAGTCCGGGACCCGGAAGGGGATCGGGCGGAGCAGAAGCCAAAGGAGAAAAGGTGAGGTCTTGTGCGGTCGCTCACGCTCCGGCCGCCCGTATCCTCTACGGCAGGCTCCATCGCCCCAAGACTTCCCATTTCCCTTGGCTTTATATCCCATATCATGGCAGGAAGGCATCCAAAGGGAAAAGGTGTGGTCATGTCCCGTGAGGCAGGATAGAGCTGTCCACCGCCGCTCGGAGGCATGTATGGCCGGTGCTCAACTGGCCTCGTTGCCGTGGCTTACGGTGGACTCATTCGGCCTTCCTCCGCCATTTCCACCACCTTTTTCCTTTGGATGTTCGTAAATACATGCTAATCAGCATATATTATGTTGATTATGGCATAATTTCTTGACAACGATATTTTTTTTAAGTAGTTTTGTCGAAAACTAATTTTATATGCCGGAACAGAGGAAAGCTTTCGTATTCGCGTTGCCTTACGACACTAGGCTGGATATGATCCAGCAGTTCTTAAGGATATACAACGGCTATCTGGATTCCAAGGGTAGGAACTTGATTACTGAAAGGACGATAAACTTACTTTCTTTCTACATCAATTACGGATACTCGGATGATACCAGAGCCAAGTACATGGATTGTTATGGACAAAAGGAATCTTATATCGCTGTCCTTAACAATGAGCTAAAGCGTGGCGGTTTTTTAGTAGACAAGAAGAACGGAAATTTCCGTACCCGTGAGCTGTCTATTGAGATGAGAAGCCTACGTAATTATTTTGTTCTTGACGGAGAGGGTGATGACACCCGTGTAATGGGATTCGTATTCAAGAGAAACAAATTGAATATCGATGGATAGGAGTCTTATTTCGTTCGACAGGGATATTGTCGATGAGGTGGTGAGAAGATCTGGAGGGAAGTTTACCAAGCAACAGGTCGAGTGGTGCATGAAAGCATCCGTATCTTATATCCATCACCTCGCCAGATATACCGATAATATATCTATCAGGATACCGTTTATCGGATATGTTATATGCAACCTCCGTGAGATGCGTGTAAGACGTGATAAGATACGTCGTATATATGTCAAGGAGGGTAATCGTTATCCAGACGAAAGGATGCCTATTGAGCTTGATTGTCTGGATAAGAAGATAAAGGTGATAGAGGGTATGGAGGGATTGAAGAACGGAGATCCCCTTATACGTGACAACCATGAGGCTATGTATCAATGCCGGTATGGTATGACATGGGAACAGTTACAGGATTTTCAACAACAACAATTTAAAAAATAATTATCGTGCAAACAATTGGTAAAGCCCAAGTAATAGCCCAAGCTTGGGAAGACAGTTTATTGGGCAGGATTCCTAAGGATGAGAAGGATTATCCGGAGTGGTACAAGAATCGTCTTGATTTATGTAAGAAATGTCCTAAGAACTCTTCTAATATAGCTTTCTTTAAGTTACCAGCTAAGGTATTGCTGCAAAGATTGATGGGAAGACAGGCATGCTCGCTGTGTGGTTGCTTTATCAAGGAAAAGGCTTGGATGAAGACAGAGGTATGCCCGTTGAAGTTCGTGGAGGGTGAGAAAGCCAAATGGAATGCTATGGAGGTGATAACAGCCGATCATAACGATTTTAATATTGAGTGCCCTAACGATTCCTTTGATATAGGACTGACGGATGATGAGAGCGAGTTTTATCTAAATATTTTTGATCAGAAAATAGGTGATAAGATAGAAATCGTGTTATTTATCACCCATAATGATGGTTTCCATGTCAAGGAGCATCATCTCGGATGTGGATGTATGGGAGATGTATCATATAACAAACATCCTGACAATGAGAATAGAATTATATTTAGGATGACGTTAGATACCTCAAAATACTCGGAAGGTCATTTTGAGAAACATCTATCTCTTATGGGTTATACTAAGGACGATCCTGAACGTAATTTCAAACATTTCCCACTACGTATTATAGGGGAAGCTTATAAATAATGCCATGAGAAATCTCGTAAGAAGCAAGATAGATGATCGTATCCATGCCCTTATTGTCATGGAAGTCGGATGCCGTGAGTTACCTGAATATTCATTGGGTGATATACTTTACTCCGCTTTAAGGAGGATAGCTAGGGCTAATGGTGGTAATGTCCGCTTCTTGCGGGATGTTAGTACCAGGGATTTATTGAGGTCTATAGACCAAAGCATCAGTGATGAGATTGAGTTAAACAACAATGATTATAATGCGTAATATGGAAGATAAAGATATAAAAACAGAGATTAGAGATTATCTTAAAGAAGAGGCGGATACTCATATAAGGCATTGGATAGCCATAAAGCGTGAGAGCAAGCGTCTGTATAGCGATATTGAAGATAGGACTAAGAAGATAGCCCTTAAATCATCTTCGTTGATAAAAGAGGAGGATTTTGTCGTTCTTCATGAGATGACCCATAAGATACAGATGTTGAATATAGAGGCTGTAAAAGTCAATTCTAGGTTGATGTTCATAATCCAGTTGGCTACCAGCTTCGGTATGGATCTGGATTTAGATACGACATATGCGTCCACCGCCAAGAGTATTATAGAAGACAGAACGTCTGGATTCGTGTTTTATGATGACAAGGAACGTCTGAGATACGCTGACAAGGAGCTTGAGGATATGTTCCATGACATGAGCGTGACGGAAGTAAGTAAGATCGGGGTTGTTCAATCTTATGAGCTTCTTATGAAACAGTATAACGAGTTTAAGGACATGAAATCCAATGCCACAGGGAAGACGAAAGCCGACGAGTAAGGACGTCGATCGGGTAAACGATAATCTTGAGGTCATATCCAAGGCCGTGGATGACGCCAAGACGTATATCGCCAAGCATCCATGGGATAAGGAGAATCCTGAGGATATGGCTAGGGCGTTCGATTTCATATCCAAGCTGATCGATAAGATCAACGTATGGAATGACTCGTATATGGAGAAGAGTGGGATCATGGATGTATACAGGAGTGTCAGCAATGTCCAGAAGAAGGAACGTAAGGGACAGGTTTCCGGTGGTATAGAATCCGTATTAAAAAATATGCGATCATGAGTTTAAGCACGAGTCCAGAATTTTATGTAAACATGAAGAATCCCCCTATATGGAACGATCTGTTCGGATGGGAGGATCAGGATGATGATGTTAAGCAGTTCTTCACGGAGGAGGCTTATAAGGTTAAGAACGGGGTGACTATCAACGGTACGTTCATCCCGCCATGGCTTTATTGGCATGTTAATTTCTTTCCCGTATTTCAAGACCTTCCAAATGGGGAGCGTGTTCCTGCTATCAGCCGGTTACGTGATAATGAATGGTTTTTCGCTGAGATGTACCAACGTGCCCGTCAGGAGAAGAAAGGGCTGGGGATGTTCGGTACCCGTCGTTTTGGAAAGGCCCTTCTGGACTCGGAGCTGATATATACTCCTTATGGACCTAAGAAGATAGGGTTCGCTGATATCGGGGATATCATATATGGCGATGATGGTAAGCTTACGACTGTAGTAGGCGTATATCCTCAAGGGTTCGTTGATATGTATAAGGTTACGTTTGAGGACGGGCGCAGTATAGTATGTTGCGGTCAACATCAGTGGAAGGTTAAATATCATGGTGATTATAAAGTCATGAGCACCATGGGTATCATCCACTCTGACTTCCAGAAGATGACCATAGACATAGGGGAGGCCGTGGATTTCCCCGAGCGGCGGTGGCTGATGTCGCCCCAGCTCCTTGGGTCTCTGACCGCCTCTTTCCTTTGTGGATCTACCGACAGGATCTTCGAGTTAAGCAATAAGGAGATGGATGATATTATTTATTCATCCAAAAAACAGAAAGAGTTGTTTATAAGCTCATTCATGAAGATAGCTTGCGGCATAAGTACTGGTGACGATCGTTTTAAGGTCGTTTACAAAAGTGAGTATATTATATCCTTCGTAAGAAGAATATTCTGGTCTATGGGATATTATTGCGTCATGGATGGTGATGATATGTATATATCCAAGACCCATAACAGACTTAGGATATCCGATATAGATTATTACGGGAAGTATAAAGCTACTTGTATTGAGGTCGATAACAAGTCCCATCAGTTCCTTACCACTAATTTTGTCGTATCCCATAATACGACTATCATGTCATCCCTTCTTCAGATGAACGCTACCATGACGATCGGGCTTAGTCATTCCGTGGTAGGTTTCAGCGATAGCGATTTATCTAATATAGGTGAGTATTGTGAGTATGGGCTTGATCATGTGCATCCTTTTTTCAGAATTAACAGGACCAAGACCGATTGGAGTTCTGGTGTCACCTTAGGCAAGCGTATGTCCAACGGGGTTCGTGATGTTCATGCCATAATATCCATAGCCAATATCAACATGGGTAGGAAGACATCCACGCAGAAGACTGCCGGTCTGACCCCAGCCACGGCTATTTTCGACGAGGTAGGTAAGGGACCTATCAAGAAGCCGTACACTGCCGCCATGCCGTCCTACGACACTCCTTATGGCTGGCGTCTCAGTCCTATCTTGGCTGGTACCGGTGGTGAGGTGGAACTATCCAAGGACGCTCAGGAGATGTTCTCTGATCCTGATACATACAATCTCCTGGTCATGGACTGGGATATTTTAAATCGGAGAGCCATGAAAGGGAAAACATGGAAAGAAAGGAAATGGGCGATGTTTGTCCCCGGTCAGATGGCTAACTCCGGTGTTAAGAGAACTATAGGATTGGGCGATTATCTTGGTAAGCCTGATGACAAGAAGCTTAATAAGATCAAGATCGACGCTACTGATTTCGAGGCTAGTACCAATAAACTTAATGAGGAACGGAAGAAACTATCTACAAAAGATAGGGTTGCGTACACTTCTCATACCATGTTCTATCCATTTACGATTGACGACTGTTTTTTAAGCTCATCCCAGAACCTATTCCCGGTCGAGTACGCTATCAAGCATAAGAATGATCTTCTTGAGTCAGGGCAATATAGCGGCATGCTGTGTGATGTTTTCCTTGAATCGGGAAATAAGCTTGGTACTACGAAATCTAATAAACAGCTAGCTGGTTTCCCGTTTAGCGGCGGTGTTATTGACGCTCCTGTCCAGATATTCGAGATGCCTCAATCCAATAGGTTTGATGATTTTATTTATGTGGCGGGCCAAGATCCGTATAAGCAGGCCAAGTCTGATACTCCTTCATTGGGATCCTTTTATATATTCAAAAGGCGTGTTGGTATCCGAGATCCTTATGCCTATAGAATAGTTGCCTCTTACGTATCCCGCCCATCATCTATAGACCAATTCTGTCGTACATGCGAGGTACTTCAGAAAGGATATGGTGCTATATGTCTTATGGAGAACGCTGACCAGATGTATGAGCAATACCTTAACCGGAAGAGCGGCATGCCTGCGTCCTTCTTCTTGTTCGCTGGCGAGGCAATAGCCAATAAGTATGTGAAGGCAGGCTCCCGGCAGAACAGCAAGCTGGGGCTATACCCGACCCCCGGCAACCAGAACCTGCTATTCTCGTGCGTAGTGGATTATTGCTGGCAGGATTTCGTTGTCGGTTATGATGATCAGACTGGTCTTGATATAACTGTCAAGGGTATTGAGCTGATCGATGATATAGCCCTATTGGATGAGATAATACAGTATAAGCCCGGATTGAACGTCGATAGGATAATAGCGTTCGGGCATGCGTTGGTTCTCGCCAGATATTTTGACGATAACAATTACATGCCTAAATCGAAGATCGAGGAGATGAATAATGCCCGCAAGGAAGACGCTTATAAACACCATGAGGTATATGCATCTGCATTTGGATCGGTATCTATAGGAGCTTTTAGGTAAATGAATGTCAATTAAACGCCTATCTTTGTTGTAAATAAAATTGAATAATCATGGAAGTGTTTAATAGAGATCATTCGTTTCCAGCAAAAGGAGCGTTATTAGGATTACCTCCTCAGGCTATTTCCACGAAGAAAAAGAACAGGAAATGGAAGGAGGATTGTATGGATGCTCTTGAGACGATAGGGTTGAAACAGTATGATCGTAACCAGATGTACCGTGACTATTATCTGATGGCGGATGGTAAGTTATCTTTTATGGAGATGGCGGATGTTATCCCTCAGTTAAGGGACGTGCAGAAGTTAAGGAGCGATATAAGGATACCTTCTTTCTTGAAGCATTATGATATAATAGGTGGTATCGTAAATGCCTTTGAGGGATGGCTGACAAACCTACAGGATAAGTATACGGTTAACGAGGTAGGGGATATGGCTATAAGTGAGTATGAGGATACGATGTCAAACTTACTTCATCGTCATATACAAGAACAGTGGGATATTATCGTTAATCAGCGTCTTGTGGAGGCCGGTCTTGATCCTGCATACAATAAGTTTAATTCCGAGGAGGAACGTCAGGCTTATGTTCAGCAAATCCAACAGGCCAAGGCGTCTATGACCCCTGATGATATCCAGAGGTTCATGAGTACAAGATGGAAGACGCAGGCGGCGGTATGGGGGGATCATACGATCGAGGCTGACCGTAGCCGGTTTTATATGGATGAGCTTGACAGGGAGAATTTCCGGGATCGTCTTCTTAGCGGAAAGATGTTCCGGAATCATTTCGTTGGCTTCGACTACTATCGTCCGGAGGTATGGAGTCCGAGGGAGGTTTTCCATCCTGATGTGAAATACCCGCAATATGGGTCTTATGTGGGTCGTCTTCATTATTACGAGGGTGTTGAGTTGATATCAAAATACGGTCATAAGATGACGGCAAAGGACAAGCGTCGTATTATGGGCGGTGACGATGATTATGAGGGATGGGTATCTAATGACGGTACTAGGTATGACTGGAAGAAAAAGAAGCCGTCTATTACCGGTATGTATGAGAATGAGGTTATTCCATGGAAAGGATACCATGACTATGAGTCTATAGTTGCCGCTGAGGACTATTATGGTGTTCCGATGGGCGAGTACCACACCTTCGGGCCGGACGGGGAGGAACACACCCAGCCCCGCTTCTTGCCCCGCTTCCATCCATTTGGCTATTTTAACTCTGACATGTCCAATGGCAAGAGATATGAGATAGACTCTCGCCTTTTTAGGGTAATGGAAGGATATTGGGTATCCATGAAACCGGTATTCTTAATAACTTACATGACGGAGACTGGGATGGTGGATCAGGAGCTTGTGACAGATGAGCTTCTCCCGGAGTTCTTGGAGAAGAACGGGATAAAGAAGGTGAAGAGGGTGATGGCAGAAGCCGTTGGTGATCCTGAGGTGAACACCTACATCTTGGAGTATGTCCCTGAGGTTAGGTTTGGCGTTAAGATCACCGGAGGTAATTTAATGGATAAGCCTATATATATTGGTGGGGATCCAATACCTCATCAGATACATGGTGATAGCAGTCTGTATGATTATGTCATTCCGGTTTCTGGATTTATAGGGGCTAGTCTCGCTGATCGCATACAGCCGTTCCAGATGATGTATAACCTTGCTATGAACCAGCTATACAATAACGCCGAGAAGGAGATCGGTAAGTTCTTCTTAGGCGACTTAGGATTCCTGCCTACGGAATATAAGGATATGATGGACAAGAAGGGAGCTTTGGCTACTTTTATGCAGATCGTTAAGTCCGTCTCATTTATGGGTGTAGGTGGTAATGACACAAACAATCCTTACCAGAATCCGCAGATGAGCAGCATATATAATCAGTTCGGTGTATATGATCTTACTAATACGGATCAGATAAGATCCCGTATGGAAATGGCGTCTTACGCCTATATGATGGCTTATAGGATGATAGGTATATCCGAGCAAGCGATGGGTCAGTCAACTAGATACGAGAGTTCTACGGGCGTAAAACAGGGAGTTAACGCTACTATGCTACAGACCCAGACTTACTTTAATGATTTCGATGACTTCAAGAAACGGACATTGGATATTCATCTAGCCGTGGCTCAAGTATGCCAGAAGGAAGGATACGATTGGACCGTGATGTACAGGAACAGCGATCTGTCCTTGGCTTACGTCAGTCTTACGGATAATAGCTTGTCGTTACGTCATCTTAATGTTATGGCTGTCTCTAATTCCAAGAAACGTCTGGAATTGGAGAATTTGAAGCAATATATATTACAGACGAATACTTTGGGCAATGACTTGCTTGATATCACTAGAATGATGAATGCTAACTCGACGGCTGAGATGAATCAGATAGGAAGGGATGCCAGATCTTACGCAGATCGTGTAAGACAGGAGGAGTACCAGAATCAACAACGACTTGTACAGCAAAAAGCCGAGGCCGATCAACAGGCCCGTAATGACGAGCATGAGAAGGAGAAGGAGCTGGCTTATATCAAGGGTAACTTCGATTTACGGGGTAAGAGCATAATGGCCGCCGGTCAAGCGGCTAGGACACAAGATAACGAAGAGGGTATGGATTATGTGGAAGCTATAGCGGATCGAGCCTTGAAGGAAAGGGATCTGGATATCCGTGAGGAGGATATGAGAACCAGACAGGCTAATGCCGAGGCTGAGCGAAGATCTCGTGAGGAGATAGAGAAAAGGAAGTTGGAATTAAAGGAAAAGGAGATAGATGCTAGGAACAAACGTTCTGATACAGATAGGTTTACGTCAATAATAAACAAGAATTGATTACAAGTTTTGTAAATATTTTTACAAAATCTGTAATCATTTTGGCGTAAAATTCTGTCATATACTATAATGGGTTTGATTTAATTGGTAATTGGATTAATAATACTTTTGTAAAAAGCAAAAAAGGAAATTGTATGAATGACATGGGTGATTTCGCTAAGGGTTTTAAGACCATGAGTGTCGAGGAACTTTTTTACCGTGGTGACGGTGATGGCGATAAGAATAATATCGAGGGTAAATATGATAAGGATGGTAATCCTATAGGTGATTCCAAGGAAGAGCCTGCCGACGGCGGAGCGGCTGAAGGTGGCGGGGATAAGGGCGGCGACGCTACCAACCCAGACCCGGATTCCTTTGGCGAAGGCGGTACTGATAATAATAACGTGGTATCAGGTTTTAACGGGAAATCTTTCTTGGAGAAGATGGCCGCCAGAGGTATCATCGACAGTATCGATAACCTTGATATTATGGTAGATGATAAGCCAGTCGATCTTTCTACTATCACAAAAGAAGATGATCTACTTGATATAGTGGAGGGATTGATCAAGGATAAGGCCGATGAGTTGTTGAAGGATAAGGTTGATACCGGTTCTATGTCTGACTTTATGAAGAAGATGATAGAGGTGGATAAGGCTGGAGGTAACGTAGGTCAGCTTCTAAACCAATATCAGAACATTCAGGCGCCGTTGGACAACCTTGATATGAGCAACAAGAATGATCAGCTTGCGGTCATCCAGCATTATTATAAGATGTTGGGTATGCCGGAAGACGAGATAAAGGATAATATGGAGATGATGATTGGCAAGGGCGATGAGTTCATTGAGTCCAAGGCCAATAAATTCCATGATATCCTGAAAAAGGAGATGGATAACCTTATCGAGGAGGAGAAGAAAAAATCCGAGAAAAGGAAACAGGAGTTGATTGAGCAGATGAAGATCTATAAGAAAGGTCTTAAGACGTCTATAAGCTCAGGATTCCAGTTGACTGACACGATGATAGGTAAGGCTGTCGATTTCGTTACCAAGCCGATAGACAATCAAGGTCATACGGCTATAGATAAAGCTTATTCGGAGGCTATCAAGAATCCGGACATGGCCGCTGATCTGGCTTTGTTCTTGATGAATAAGGACGAGTTCCTTAAACAGAAGACTAACAAGGCTAAGATGGAGGTCAATAAGAAGACCATCACTCTTCTTTCTGGCAATAAGGGAGGAAAGCAAAATAAGAATAATATCGATAATGATACTATAGAGGCTAACTTCCTTGATCTGAGTGGATCAAAGAGTGTATAACATTAAAAGATAGATAATTATGAATCCTTTTTTGACAAAAAGTTTTCCGGCTACTGTGAATGGTGATAATGTAATCGCCTTCACCGATGCCAAGAACTATAAGACTTCGCTCGTAGAGCATAACTTAGGCTCATTGGCGAGCTGGTATTATGAGGATCCGGACAAGAATCATTTGGGTCTGTTGAATCTGTTCTCTAATATCGCTAATTACCCCGTTCCGATGTATATGGGTATGATTAATAACGGCGCTACGATCTCCGTTAACGGTATTGGAGCTTCTTTCCGTTATGATTTACCTGTTACAAAGACATTCGCTGTCGTTACGGCTGAGGATACTTCAGGTCATCATCTAAAACCGGGTATTGACGGTAGTTTGTTTGATATCGTTTTGAACACTTCTGAGTTTACGGCTTATGATGTCATCACCTATGACGCCGCTAACGGCTGTAATATCCTTATCTCAGGTGAGATCCCGTCTAAGACAGAAGGAGATTTGACACGTTATTGGGGTCGTGTTATTGGCGGTAAGGCTAAATACTTCCCTAAAGAGAAATTACGTCCGGGTATCCGTTATTGGAAGATCGGTCATGCCCTTGGTGAGTACAGTACCCAGTTCTCTAAGGTATCTGGAGCTGACAAGGCCGGTTCCATGACTTGTGAGTTCCGTTTAGGAAACCACCGTGGTGTTGAGGGTGAGACAACTATGTACGCTGGTATGAAGTCCATGCAGGCCGCCCAGAATAGCACTTCAGAGTTCGTGGAGACTGCCCTTCGTCGTATGAATGCCATGAGAAGCGAGTATGAGGGTAATATTCCTGATTTGGCTATTATCGGCAAGACTGTTAATGGTAGACTTGATTTACGTACGGCTAAGGTAGCGTCCACGCTGGAGGTATTCTGTATGGCTGAGTTGGTTAAGCTGGAAGCTAGACAGTTGATGTGGCAAGAAGGTGGTATTATTATGGATCAAAATGGTCCTATCCATTTGAATGAGGGTATCTACCGTCAGCTTCGCCGTGGTTATACTATCTACTATAGTCGCCCGATGGGCATTACTAAGGATACTCTTATGGCTGCTGCCGCTTATATTTTCCGTGGTCGTCAAGATCTTCCTATTACGGAGCGTAAGATTAAGTTCAAGGTAGGAGCTATGGCTATGGTCAACTTAGAGAAGTTGATTAGAGAGGCTTTCTTTACTACGTTGAGTAATTTGAGCTGGGGTATGGGTAGTGACCGTATGTTGCCTTCTAATCCTATCTCTGGTACTAATGATGCTATGATTTTAGGTCCGGTACAGGTTAAGGGTGCTTTTCTCCCTGGTATCGGAAATGTAGAGTTCGAGCATGATCCTTCTTTGGATTACGCTGACATGACAGATCGTAGCGAGTTAGTGAATGGCATGTATCCTAGATCCTCCTATTCTTGTATTATTGAGAATATCACTGACGCTGGATCGACTAACGCATATTCCGCTATTCCTAATACGGCTAACGCTAAGTTAGGTAATATGAATAACAACGTATTTTATATCAAGCCAGAAGGCGTAAGCATGTGGTGGGGTTATGAGTACGGTCGTTGGGCGCACAAAGCCAACGGAAATGAGATCGTATCATCCTTGCCGGGCATGAAAGAGCAATTCTGGTGTCACTCAGCTTCCGCGGCTTGGGTTATGGATAACAGCAAGTTCTTGATCATCGAGCTTCAACCGAACTACTTCGGCTAAGTTTTTTTTCATATGTAATTTGGTTTTTAGAGGGGAGGATATTCCTCTCCTCTTTTTTTAGGAAAGTAACGCAAAAATAAGGAAATGAAAGAGATTTTAAAATCAAAGAAGGTATTGGTCGAGGTAAACGGCTTCAATATCATGTCAGATACCTTGTATGAGGTAGTAGGTAAACACGACGGAAGCGCTCCGCAGGCCTTCCAAGACGCCAATATAGCCAAGGCTCCGTTCCCGGAGAACGCTACTCACGTATGTTGCCCGTGGGATGATTTCTCAGAGGTTTACAATACCGGTTTTTATCCAAGATCAAGATGTTATAATGGCATGGATAAGGATGAGGTTGATAAGTTGGTTGATCAACGTGTCAATAATATAATGAAGCCTTTTGAGAATATCTCCCAGAAGGATCTTTCCCAGAACAATTTCGAGTTTTGGGATGACGCTAAAGACAAGATCTATATGGGTAAGGTTTATAACACGGCTAATACCGTTGAGTTATTTTATTTATATCTGGCTGTATTTTCTGGCATGTTGACCCCTCAGGAAATGGATGGTGATCCTATTTTCATGAACTCCATGTTCTGTTTCATCGAGAAAGACAACGCCAAGGATTTCGTTCAGCAGCGTGAGATCAATAAGATGAATATCAGCTATAAGTTCATCAACGCCCTTAAGAAAGGTGATAAGGAACGCCAGGCTGTCATTGACCTTCTTCTGTACATCGGCATCGTGACCCGTCCTGATTTCACGGAGGATGATTATTACACCGGATCACTATCAAACTGGATGAACGAGAAGAAGACCAACATCGATTATCTGCTTGATATCTGGGATCGGTCATTGGAGGGTGATTTCAAGGAAGTTCTTGAGTTCTATCGTATCATAAACGTCCTTCAACGTAACGGTCGTATTAACATGACTCCATCCGGCTTGCAATATAATGGTCAGATCATAGGCCCTGACACCCGTACGTCCGCCGAGTTCTTGGCTACCAAGAAAGATCTTATCAGTGTAAAGGCTAATGTCTTGGATGAGTACGAGGAACTTATGTCTATTTCTAATATAGACGATAAGACCAGGACCAAGAAGGTTAAGGATGTCAAGAAGAAGGAAGAAGTAGAGGAAGGTGATAAGGTTGATAAGGAGGAATAACGATGACGATCCAAGAAGCGTATCTAAGGTCTTTGCAGAAGAACGAGCAGAATCTCGCCAATGGTGGGATTAAGCTTGATCCGGGAAGGTTTGTGCTGCTGTTCAATGAGGCTCAGGACAGGTTGATAAGATACTATCTTAATAGGAAGGATGATGAGACCATCCGATCTATACAAACTCTTCTGGTATACTGGAAATCGCTTAATAAGATCAATCATATTGATGACCCCGAATCGACATCATTCGGTCTTCCTGATGATTATTTATGGTTCTCAAATATAAAAGGATCGTTTTCTTATAACGGATGTGAGGTTGGAGATTTTGTCATGTGGGAGGCTAAGAACGAGAATGTTCATGAGCTTCTTGGGGATGATAACAATAGGCCTTCTTTTGACTATCGGGAAACGTTCTACACCATAGGTGACGGGAAGGTCGTGGTGTATGAGGACGGCTTTCGTACAGACGAGGTCAGGATGACCTACTACCGGAATCCGGTACGGGTGGATCTGGCCGGGTATATCAACGCCGCCGGTGAGCGGTCCACGGACATCGACCCTGAGCTGCCCGATCCTTTGGTGGAGGAGATTTTGGATATGGTCGCCAAGCAATTCAACCTTAACGAGAATGAGTTGCAGAGGTATCGGTTTGATAAGGATAATGTGGCTTCCTTTAAATAAACACCATTAGTTTGATCATTAAGCCTACTCGGGAACGGGTAGGCTTTTTGTTTTACATAAAATGTAAACATCATATTATGTCGTATACTCACGACCTCATTTTATTGCGGTGATGTTGTTTATGATTATGTTTGCGTTAGGTAAATGATTTTTGAACTAAAAAGTTGATAATATGTTGCACAGACCGCAAGACCGGGTACTTTTCGTACCCCCGCACGCTAAGATGGTGGATGTTGATTCCATCTTCTTGAAGGAAGGTCAGCTTGGTATTTATGATACTAAGGAGACTTCCGAGAACGGTTGTAAGGCCGTGATTGATTTTACCGGTAAGCCTCGTAATGATAAGCGTTATGAGATCCGTATCGGTCGTAATGAACAAGCGGCTTCCCGCTCTATATATGACAAGGATTTTTCCACGCCTCTGTTCTCGTTGAATGAGATCACCGAGATTTACGCTTCTTGGCCGAAGAAGGATCACGCTTATGTCGATGACGTTATCTTAGGATACAATGGTGTCTCTGACGACACGGCTTTCTCCGTTTCCAAGGGCGACCGTATCGTTATCCGCTTGATTCTCGCCGGCAGGGCTTTCGAGCTTCTTGGCTACGAGGAAGGTCGTGTTGAGATCAATGACGCTATCCTTTTGGATGATTGCGACAATACCCCTAATCAATGTGAGGAATGCGATCCTTGCGAGGAGGTTGATTTGTTACCCGCCGTATTGAAGTGTATCGAGCGGATGAAGAACCAACCTATTGCCGGTGGTGGTAAATTATCCGATTATATTGATATCATTCCGGTTACAAGATGTACTAATGAGGCTACTGAGCCTGAGACGGAGGATGTCAATTTCTATTGCATGGAGGTATGCGATACTGGTGATGATCTGGCATTAGCTGAGGTTCGTGCCCAATATCCAGGATTGAAGATCGTACGTGAGACTATCGAGGGTAGCATGTCACGTTATAAGGTGATGAAGAAAGGCGCTAAACCGGCTGATTATACTCAACGTCTTATCTCTATCATGAAAGGATGTACGGATTGTCCTCCTAACTATACCGAGGTTAAGGGTGGTTATCTGTATTCTATCTCCTTGGAGGATGACGGTGTCGATATGTCTACTACGGTGGAGTCATTGCCTAACGTTGTAGCCGATACGGTTAATAAGATGAGTCAGATCAAGGGATCAGGTTTGTATATTGCCGCTACTTCCAAGAAATTGACGGATGAGGAGATCTCTACTTTCGTGGAGGCCAATCCTACGGCTATTATCTACTATGTGGCTAAGACATCCGATATGTGTGAGAATCCTACGGTTCGTACCGCTTCTTGGTCAGCTTGTGGTTCTTGTAAGGTATCCACCGAGAAGTATTATATCACGATCCCGGATGATGAGTGCGGAAACAGTGCGTTGGAGGAAATCAAACAGGCTTTCCCGGAACTGGAGATCACTGACTACGGTACTCCTGCGGCTTGCCAGCATAGCTTCCAGACAACGGTATATACTAACATGTTGTGTGATGAGTGCGACAAGGTGTTCGAGGGATTCTTCACCAGCGAGGCTCCGGCGTCCTACCGCAACCGTATGTGGAAGAAATTGGAGTCGGCTCAGGAACTTGGTACTAACTGCAAGTGCGGTATCCGTTTCCGTGGTAAGGAAATGTTATTATCTCCGTCAGAGTGCTTGATGGATAAAATGACTTATGTAGAGGATAGCGTTGAGATCGTTGGCGCTAGCGGCGGTTATCCTGATTCTCTTGACGAGGGGTCTCCTATCTGGTGGGATCAACTTCACTTCGAGAGACTGTCTAGCAAAGCACCACGTACTCATGTCGGCGGTAATATGATGGATGACGAGTTGAAGGGTTACGCTCATTTCAACGGTTTCCCGAAACATCAGGATTTCATGGGACGGACATTCATGAACGAATACAGCCGTGTTGAACAAACAGCCCAATACGTGGACTTCCAGATCACGATTAATCCTCATAGATACGCTCAGGGATTCGGAAAAGTTATCGCCGATGATCCGGTTAATCTGATCTTACGTGTACGCTATGGCGCTCATGAGGGTGTTCAGGAGATGATTAACATGATCGGTGCTGCCGCTGGTCTTGGTCCGGCCATCGTAACTGAGCCGAAATAAAGAACCTTTTTTGCGTTCATATATTTCCTAAAGGGGAGAGATTCAATTCTCTTCCCTTTTTTGTTATCTTTGAGGCAGTAGAATTAAAATATGATATTATGTCTGCGATAAATGAGTATTTAAAGAGACTGGCTTCCATATTTGGTAGCATGGGTTTCTCTGTTCCGCCAGATGACTTCTCCGGTGTTGTTATAGACGGAAAGACGTATCCGGTCATGATGAGGAATGACGGGTGTTACGTATACTTCGATGATAAAGGAGTAAAGAGACTTGTAAGCGAGGTTCCTAAAAAGGACTATCAGTTCATTAACATCAAGGACGCCCGTGTGTCGATCGTCAACCAATGTTATCGTACTCCGGGAGGTCAGGTAGAGGCTCGTATCCATACCTATATGAATAATAAGGGTGAGATATTGGCCGAGAAGATATTTATCATCAACTCTTCAGATGTTGATACGCCTATTGGTACGGAATTGGATAAGATTCCTGCCGAGTGGGTGGCTATAGATTGTGGTATAGCGGAGATGACCGATCGGGAGTTGATATTCGTAAGTAAATGTTACGCCACGGAAGGGGGCAAGGTCCAGATCGAGGGCGTTGAGTCAGTAGACCCCCGCCTGAACCCGGAGGTATCCCATTATGAGGTGGTGAATACGACTGACGATAGCAATCCTATCGGTACGGAGTATGATAAGATACCCGATACATGGAGTCGTATAGTATGTGATTTCCCGGACATGACCCAAAGGGAGATAATACCGGTGCTTAAATGCTTTGATACCGGGACCGGAAGGGTGCAGATAGAGGGATATAAGATATTTGATTACGAGATGGGTACCAGAAAGGAATGGTATCGCATCAAGCAAAGTACCGATCCTGATAATCCGGTAGGTAAGTTTATCACCAGCATAAGCGATGACTGGGTTGAGGTCGTTTGCGACTTCACGGATATGGAGGACCGGGATATTGAGGTAACTGTAGAATGTTATAAGACACCGGCCGGTAAGGTGAAGCTGGAGGTTCTCACGTCATGGGATGGCAATATAGGAGTTAGGGATAAGAGTTATAAAGTCCTGGAGACTACCGATCCGTCACAACCTGAGGGCGCCAGCTTCAGTTCCTTGCCAGATACGTGGGTAAGGACTGTCTGTGATTTCGACGATATGGAGGAGCGTGACATCAGGTCTTATGTCGAGTGTTATGACGGAGGCAATGGCAATGTCAAGCTTCGTAGGCTGGTTTCTTATGACTCCAAGATAAAGGCAAGATACGTCCGCTTCGAGGTGCTTGAATCGGATGACGCCGGCTTCGTTCCGGGGGCCGAACTGGCTGCCCTCCCGGACGGATTCTCTTTGGTGTCTTGTGATTTTACGGATATGGAAGATAGGATGCCTATTGATATCGAGGAGTGTTACAAGACATCAGCCGGAAGCGTGCGTATGAGACATGTGGTGTCTTATGACGGTGATCTTGGGAAAAGAAACCAGTTCTGGGAGATTGTGGACTCGTCTGATAATAGGTATGGGCTAGGAAATAGGATAAATAATATCCCTGCGGATTTTATCCGTGAAAGGTGTGCTCTAGAAAGGTTGGATGATCGTATTACCAGAAATGCGGTAGAATGTTATTCGACACCGGGAGGATCGGTAAGGATTAAATCCACTTACGTTATCAACCCTTTAAATCATGTTAGGTCGTATAATCATCATGTATTGAGTTCTACAGACAATGATATCCATGTTGGTACTCAATATACCTCTTTGCCATCTAATTTCACTCGTATCGAATGCGAGGAGCCGGATTATATGGATCGACTTATAGATACCACTGAGACTTGTTATGATACCGGAAAGGGTACGGTGAAGATCAGGAGACAGGAGTCGTTGAACGGAAATCTGGATGTAAAGACTTTCGACTATAAGATCGTTGAGTCTACCGACCCCGATCATCCTATCAATACTACCCCTACGCAGACGGTTATTAACGGCTGGACGGTTATCAGTTGTGATCTTAATATCATGGACGTGGATGATTGTTATGAGATCGGTGGTCATAAGATACATTTGAAGGGATTCAGGACAGTCAATCCGGCATTGCAGGATATTAAGTCTATATTGTATGTCGTGTACTCTGATCATCCTGATTATAATGTAGGTGATGAGCTTACGTCTATACCGGATGGGGCTAAGGTGACGATCTGCGATTACGCGGATAAGAGCCAAAGACATATGGTTCCGGTGCGAGAGTGCTATGAGGTGGCCGATGGCCGGTTCTATGTGGAGGGGAGCCGGTTGATTGATAACAATATGGTCGTAGAGCGGACGTCGTTGATGGTGATGGAGTCATCCTCTCCTACCTACCCGGTGGGGACTACGCTGACCGCCATTCCTGTTGGCGCTACTATCGTGGCTTGTTTATGTCAAACCTGTTAATATCAAGGCTATGGTTAAGGTATGTAATGATTATTATATGATTGACGCCCTAGCCGGCGGTGAGGTCATAAGGAAAAGGAAATATCGTCGTGAGAATACGATGATCGGATATAAGTGGTATGATTATAATGGGGTCGAGGTTACTGACCCCATTGAGATATCACGTCTTGACGGATTGGCTACTAAGCATCAACGTGTTGATGAGGCTTATGATGATCATGCCATTTTCATGTCGTCAACCAATTACGTTAACAGCGTTTCCGGTATACCTATGGATAAGCATATGGTTGTCGTTGAATGGAGGCCGGATAGCGAGCAGGGCTTTGTAACCATGGCTCATAATGAGGGTCTTGACGGGGACAGCTATTATATAGTTGTTTTTTTTAATGATACGGCGACCACCGAGATCTACACCCCCGTGGACCCTGAGGATCCAAAGGATGGGACTTCCCGTGCGGTTGATGGCGATAACGTCTCTGTTGGTGGATCATATGTCTCTATATCTCCCAAGCAAGTAGAGAGGATAAGGGCTACTTTCCGTGATGGTAAATGGTATTATGAGTTAGTCACAAAAACATATCCTAGTAATACTGGAGGCATTAAGATCGGGGATGTTGATTTTGTGACGTTCAGATATTTATGGGAATCAAGTTCCGGAAGGGACTTGGACACGATGACGGAAGCCCTTAATTCTAATGTTCCCACCATAGATAATCTTGCTGTAGGTTGGTCTGGCCCCGGAAATGGAGATAGCTCTGTTAGAGAAGTTCTTAAATGGGGTGGTGATAATACCGGTTCTGGTAAGGAATGTGTTTGGATGTCGGTGAAGGATTTAAGGGCTAAATATTATGATATCCTACCTGAAGAGACGTATTTCATGGCCTACGCTACATGGTTTGGATCTAAAGGTACGGGTAAATGTTCTTTTGAACTTGTTGGATACAAGGGAGGTACGATGAGCCAAGATGGATATAATTTCATCAATACCGGTGGATCTGTGGTGTATCAAAATACGTATGATTTTGTTTGTCATACTAGTAAGGGTTCATCTACGTATAAGACATCCTACGAGAAGGTGGCTCGTGTTACCTACAATAAGCTCACTAACGAGGTTTATATGTCCATCGGTGACGCTATAGATCAGGAGGATAATTATGATAAGTTAGAGCGAGAAATCAATAATATAAAGGAAAGACTTAGCGATGTCGAGAGCGAGTTGGCTGTCGTAAGACGTATAGCTGAGGGCAAGAACACGGCGTATATCTTTGATACGGTCGATGCCATGAATGAGTGGCTGGCGGTTCCGGAGAACACGGCTAAGCTCCGTGTGGGGGACAGCTTCTGGATCAGGGAGCAGGAGGTACCTGATTATTGGTGGGATGGAACTCAGGCTTTAGAGCAGGAAGGCCCGAAGGTTGATTTATCTCCTTATTATACGAAAGACGAGATTAATAATATTGTCAATGATATCAATCAGAAGATAGAGGATAAGAGTACGTCTATTATCTTCGATACTTATATCCAGATGAAGTCTTTCGTGGATGATCCAACTAACGCCGATAAGCTTAAGGAAGGTACTATCTTGTTGATACGAGAAAAAAATGTACCTGATTATTATTACGATGGAGCTGGGATAGTTAAGATGGAAGCCGACGTAGAGCAATGCCTTTATGTTACTTTGACTAATAAGCCTACGGAAAGCACTATAAGTTATACCCAAGATCGGGAGGTGACTAATTTCGCTCCTGGAGCTATAGCTAGATGGGTTGACGCTGACGGCAATGACGTGTTTTATAAGCTTGTTGAGATAGTAGGTGGTAAGGCTAAGTGGATTACCCTTATCGATACTAAATACGGTAATGTGACGCTACAGAGTACTTACGACAAGAATTATGAGATTGTAAATATCGTATCTGGGTCTAGGTTACAGGCTATAAATAGCGAGAAGAATGATATCAAGTTTGTTAATAGCGCTACGGGTAACGTGACTGTCGTGTTGAATGGTACCGTGTCAGGGAGAGCCAAGAAGCTGGTGAGTATGCTGGCGGTGAACGAGGTAGTCTTGACCCCCGGAGCGGCGGTGTCGTTTACCCGGAACGGCGATGAGTTCGTGCTCACCGAGTTGTTTGGCGTTACTATCTTCCCCGATCTGGCGGATGCCAATCGTGAGGGTGAGTGGGTCATGAGTGTAGGCATAACCGGTAAACCGATCCTTATGGAGGTAAAGGAGATGCGTAAATGGGACGAGAGCATAACCAAGGAGCTTACGATAGATGAGCTTAACGAGAAGTTTCCTAACGTGGATATCGGATTCGCCGTCGTATGCAAGACCATCAACAAAGTATATGAGATGGTTAATGGATATAAGGAATGGGTGTCTTATGATATAACCTCAATAAATTAATAGTATGGCTTTTTTAGTAGGATACGACACGGTAGCGTCCTATGTCACGTTTATAGTGAATGAGGATAGATTCCCTTGTTTTGATGGTAAGGGTGCTGATTATATACCCGATCCGATAATATCAGCGAATGCTTTTAATCGCAATCTTAGGTTCTCGACATCTAAACCGGGATTCGTGGATGTTGATTGGGGGGACGGGACAAAGGATCAATACCCTTTGGTCAAGATATCTGACGGTAGTTATAGGATAGTATTCAGGTCTTTAGATATTGAGTACAAAAAGAATCCTGACGATACTACATGGTGGCATAGGAAGGAGGATGGATCTCAGTATATACCGGTTCCTCCACATAAGTATAGCGATATCAGGCGTAGGGAGGTTACGATGAGGTTCTCTAACGTAATTGATGGGGAATTTAATATGGATGGTATTGTCCTTCATGAGTTCCCTATAGCTAATCTTCCTGATATAACTTATTTTGCTGTGGTTAGATCCGTTTTAAAAAATGGTGATATCCCATATGACAGGATAAGCAAGAGCGTTAATCTTCGTAATATACAGATGGGATCTTTTATTCATCCTGGTGTATGGAGTAATTGGCCAGAAGGTTTTTTAAATATGAAAGATCTGATGTATTTCGGATGCAATAACGTTTTTAACTTTGGGGATGATCCTGATTCTAATTGGAGAAGATTCTCTGAATGGAAGAATCTTACAAAGTTTAACTTCAACTGGTGTAATATTCCTTCTTATGATCCGGCTTTTAATTCTATTCCAGCAAAAGGTATAAGCATTATAAGCAATCGGAATAATATACCTGTATTTGATGAGGTGGATAAGGTTGGAGATGATAAGACAGACGTTACCTTTATGGGTGGTGGTAGCTCATGGAAACAAGATCTGGTAGGAGGTAAGTTGAATAAGATTCAGGACACGTATTGTAATTCAGGCACGGTACCGGTAGACGATCTCCCAGATTGGTTGTATGAGGTAAGGGAATTTAGGATATGGACTTTGCGTGATGGTGGTAGATTTATAAATACGCAGGAGAGGGCTGATACGTTCGTTAACACGTTTTATGATAAGATGATGTCCTGGGATTATATAACGATGTCACAGATGGCTTCTGACGGTAACAGGAATCAGTTTTATAAACTTACCTTAGATTTATATGCTGCCGTAGCTCCTACTAATAAGAGACCGTCTGGCGTTTATCAGGCTCCTGATGGGTTTGTCAAGGGGGTTAGTAATGGTAATCCTACGACGCCTATGGAGAAGGTGTATGTACTTACCAACAACTACGGGCAGACGTGGATCTTGGCACCTGCCCCGGCTTCTAAGGCTGCCCTTACGAGGGCACGGCGGGCGGGGAAGACCAGGATCACCCCGTTCGTTCTTGGCGTAAAGGACGGCCATGTATCCGTGTTCAGCGGAGATGTATTGGATGATAATATGAGTAAGTATAATTTCGCCGACAAATACGAGGCCATAGATATCTGTAACGATCTAGGATTGGACAGCTCACCGGTTGTCGAGTATTTCAGGAGAATAGAGGAGGGAGAGGTATGAAGTTGATATGTAAGGATACGAATAAAGGGTCTATAACCTTTTTTACTAAAGGCAAATACGCTTTTAGGGGAGTTGGCAGGAATGATATTACTGATGATGTGCCTGATCCTATATTGGATGGTAATAATTACAATGAGAGTATACAGTTTTATTCCAAGACCCCCGGCATGTGCGAGGTCGATTGGGGTGACGGGAATAAAGAGCAATTTCCTTTCGTGAAGGACAGGAGCGAATCCATATACGGGCGATATAGGTTGATGTTCAGGAGAAGGGATATAAGTTATCGTAAGAATCCGGATAGCCATCCATGGTGGTTTTATAAGGAAGATGGGAGTGAGTATATTCCCGCCCCCAATCATGCTTACGCTGATGGGCTAGATAAAGATCGGGTCATTACCATGACTTTTACGAATGATATTACATTTGTACAAACAGCAAGGATAATGATGGTAGGATTCCCGATATTAGACGCCCCAAGTATTATCAACTTAACCTTATCCATTACCGGAGATGGGAATATAACCGATATCCCTAAAGACAGGATACGTAGATCGGTAAATATAGAGTATATAACACTTAGCGAATTAGGTGTAGGGACATTGACATCCATACCGGACGATTGGGATAGGTTGACTAAGTTGAAAGGCATTAATTTAAGTCGAACGGCTGATTTTAATGATACGGAGTCTTCTAATATAAGGAAATTCCCTTCTATGTGGCCTAATCTTGTAACATTATCTTTGGCAGGTTGCAGGGTTAGGGTATATCCAAGGGAATGGCTGTCTTTTAGCAAGCTAAGAGAATTATATATATCCCCGGGAGTGGCTATGCCATCGTTTGACCCTAATACATGCCCGGCTATGGATGAGGTGGATAGGATAAATTCTAGTTTAAAAATTTTCAGTCATATAAACAGATGGTATGGATCCGTTGTAAGTTGGCATCCGTATATGAGCGGTAAGGGATTGGGAAACATTGAGCGTATCGACGCTTCATACGGTTATAGTAATATAGATGTAAGTAATCTCCCGGATTATATATATGAGATGAGGTCTATGAATAGCTTTTATATGTATCGCAGCTTGTCAACCCAAGGTCGATGTGATACGTTTATATCGACATTATATGATAAGGTGATGGGATTTGATTATCTCACTATGTCTTCCTCTGCTTCCGATGGCAAAAGAAATCAGTTTTATGGATTGTATCTAAGTATGTATTTAGCTTCCAATCCTGATGATAAAAGACCTAGTGGCGTATTACAGGCTCCCTCTGGTTTTATAAAGGGTCAGTCTAATGGCTCTCCGTCGACTCCTATGGAGATGGTTTATGTGCTTATGAATAATTATGGATGGAGGTTTAGTATGGCACCAGAGGCTTCGGTGTTAAGGTCAATACGATCTTCTGATATTGACACGAGGTTGTATAAGCCATATAAGCTTATCGTATTTGACGATGGGCGTACCTTTGTAGGCAATGGAGATGTTTTAGCTCATGATACGGATAAGGTATTATCGTTTGGGGGTCAACCAGAAGGAGAGTATTTATGTGATTCTATGGGATTGGACAGGAATGTTATTGTAGAATATTTTAACAAGATAGGTAATGGCTAAGACATTATATAAATATGAGGCTTCATCAAATAAGTTCGTGTGGTTCACTACATGGGATAGGGCACTTAGAAATTATTATACCGATGATTATAATTATGTACCTGATCCTGTCGTTGATAATCCTTATAATACGTTTGTCGAGTTTAGATCCAGAAAGCCCGGTATGGCTAATGTGGATTGGGGGGATGGAATAAAGGAGCAGTTTCCTATGACCAAGGTTCAAGGGCAGGATAATTATCGTATTATATTCCGTTCTTTGGCAATACAACACAGGAAAAATCCCAATACTACGTGGTGGTTCAGGAAGGAGGATGGATCGCAATACGTACCTGTGGATAATCATGCTTACGCTGATGGGAGGAGGGACGTACAACGGGCTGTGTCGATAGATTTTACTTGTGATATTTATTATGCCAATATCCAAGTTTGCAAGATGACATCTTTCCCGATTGTGGATATACCAGGACTTGAGTTTTTGGTCGTATCCCATACGCTGTATGTTAATGACGGTATACCTGTAGACAAGTTGTCAAGATCCAAAAAGTTAATTTATATCGATCTTCAAAATATAGGGCAAAGAATGACCGTAATTCCTGAGGCTATAACCAGTAAGACAGAGGTATATTATTTAAATATGTTTAATATGCTTGATCTTAGGGATATAGAATCTAGCGGGATAAGGAATATAAAGAATATGAAAAATCTTCAAACCCTTGAATTGTCTTCATGTTATTTGGATAGGTATATAAAGGAGTTTAATGATCTTCCTAAATTAACTTCGTTGAAAATATATCCTGGCCCTTCTGATATGTGGAATTATTTTGATATAAATACCCTTCCTTTTTTCGAGGTAGATAAGATAAATCCTAACATTACTGATTTTTGTTTTTTAGATGACTGGGCAAGTGGAGAAAGGAGGACGGGTTGGAATGATGATAATATGTCTGGAAGGGGATTGGAACATCTTACTGGTTTCATTGCAGCTAATAGCAATAGTCTTAGAATGGATAAGCTTCCGGATTATATTTATGAGATGAGGGCTATTACATGGTTTAACGTGAATGCATCCACTCATAGCCAAAAAAGATCAGATGATTTCGTGAACTCTTTCTACGACCTTGTTGTAGGATGGGATCAGATTACTATGACATCCGTGGCTAAGGATGGGAAGAGGAACCAGTTCTATAGTCTTTCGGTAAGCATGTATAATGCTATTTATCCAACCGAAAACCAGCGTCCTTCCGGAACGGAGCAGGCCCCAGAGGGATTCGTGAAAGGCTCGTCCAACGGGTCTCCCGCTACACCTATGGAGAAGATATATGTGTTAAAAAATAACTACGCCCAGAGATGGACGATTAAACCAGAATAATATTATGAATATCAATATTTTAAAATTAAATTGGGGGGGGGTAAAATCCTATTTGCCTTATGATGAGAAGAAGAATGTTACCCAAAAGGAAGATAATAGAGGTATTCGAGGAACTATCTCCTCAGGATAATGGATATTGGGCGGTTCCTGATGGGGTCTATGAGGTTGAGTTCGCGTTGGTCGCCGGAGGTCTTAATGGAGAATCTTCCGATATATATAATGCCGGGAGTGGCGGTAACGGAGGTGGTGTACTGACTGAGACTATATCCGTAAATCCAGGTGTTACATATAGGGTGGTTGTTGGAGATATAGGTGGTGATAGTATATTCGGTATATATCAGGCTATTGCCGGTAAAGGTGGAAGAGGCGGATATGGAGTTGAAGGGGATGGTCATGATCCTTCCCCGGGAAATCCAGGCAAGATGGATCATATGTTTTTAACAACAAATATCCTGACCGATATCCTTATCCTATGGGCGCTGGTGGTGGATCGGGAGCTTATACAAGAGGATGGGATATGGGCTTTTTATCCGGAGGGAAAGGCGGAAATCACGGGGGAGGTGATGGAGCTGGAGTCGAGGATATTGAGGGTGTTACTATTAATGGCAAAAATGGAGGTAATGCCACCTATTATGGAGGTGGTGGAGGAGGAGCCTCTAAAGCTTCTAATAGTGGGGCTACGAGCGGTCGAGGAGGATCGGGTTATCGCGGTATTGTTATTTTACATTATTTAAAAAATGGATGATATGAATAGATATGATATTATAAGAGAACTAGGTTCGTATTTTGATATAGTGGAATTGGTGTGTCCTCATACATACAATAAGTGGAAGGACAGATCGTGGCAGTTTCTTGATACAGCGTTTCTCCATAATCTTCTTATATTACGGAGGGATATAATTAAACAGCCTATGTATTGTAATAATTGGGACAAGCAGGGGCAGTTTTCCCAACGTGGTCTTAGATGCAACATCTGCCAGATAGTTAAGGATAAGAAAGATGTTTATCTATCCGCTCATGTGTTGGGTAAGGCTGGGGATTTCGATGTCAAGTCAATGACGGCGGAACAGGCTAGAGGCTTGATCTTGGATCATCAAGATATGTTACCATATCCTTTCCGGCTTGAAGGGAAGGTGGGTTGGTTACATTTTGACAGCCTTGATACGAGGAACGGTATACACGCCGTGGTGTTTTAGGTACTTAACGGTATAGTGGTTAACTTTGCGTATAGGGTATAAAATGAAAGACAAAGACATGATAGAGCGAGTGGGGGCTTTATGGAATATAGCGCTTGCGTATGGTGCCTCTTGCTGGGCTTACTTCCAGCCAGTGCATCATTTATTGACCGTATTACTTATAGTATTAATAGCGAATTTTTTGGCTAGGTTAGCGCAAAGCGTAAGGGGCTGGAAGCTCCGTAGAAGCCGTAGGAGGAGGTTTAGTTTCAAGAGATGGCTTAGGGAGGTCAGGTTCACTGATATTCTTAAGGAGTTCGCTTTGTCTTGTTTTATAGTAATGACATTATGTGTTATATATAAGACGTTATACCCGATCGAGGAGGAGGCTAGCATGATACTTACCGTTACCAAATATGGGGTGTATATAGCCCTTGTTGGATATGTGATGCTTTTCCTGAATACGATAGGGGATGCTTTCGCTGACGCTTATCTGGTTAAGGTGTTCAAGGCTGTATTCAAGAGGATAAACGTATTCAAGATGTTTGGCTTCTCTAAAAACATACCTGACGAGATGTTTGACGATATAAAGAAGATTGCTGATGATAAGGTTAAGGATAAGTCTTAAGGCTGTTTTTTGTTTAGGTCTGTCGCTATTCCTGTCCTCTTGTGGAAGCAGGAGGCAGGTTAGCGACACGTCTATAGATAATCGTTTGATAAGCAGGATAGAGACGATGATAGATGAGGTCATGGACCGGAAGATCGTAGAGATCAGGACATCTGATCTTAATGCTGATATTGTCATAACTGAGAGGAAATTCGATACTACGAAGGAGGTGGATCCATCCACTGGGGAGCGACCCGTGTCCTCCCAGACGGACGCTCATATCGTCATCGGCCGGCGGGATAGCACGGTGACGACCGATTCCCTTGGCGTTGATAAGACGATCGCCGGTATTGAGGATATTGATAAGAAGACAGACATCGAACATAAGGATGTAGATGACAAGAAAGAATCAAGATGGCCAATAGCTGTCACATCAATTAGTGTGTTGTTGATATTATTGGTTTTAATATATTTGCTAAAGAAGATGAAGGTTTTATGAGACGAAGAATGATTGAATATACTAGGGGGGGGTAATTGATGATCATACTAGGTTTTTGATGAGATTCAATGGTAATTTTAAGGTAGAGGGAAATCCTACTCCCACTGGCAATCTCTTTATAGCCAATAACGCCAATCTTATCACCGATGGCTCAATACAATGTGCCCAATATAACAAAACGGATCCTTTTCTTTATACTATCATAAACACCAAAGAATCGTTATTGCCTGAGCTGTTTTATGACGGTCATCCATTTACTATAGACTTTTGGTATAAGTCAACCAATCTTGTTACAAGTTGTTTGGTTGAGCATGAATATCCTAATGGTATTTTTTATTTTGGTGTAGTTTTAACAGGTACTGGTTTTTATTTTTTATTTCAAGCTCAACAAGCTGGTTGGCATGTTGATAGAGTTGAGGCAAACAAATGGTATCATATAGCTATAGTCAGAAGCAGTAATGAATATGACATATTAAGATGTTTTGTTAATGGTATACTTATTATTAACACGAAAATCAATAATACGCTTTCCCTTAGGTCTTATAACCTAGGTATTAATACACGAGGTGATGGTATGGATAACGGAAATTTTATGATGGACGATTTCAGGATAAGTGATATAGCTAGATGGGAGTCAGATTTTGAACCTCCAAAAAGAAAGGGATTATGATCTACCATAATCCCTTGCCATTCATCCTTACCCACGTATCAACCAAAACCAAAATGAGGTCAGTCCCGGATTCGAACCGGGGTATATGGTTTTGCAGACCACCGACTAAACCGCTCATCCAACCGACCGCATCGCGAATATAAAATTTTGTCTTTGACCAGACAACTTCTTTGACCAGATTTTTACTCAACTAGAAACTGCCTTGAAGAAAATCCCTTATCTAGTAAATACCAGGTGAGGCAATATCTCTTTGAGGTCTATCTCTGTTGACACCAAAGGGAATGTGGCGGCCCCGTGAGGCAGGGCAGGAGGTATCCTCACACGGCAGGCCAGGAGCGGAGCGACTCGTAGCCCACCTCCTTTTTCTCCTTGGCGTATTACGCTTTAGCGCAGAAAAGAAGTAAGCATATCAATGTATTAACGTCTGATGTAGGTAGTAGCTTGTCGATCAAAGATCCGTCGATAACATAACTAGATGTCAAAAATTCACTAAACTAAATCATTGATATACATTATTATTAAGATCTTAGATTTTTAATTTACTACAGATTATTGAGTTAATATAATTAAATTATATACTTTAGATAATAACAAAGCGTTAGCTAACTCTTTTTAATTAACCAAATTATGATATAAATAAAGAAAATCTTTATAATGATATTCCTTTCTTGGAGGGGCAAAAGTTCCTTATATCACATGTCACAAAATAGACAACTGTGTTTATAAAAGAAGGTGGATAAATAAATACATCTCTTTTCTTAACTATCCATACGATAGTCTCCCTACGCAATGTCTAAGTTGGATTTCGACCATAGCGATCGCCGTAAAAAGCCGTGATCATAAACAAAAAAATGAGTACTTTCACAAGCACTCATTTTGAAATGACAAAAAATATAGTACCTTTGTACTATAAACAAAGTTAACATATGGCAAAGTTAACATTATTATTTGACCAATTCGTCTCTTCTTCCGAAAAAAAGAGGATGTCAGATGAAAATAGGGCCTTGAGGAGGGATTCCGGCAAGGTCATCCTGCCTTATTTGTTTAATGACAACGCTAATCCTTGTTGCGATAACCCTAGGATAAAGCGTCAATCATCATCCAGATCAGAGATATTAGAGAAGCCGATATCGGAGACACTGATAGGTCTTCTTATTATATGCCTTGACCCTATAAGGTTCAGGGTGTTAGGAGTACAGTACAATATCAAATGGTTTTACTATTTTGTTGATGAGATAGTGCGCTATTATATCAAGCATCAACGTCTTGGTGGCGATAATATCGCCTATCAGGTAAGGCTTGTCAGGTGGCTTCTGCTTAGTTACGTGAACGTGGCTATCGTCCATGGCTATTATGCTATGGTGAGAAAGGCGAAGAAAGAGCATCCTGATCTCTTCGTGCATAGCAATAAGGCTAGGTATTATTATTGGGATAGGTGTCCTTTAGACTACCACAAGCTAGAGGACGAGCAAAATATAAACAACCCGACCTATAAGGCTCATGAGTGTAACAGGAAGCGCTCGGAGGACATCAAGCGTGTTATTTATGATTCGATGGATTCGATCAGGAAACGCGACCTTAAGGATTTCGTGTCCTCCAAGAATAACGGAGTTAGTATTTCTTTTAAGGAAAAGGTTCAGAACAAGGTCAGGAAGAAGGGCTTTGGTAATGTCAGCATCAAGACCATAGAGAGGGCTATAAAGAGCTATTTAGATGAACGTGGTGTCACTTTCTCTGAGTTCGTCGATGGGGTGAAGGAGTTGGATAGGAAGATAAAGGAAGTCAAGTCCGCTTTTGGCAAGGTTAAAAGGATTAAGATCTTTGGCGTCAAGGCTTATGATTATGTGTCTGGAGATGAGATAGTTGATGAGTTTGGTATGGCTGCGTTGTCTGATGAGGTGTGGATTCCTGATAATAGCACACCGTTCCTTGACGATTATATTGAATTGCAGTATTTGTCTAACAATTTTAATTTCTAATATTATGGTTAATATAAAATCACATGACTTTTATACGGTGTTTGATGATAAGAAGCAACTTTTTAAAGTATCATCATTATTTGATTCTTTAGATGAATCTGAAGATATAGTCAAAGATTTGATGGATTCTGGCACATTCATGTATGTTGTTGACGAACGACTGTCTATGATATGGGTGGATATATTTATGATGATAGAGCTTCTTGGGGAATATGATGGTGGGGATGTTAAGGATTTGGCTATTAAATGCTCTTCTCTCTATTTGAGAGATAAGGTGATGCGTTTAATTGTCGATTATGTCAATTGCGATTCTGATGATTATGATGATAGCGTTGATCCTATATTGAGTTATTGTAGCAATCTTATTCATAGTGGTGATGGGAATATTGATTATCTGCCATTGTCCGACATGGTAAGTTTGAATGTAGGGAATTATATGTCAGATGACATGCTGAAGCTATTTGATATTGCCAAGGAAGACACTCGCATAATATCTATATTGTTTGTTTTGTTAAGTAGACCGTATGTTGACGATTATGGTTTTTTTACTCTTACTGATTTGCTTTCTATGATGATTGACAAAGGTTTTATTGGTGATCGTGATGATATAGTGAATGCCTTAGGGTTTATCTTAAAGTAGATTTATTGTATTGGTATGACCCTATTTTGTATCTTTGCTTAAAAGTAGTAAAGATGAATCAGATAAATATCATACCGAAGATAATTCATGATAAGTTTGCCGCAAGGATTATCATGGATGATTATGATATAGAGAAACCTATCGTTATTACTGTCGTGGCCAGACGTAACGATGGTGAGTATAACACCCAGATATTGACATACCCGACATCTGGCGTTGATTATGAGGGTAATGTAAGGATGGTGTTTTTCGATGTCGCTAGGTCTCATGTTTGCCAGATAACATCGGTGTTTATCAACGGTCATGAGGTCAAGACATATTATACCGATATCCCGGATCTTGATATGCAAGCCCGTTATGACGATAGCTTGTGCCGGTACGACAAGAAGGTTAATATGAATGATATTAGGCTGTCGTTTCAGGTGCTAGAGACACGTGATCCAAAGGTGTTGCAGGTTCTGGATGAGTCGGAGTGGGGGCTGCTGGAGGATAGGAAGGCGATCATCGAGATCACTACGCCGGGTATGTCCGACCCCGTTACGTTGTTTCTTGGCAAGAATCAGGTCAATACCTTTACCAGCCTAACGCTAGGTCTCAATTGTTTTAATTATGATGATTGCAATGTTAAGTATCTTGATCTTCCAGACGGTATATATGATATTAAGATCATAGGTAGCCCTTCCACTTACAATTTCAGTCGCAAGTATCTTAAGACGGATCTTATACGCAGACGTCTCGACCGGCTATGGATCAAGACTGATGTCTTATGCGAGGACAAGGATAAGGGTCTTATAGACAAGATACAGGAGATGGAGACACTTATGGCCGTAGCCGAGGCGAATGTCAGGTTGGATAACATAAGGGCCGCCCATGAGGTTATCGATCGTGTCGGAGAGCTTTTTGAGATGGCTACCAATTGCGTGGATTGTTAAACATAAAAATATTTAGTCGTGGGTTGTAATACTTGTAAGGAAAAGGCGTTAAAGGCCGAGAGAGAAAGGATTGAGAGAAGTATGATGAATCATTCTTCTTCTACCGCTGTTAGCGATATGGAGTACGCTTCTAGAAGCACCGCTGGTTGTATGGTTATGCAAGATCCGTTGCAGACCATGGAGCGTGACGTGGTTAGTATATATAAGCAAGTTCGTACCAAGGGTGATGGCGTGGGTGTATCTTATCTTAATATGCAGAAAAAGATCCGTGAATGGATCAAGAACCTGCCGTATGGATGCCCGCCTGACGAGGAGGTACAGGAAATGAGAAAGGAGATACTCGATGGGCGCGCAATCTATATCAAACCTTGATAGAATAGATCTATGTAAGGTCGTAGACGAATGGCTGTCTTGTCAGTGGGGTAGATACATGAGATATCATAGGTACAGGATCGGTGACAAGCCCGATATATCCTATTGGGGTAAGATAATTCGTCTGCAAAGGTCATTATGTGATAATGATTGCGGGTTATGCCCGGATGAGGTAAGATCGTTAAAGGAACGTGTTAATAAGTTGCTGGCATGAGAAAGTATAATTGTTCACATATAACCCCGTCCACTTGCGTACCTTATGAGGGTGATCTACCAGAGTGGTCAAAGCATAAGGACTCTGATGAGTGTGTTATGATCTCCGATGTGATAGAGGAGATATATGAAGAGCTTACCCGTATTAGGGAGGCTATAGACGTCAGGGATCTTGGCGAGTCTTGCGTGAAGATAAATGGCGATAAGACCGTAGCGAAAATCCTTTACGCTATTGAGAATAAGATCTGCAATGGGTAATTAATGTCCTGATTTTAGGATATTAAAAATAGCCAATCGGTTTGTGTTTATCATCCCGATTGGCTATTTTTGTATGTCCGCCGACTCTCACGAGGGAGCGGACATAAAGTAATTAATTATTAATCTCAAAATTAGACTAAAAAATGAAGACAGTAAATGTTTTAACAAGAAAGATGGGCGATTTTAACGTTTTTCAAAGAACTAGTGATGGTTATTTTGATGCCAATAGTTTACTTAAGCAATGGAATGATAATCCCGATAATATAAGAAGAAAGTTTTCTGTGTTTATAGATAGTCCTAAAACCATAGAATTTTTAGAAGCTCTAAAGGATGATGAAAGCCATAGTCCAAAAATGGACAATGGTGATAATCAGTTATTTGTAAAAGTAAAAGGTAGAGTTACAAAACATGGCAAGACACCTGATAAGATATGGATGCATCCTTTGCTATTTATAAAATTCGCCATGTGGATAAATCCTAGATTTGAGGTTCAGGTTTTGAAGTTTGTACATGATCAACTTATAGATTACAGAGATAAGGCTGGTGATGCTTATAGGAGAATGTCTTCCGCTTTATCTAAAATCGTGGACTCGTCAAGGTTTAAAGATAAAATACAGGATTTAGCTAGATCTCTGAATATAATAGTTTACGGTCTTCATGAGACTATGATAAGAAACTCTGTTGGCGAGGAGGTCAAGGCTAAAGAGTTGATGGGGCTAGAGATTGATATAGCTAAGATGATTGAATTTGGGTATATAACTACCGAGGAGCAGTTAAGGGATTATCTGTATAAGGTTTTGAGAAGCAAAAAGGCTCTTCCTTTGTAATTTGATTTTAAATTGTATCTTTGTGACAAAGTGAATCACAATGGTATACGGTAATAAAGAAATAGTTCGGACGTTCACCAGAAATAACCCGCCTGCCGGGTATGTGGGCGGTTCTGTTGACTACCGGGTCCCTCCCAACGTCTATTTTGGCGATACGCAGGAGGAGGCTGACAACAAGGCTGAGGATGATATCAAAGCCAACGGTCAGGACTACGCCAATACATATGCCGACATAATACCGGCTGTATGGTATAATGATCAGGTATGCGATGAGTTTATCAAGAACAATTGCGTAAGCGGTAGGGGGTCCAAGGAGCAGGTATGCATAGAGGAAGGCAGGTTTGTCTCTTACGTATCTAAGAAAGATGCCAATGATAAGGCCAGGGTGGAGCTTGGACGGATCGGGCAGGGAGAGGCCAACTCCGTCGGGGCTTGCTGCGAGGACTGGGCCTCACAACCTCTTCGTGGCTTGTTTTACAAGAACGATTGCGAGGCTGGCACATCAGGCAAGGAAGGTATTGTATATGAATTACCAGCCGGAGCCGTCATATCCGATATATCCCAGATAGACGCCGATACGTTAGCCTATAGGAAGTTCATGAAAGAAGGTCAGGAGAAGGCTAACGCCGAGGGTAGTTGTTCACCTGTATTCTATAATACGAAGATCGGTGATTGGTTTGAAAAGGTATGTCCGTTCGGATATAAGTCCGGTAAAGTATATTACTCTATCAAAGCCAACAGGTTTAGGTCATGGATATCGGTTGAGGATGCCAACGCCAAGGCTCGTGAGGTCTTGATGGTAGAGGGACAGGAATACGCTGATCTTAATCTTGAGTGTGAGAAATGGATTGAGAATATCGATCAAGAAGATCAGTGTTATTGGTGATAATACCTTTTTTTGTTTTTCCATAATTTATAGATTAGTGCTTGGAGGGGATCGTGTATCTCCTCCATTTTTTTTGTATATATATCAATGGTATTAAGTTTATATACTGTGATTCACTTGTTTGTATGTTGAATATATTTTATATTTGCATACCTATCTATTCATCTCGAACCGATAGGTATTATGTTTAATTTAAAATATTGTTCAAAGTTATGAAAAGTAGGGTTGAAATCAAGTCTTCCGACAGGAAATTGATGGGCGTTGTCATACCGGCGCTTAGTGATAATGGTTTTGTTAATATCACTTTAGCCATGAAGGTTTTGTCTGATGATAGGCTTAAAAAGGGGCTGTCTCCCAAGAAGCTTAATGATATCATTAAGTATGATGGGTTTCAGGAAAAATGCAGGGAGATAATTAGTAGGCTGGAAAACAGGGATTTATGTAAGCGGATAAATATCAGCCTACAAAATAAGGCTCTAAATCTTAGCGATTTAAATAAAATGGGATTAGCATGTCGAAAAGGTAAGGGGGATGGTCAAATGTGGTATATGAATCCATATCTTTTTCTCGTGGTAGCCATGGAGATGAGTCCTGAGGTTTGCGCTGATGTTGTAATGTGGTTTGTTGATAATGTTGTAGGGACAAGAAATGCCGCTGGTGATGCTTATATAGAGATGTGCAGTAGTGTATCTTCACTTATAAGTGATAAAAGTAATTTAAAGGAGTTGTTATCAAGGATAGCCAAGGGTATAAATTTCGTCGTGTTTGGCGTGCATGAGGAAGGGATAAGGAATAGAGCTTCTTTTGAAGAATTGGATATGATAGTATCAATAGAAAGGAATATATCTTATGCTATTAAGGCTGGATATATAAAAGATTACAATGGTGTTATAAATGATTTGGGAAGGCAATGGAAAGAAAGATGGGGTAATCCTGTTCTTAAATTGAAGTCTTGATTTTATTTCGTTGTTATAATTCGCAGATATAGGGGATACGAATGTCGTATTCCCTATATTGTTTAATGGAGTGTGTTATCTTGTTATTAAATCAAATCTGTATCTTTGTTGAAAACAATAACATTATTAATATGTGTAGTACAAATGGTTGTTGCCATGATCATTCAAGGGAACGTCCCGAAGAGTGTTGTCATGGCGTTAAGATAGACAGGTTTCTTAACAAATGCCCTAACGATCCTTGTGATCCTTGCGATCGGGATTGTCAGGACGAACCTTGTGTTGGTTATGGATGTCCTATAACCTTGTATGATAAATGTGTCTTATACTCAGGCGATGAGTTGGTGGCGGATGGTATAGAGAAAGGTAATGACATTTCTGTCGTTATAGACTCATTGAGGCGTATTATAGCGTCTAGGGATAAGCAGATAGATTTATACCATCGTGAGGTTCTGGATTTGAAGAGGATTATAAACGAGCTTGTCAACGCCGGTGGTAGCGGCGGGGATAGCGGAACTGAAGAGGAGGTTTGGTGATGAACGGTTGCAACAAAAAACAATATAGGCCTACTGTAGACGACACGAAAGTACCGTGCTCTACGTACATGAGTACCGATTGTATTTACCCCGGTGATAAGGTACGTGTGGAATCATTGGGATTGTCCCCTAATTGTGATATGTCCGATACCCTTAACGCTATGATAAAGGCTATACGGGATAGGGATGCCGAGATACTTGAATTAAGAAGAATGATCAATAAATTGATTTGATATGAGAAATAATTGTAATCCATGTAAGCCGGAATACAGACCGGGGGACGAGTGCAGTATCTATAGTTCCCAGATCATATATGACGGTCAGTCGTTCCCTGAGGCGGATATCAGGAACGGTGATAGCATGAATAGCGTAATCGAGTCTCTGGTAAGGAAGCTGGTTGCCGTATCTGGCGCCACGGCGTCCATCCAGCGTGACTCGTTCAAGGGCGTTCAAGCTGTCAGATTAAGATACGAGCCGTTGAACGTGCTCAGCGTTACCTATTGTGGTACTATCGTCCCTAATGACGGATATGTCGTTTCTGGCAGGTCCGTTAAGTTTAAGAAGAAATATTGCATGGGTGATGAGTTCACTGATGTTAATATCGTATATACTACATTGAATAGTAATATTTTAAATACCTCATGTTATGGCTAAAAGAGTGTACGATACGGTCTTGGCTTCCGAGTGTGACGGCTGGGTATGTGGTGAGACCCTCAAGAAGGGATCTCTTCCCGTAGACAGGTTAGAGCTTGACTCTTTTTCAGAGGCTGTCAGGGAGCTTATAGAACGGTTTTTCGAGGAGGGATGGTTGCCGGACATGATCTGCGATCTTGGTTGTGGTGGCGCCAGCGTGTTTGAGATTAAGCCTACTAACTTCGAGTATCCTCCTGAGGGTGGCGAGCAGATTCTGGAGATTATCGTAGGTAAGAGTGATAAATGGACTATAACTCAAGCGGAATGATATGAATAATTTAAAAGATATTCTTGCTAAGATCGAGCAAGGTTCCTCATGGGTGTCCTACGACAAGATTTCCGGTACCGGGCCAGACAAGGTCGCTATTAAGGTAGAGCCGGGATGGATGGGTAGGTTGCCTAGGGAGACTTACGTGGCGGTCGAGAAAGGCAAGGTTACGAAGCTCGCTACTATAACCCAGAAGGGTATAGAGCGGGTAAGCGTGGATCCTACCAGTGTCATGTTCGACATGGAGGGCGGGACGGCGACCATCAACGCCAAGCTCAACTCCGCCTCGGTCAAGGCTTCCTGCCTTACCCTTGGTGGCTCGGTGAGCAAGTCCTATATAGTATCCATGAACGTGAACGGCTTATCCATGAAAGTCCCGGAAGAGGATAGCAGATATATAGTGTATGCCGATCCTGAGGATCCCGGAGCCACTGATTTGTATGAGGCTAGCTTTGTCATAGCTATGCCTAAGAATATGGATAACGAACAGCATCATGAGATGTTTGTCTTGAACGGTAAGGTTGTTAATATCAATCAACAGCCTAATGATATACCTTATATCATACTTGATCATGACTTCGATAACGTGACTAGCGAGAACGGTCAGGTTGTCATCGATATCAAGTCCAATACCGAGTATGATATCGAGCTGGTATGTTGCACTTGCGGTGATGGTAGTGAGCCGGAACCGGAACCACCATTCAACGTGGATCCGCAAAGGTTGACGCTTAATAAGGATGGTGATACCCAAATCGTGAGGGTAGAGGCCGGAGATGATGTTTCATGGAGAATAACTGAAGGATAATATGGCAAGGGAAATAGATAAGAATTGTGTCGAGGGTAATTGCTTTGCCATTAACGACAAGAGCCATGGGGTAGGCGATAATAAGCTTAATATCGTATACAAGGCTAATTATACCGGTCAGATCTGTACGGCTAAGTTCCGTATAACGTCAAAGGACGGTAATATTGTCAAGGAGTATATGATAGCTCAGGACGCCAAGCCCGTTTATTATAATATCAAGATGGTTCAGCCGTTCACCAAGGACGACTGTCTGGCCAACCAGCATGGATCGGTGGTGTTGTATACGGTCGAGGAAAGGACTTACAAGTCGTTTATCTCGCAGGAGGACGCAGACGCCAAGGCTATGGAGGATATAGCCCTGAACGGTCAGAAATACGCCAACGAGCATGGTGAGTGTATAACCGATATCTGGTATAACGAGGAGCAGAGAAAGACGTTTATACGTAATAATTGCGATAAGTTCAGTGACGGTCAGGAATATGTTTATATCATTCCTGAGGGCAAGTACGTATCTTCCATCTCTCAGGAGGACGCCGATAGGAAGGCTCTTGAGGATATTGAGAAGAACGGTCAACAACAAGCCAATTTGGAGGGTGAGTGTAAGCCTAAGGAGAATATCTATTATGGTAAGTTTAGTAAGACCTTTACCCGTAACAACTGCGACTCCACGCAATATGGTACTGATGTGGTTGTCGATGAGACGATGGTTACAGGGGACTTCAGATCCATCGTGTCTCAGGAAGACGCTAATAGCCTAGCAAGGGCTGCTGTCGAGGCTCAAGGTCAGGATATAGCGAATATCAAGGGTAACTGTGAGAAGATACCGGTATTTACCGGATCGTACTCCAAGGTATTCCAGAGAACCAACTGCCCTGAGGGTTCTACTCCTGTTGACTTCACTGTGGACGAGAAGATGTGTTCTGGATATCCGTTCACTTCTACGGTATCGCAGGATGCCGCCAACAAGCTGGCGCAGGACGCTGTCGAGGCGCAAGGTCAGGCTATCACCAACGAGCGTGGCGACTGTCAGACTAACGTCTACTATAACGTAAGGATGGAGAAGACAGTCACTAGAAACAATTGCGATGAGTTCCATATCGGTCAACCTTATACTTATGTTGTAGCCGCTGGTAAGTACTTCTCTATTATCTCTCAGGAGGATGCTGACAATAAGGCTAAGGCCGATCTTGAGGCTAACGCCCAGCAACAAGCCAACCTAGAAGGTGAGTGTAAGGAGAAGACGATCTACTACGGTAGGTATAATAAGGAGTTCACTCGTAATAACTGTGATGAGACCCAATACGGCACCAAGGTTGTCGTGGATGAGACTATGGTGACAGGAGATTTCAGGTCTACCGTATCTCAGGAAGACGCCAACAATAAGGCTAAGGCCGCCGTCGAGGCTCAAGGTCAGGATGTGGCTAACGTGAAAGGTAAGTGCGAGAAGGTGCCTGTATATACCGGTACTTATACACGTACGTTTACCCGTAACAATTGTGGTGCTGGCACTGGTGGTACTTATACGGTAAATGATAGGATGGTTGACGGTTATCCGTTCACGTCTACCGTATCACAGGAGGATGCCAACAACAAGGCCAAGGCCGCCGTTGACGCCCAAGGACAGGCTCTTGCCAATATCCACGCCCTTTGTACGTACACTGGCCGTGCTTCCTTGGAATTCACGAGAAACAACTGTGGTGAGTGTAAGATCGGATCTAAGGTGACGATCACCCAAGATATGGTAGAAGGGCACCCATTCCAGTCTAACGACTCCCAGACCGCCGCTGACGCTATGGCCATGACCGCCGTACAGGCTCAAGGACAGGCTTTGGCTAACACCAAGGGTACTTGCTCTAACGCCACTATGTATACCGGCAAGGCTAGCTTCGAGTTCACGAAGAGCAATTGTGGCGCTAATCAGGTAGGAAATCCGTTCACCGTGACACAAGATATGGTGGAAGGTCATCCGTTCCAGTCTTGTGTATCACAGGATGAGGCTAACTTAGTCGCTATGGCCGCTGTCATGAATCAAGGTCAGAAGATCGCCGATGAGCGTGGTACTTGCCATGAGGCTCCTAAGTACACCGGTCATTATAGCGAGGCGTTTGAGAAGAATAATTGTCCGTCTGGTCTTATCCCGTCTTCAGTTACCGTTACTGAGGCTGACGTGACCGGAGGTCCGTTCTACTCATACGAGAGCCAGTTCGCCGCCGATGAGCTTGCCAAGGCCGCTGTCAAGGCGCAAGGTCAGGCTATAGCCAACGATCGTGGTACTTGCGACGAACTGAAGATATATGTAGGTAATTATAGCAAGGAGTTCACTCCTAAGTGTCCTACTTGTCAGTATGCAGATCCTATCACCGTAACCCCGGATCTTATGGGTCAGTTCTTTACCTCAACCCGTTCTCAGGAAGAGGCAGACGCTTTGGCTAAGGCCTATATCGACAGAATGGGTCAGGCGTTCGTCAACAAGAACTATGATGATACGTGCCATACGAAGACCGAGCAACCGGTATGGGAGACTATAGAGACCGTATGTAAGGACTGTATCTCTCAATTACATCAACGTAATACCAATACCTGTTATACTGATCCTGATAATCAAGAGCGGTATATAGCTGGTGGTAATAATACATGTTTCTGGTTTGGTACGGCATCCAAGGCCTTTACCCGTCAATGTGCGGATGGTGGAGTTGGAAGCTCTGTTACCGTAACTCAGAATGATGTTACGGATCCAAGTCCTAGCTCTGATGGTAAGTTTAAGTCATGTATATCCCAAGCTGACGCTAACGCCAAGGCATTGGCCGCCGTGAACTCTCAGGGTCAGGCCGTGGCTAACTCGAAGGGTACTTGTACGTGGACAGGAAGCTATACCGGACAGGTTAGGAAGAACAATTGCGCTGACGGCGGCGTAGGAGACATGGTATCCGTAAGCAGCAGCAAGCTTCCGGGACACCCGTACACCTCCACCGTTTCCTTGGCTGACGCCAACAAGAAGGCTGAGAACGCGGTTCGTGGATCTGATGGTCAGGCTTACGCCAATAAGAATGGAGGATGTACATGGACTTACGTGGCAAGCCGTGACTTCTATAAGAACAACTGCGCCGAAGGCGGGGTAGGCCAGAGGATTACCGTGACCTCCACGCAGGTTAACAACGGTAAGGCCATCACCAGCAAGGTTTCTTTGGCGGATGCCAGAAGCAAGGCCGAGCAGATCTTAGACCAGAAGGGACAGGATTACGCTAACCAACATGGAACTTGTGTATGGACCGGTACCGGAAGTTATACTTTCTACAAGGATAATTGCGGTTCTTGTAGACAAGGTGTGGCTATATCAGTTCCTTATAGCTCATTAGGATTAGACCCTATAACATCAACGGTTTCTCAGGCTGACGCCAACAGCAAGGTTCAAGACGCTTTCAGGAATGACTCGGCTACCAGAACCGCCGCTCAAGCTTACGCTAACAAGAACGGAGATTGCGAGGATACTCCTCCTAATTGGAGTGGTTGGAGCTATGATGGCGGAAACTATTGCTCAGGTGGTGATGTTTGGGCTAGATATAGAAGGACTGATAGCACTGGATGTCACTCTGACGAGACTGAGAACAGGTTACATGAGTCTTGCAGTTGTGGATGTTCCGGTGGTTCTTGCGATAGCTGTTGTTCTAATTCATGGCATCCCACTTCCACGACAAGATGTAATGGTGGTACAAGTGAGGTATATTATGAATGTGATTCTGGAAGTTGTAGTGACTGTTCTGGATATTGGTCTAGTGGTGGAGAAGCTTGCTGTAATACGCTTGGTTTCCAAGGAGGTTCTGTTACTAGTAGAAATTGTCCATCTGATAGACCTTGTGGAGTAACGATCACTTATCCGGATGTACCTTCTGGATCTATATGCGCTTCTAGCACGTCTTCTGCCAACGCTCAAGCTAGCGATAAGATAGATAAGTTGAGATCTCAAGCTCAGACATTAGCGGATGCAGGTTGTAGTGGAAGGGTATGTAATGATTATGTAGAGGCTACTGCTACCAAGCAAGGTTGTCCGGCAGGATGTACGGCTCCGACGGCTTCCGCTTACTGGGTTTCTGGCGGAAACAATGGCGCTTGGTGTAAGTGTAATGGTGATAAGGCCGCACTTACCGCCGCGGCACAGGCTGACGCACAGAGACTAGCGCAGGAAAAAGCCAACGCTATGGAGTGCGATTGCCCCAAAACATGGAGCGCCAACGCTATGCTGAGCGGTGATCCTTGTAATGGTCTGTCTGGTTCCACATCTACATTAAGGTGCTCCTATGAAGTATCTTACAATAATCAATGTGGATCATCTAAATCAATAACTGTAACTGTTACTGGCAGGAATGATAATGGGCAAACTGTTACGGCTGGAAGTACTTCCGTAAGTATACCTACTGGGTCTGGTAAAAAAACTGGTGTCATAGGTTTTGATTCAGGAGTACAATGTGGGTCTATAAGTGTTTCTGGGGGAGGATCTGGGAACTGTTAAGATCCTGATATGTAATGGAAAAGGAGAGGCTAATAAGTCTCTCCTTTTTATTAAAAACCATAACAGCAGTGATTGTCAACAATTACCTGAATCATGACCAGAGATTGTTACATCTCCACATACCACTTCTCGGCTAAAATATACACTTCCACTCTTGGTCCCGGATCCTGCGGGAATTGTAAAGCTAGCGCTATTGACCTGCTCTTCTCCGTTTTGTGTATATCCTATACCACTCACAGAACCAGATATAGATCTACCACATTGATTATTATACGTAATCGTAAATCCTCTTGATGTGACAAGTTGTTCATGGCTCATGCAATCATTATTCATAGATACCGACCATGACCACGTCTTTGTTGGCTCCACGCAATCGCACTCCATAGCGTTGGCTTTTTCCTGCGCTAGTCTCTGTGCGTCAGCCTGTGCCGCGGCGGTAAGTTGGTAGTTTCATCAACCTTGTTTATTCTATTTTCGATAGAAATGACTAATATTGTATCACTAACATTAAAAAAGTAAGATTATGGCATGTGCTAAGAAAAAGAAGATGGCAGAAGGAGGCAAAGTCTCCGAGAAAAAGAAACCTCAACTGAAATGTGGAGGCAAGGTTAAGAAAAAGAAGTAATAACCGGAGGGGTATATCCCCTCCTTAGTATTTAGCATATGAAAAATTCAGAATTTGTATCTAGGATCATAAATGATATGAACTCCATCAATAAGGACGCTCATGTCAGTAGAAGATGGATATTATCTATAGGAAGGCAGAAGGCAAGATCATATATAGCCCAGAAGTATGCCGATGGAACCTTATTTGGCGAGGAATCACTGTACACTCATATCAATTGCATGGAGATGGAGAGAGTCCGAAAGATTGATTGTTGTTTTGATGAGTTTAAATTGTGCAGGATACTTATGAGATCCAAGAAAAGATTGCCCGATATGATATATACCCGTATAGGACCTGCTATCATCAAAGTATCAAACATCATGGATGATATTATATTTACCTCCATATCGTTAAGAAAATACGCTAACAACAAGGAACGTAAATACGGGAATATAGATCAATACTATTATTATGTCAATGATGGATATATCTATATACCAGATATTAACATAGAGGCTATAAATGTTGATCTTATAACTCTCGACAGAAAAGCGGCGTTAGAGCTAGGGGGATGTGGAGCTGAAAAAGATAAGCCATGTACATCTCAATGGGATTATGATTTCATATGCCCAGACAAACTTCTTGAATATGTGGTTTCCGAAACATTAAGGGAAACTGTAACCAAATTGCAGATCCATACGGATGAGAACCCGGATATGGATATTAATAAGAAAACACAAAAAATTCAATAACATGAATCTAATAAGATCAATAATCAATTTCTTTGGTTTCAATGACGCCATAGTTGACGGTATAGGCGAAAGAGGGATGAGAGACAGCTCTATCATAAGATATAATGAGGTGCACGATATGTATGACAAGATTATAAAAGATCTGGGAGATATGTCGGCTTACGTATCCAAGGGTTATATCTATGATAAGATAAAGGAAAGAACGGGATTAAGTACCAGACATATTAGTAGGATATTGAATCATACTAGGAGGAAAGATCTTAGATTCATCTAATCGTAACAAAAAGGAGAGACTATATAAGCCTCTCCTTTTTTATTGTCAACAAGATCCACTTCCTTGACCATCCTCATAATAAGCATAAGCTCCAGATGATATCCCGTAGTTGGTTGTTGTAGAATCAGAAAAAGTTCCTGATCCGGAAGGAATAGGGACTATTCTTGTCTCATACTCCCATTGACCATTCGTTTTTTTGTATCCTATAGTCATCCTAGACGTCTTTTCCGATCCACATGGATTATTATATTGTATGGTGTAATTTATCGTCTTCCCGCTTCCGCTAGACGTCGTTACACTAGCGCTCCATGTTTTGGGGCAATCGCACTCCATAGCGTTGGCTTTTTCCTGCGCTAGTCTCTGTGCGTCAGCCTGTGCCGCGGCGGTAAGTGCGGCCTTATCACCATTACACTTACACCAAAACTTATCAAATATTTCTTGAATAAGGATGAAATTATTATATTTGCGACATGAAAACAAAGTCATTTAAAATACTTGATCAATACTTTCTTCGATTCTATAGATCTATTATGTCTAAGAACGGGAAAAGGAGGAAGCATACGATCGTGGATAAGAATGATATCCTTGAGTGCCAGTCGTTGATTTGGAAAGTCATACGTGATAGGTATCTGGAGGATGAGGGAGGGGTTTATATAAACAACATCGGTTATCTATGTCATAAGATTAATCCTAACCGCAAGATATATCTGAATAAACTTACCGGTACTATTAATAGGCGTGGGACGGGTGGATATTCTTACGTCCATACGTGTATGGATTTTATGCCTAGGAATAAGTATTTTCATCTATATATCTCTCCGGCCTTGAATAAGGAATGTAGGTTGGCTATGGAATCAGGTAGGAGATATAAGTTCTTGTATCGGGAGGTTGAGTCGGAGAGTAAGGTATTTGGGGTTAAATGGGTTTACAAACTGTAGAAGTTTTTTGTGATACAGTTAGCCCGTGAGGGTAGACTGGATTTTTTTTTGTATCACGGATTCAAATACATATCTTTGTGCAAAAGACTTGAATATGACTATAAAAGGGTTGTTGGCCGAGATCAAGGCCGATTTACATAAATACGATGATAGCGGGGCTATAGATACCTCGTCTGTTTATAGATGGGCTGAGATCGCCTTGAAAAGGTTCGGGGGTGTTATAGCGGTCATGTCCGAGGCGGTTGTCAAGACCAACAACAAACAAGCGGTATTGCCTTCCGATTTTTTCGACATGCTTGATGCCTATAGGTGTGAGCCTCTTGTCTGTGAGATTCCGGGCGGCGACAAGGCTAAGGCTGACCTTCAACACGAGATCGGCTGGGTCGAGCGCACCGAGCGTGGGTTCCGTTGGAACTCCTGCACCGAGTGCTGCAAGGAGGAATTTGAGAAGACGATCACGGAGAAGATTTATATTGGATCCCATGAGGTTCGTTTCCATTATCATCATCCCGTAAGGTTATCCATAGGTCGTGGGTTGAGGCGTGATTGCGCCGCCGACAAGTATCGGGATAAGTACGATTGGGATAATTATGATATAACTATATCTGGCAATACTATGTATACCGGGTTTGATGGATTTATTTATATCATATATCGTGCTACGCCTAAGGATGATGACGGTCTCCCATATATACCTGAAACGGCGTTAGGATACCTTGAGGATTATGTCGAGACGTATATTAAGATGAAGATCTTTGAGAACGCTGCTGTGAATGGCTTGATGCAGGGTGCTGGTGACGCTTATAAATTATATGCTCAGCAGGAGCCGGGCAAGTTCGCTAGGGCTATGAAGGAGCTTAAGATGTCGATGATTACATTAAATGATTATCGGGAGCTGGCTGAAGATAACAGGAGGAGGATGTTGTCTTATGGGCGTATGTGGCCCAACGCTTTTGATAAGTATATTAAATTGATTTAACAAAATACGATGATATGGCTGATTGGATACATTTAGATAAGACAAGTGGTACCGGCCCTGCTGAGGTTAGGGTTACCGCTGATATCAATGAGACTGGAGAGATACGTCAGGCTACGTACAAGGTTATAAAAGAAGGCACCAAGGAGGAGAAGACGTTCGTGTGCAGGCAGGAGTCCGTCCCGGTGGTGATCATCCCGGAGTTCGATTACCTTGTGCTTAGGTATATCTGGGCTGACGAGGACGGCATTGACTTTGACACGGCTACCGGTTTCGATAACACCGGCCTCCCGGATGTTGACGGCAAGCTGGTTGGTTGGAGTAAACAGTATCAGACCACGCAGGAACGGGTAGGTGATTATCTTATCCATGGCGGTGATAACATGGAATCAGGTAATGAGGCTGCCTTGATCCAGATGGGGCCGTTGTTGGATGGTGATAATTACGATAAATTACCTCTTGAGATCAGGTGCAGTATATACGGTAACTGGTATGGTGGTCGTGAGAAAGGCAATGTCACTATCAGGTTCACGGCATATAAGGGCGGTTCTATGGAGAAACGTGGATATGATTTTGTCAATATCGGAGGCGAGGAGGTTTATACCGGTGATGCCCCTACCAACGTATCCGCCCATGGTGAGGATAATTGGCAAAATATAAAGACCTTGTATTCTAAGGTAGGCACGATGATCTACAACAAGGAGTCTCGTGACTGTATTGTAAGAATAGGTGAGTAATTATTCTTTTTCATAATACAAATATCTATCAGCTCTCTCGTCCGTGAGGATGGGGGAGTTTTTTATTTTTTAGTCCTTTACTTATGACATATTTGATTTTTTATTGTGCAGGAATAATCTAGCTTTGCCGAAAACTAGGATCATGATAACTTTAAATGATGTAAATAACGAACTCCATGTCCGGTTATATATACTGGAGGTGCTTAAGGATTATATAAGAGATGATGATTTCGATGGCCTTGTAGATAAGGCGTTGGATTTTGTCATGGAAGGCGTTTCTATGCCTAAGGTTCCGGCCAAGGACACTACCATGAGTGATATATCAAAGAGCGTTTTGGCTTTGGTAGCGGGTGCCGGATTAGATGAGAGGCTAAGCAAAAGCTCTTTAGAGTTAGCTTACGATAGGTGTAAGATGAGGTACGTATTCGATCCTCGAAATCGGGATATACACGGTGTAGTCGTAGGTTATTCCAATGACTTTAATAGTCTGGTAGCTGTGTGTGATGAGGGATCGAAGAAAGGAGTGGATAAAGGATCTAATGATTTTGTGGATGTCAATGAGAGATACGTGACTAATGGGTTCTTCTACATATCCGTAGAGGACGCCGACAAGCAATCAAGCTACATGGGGAAAAATCTATAATTATTATGTTTTTGTATTTTCATTAAGGGTAAACGTTGCAAAGTGTTTAGTCTTCCTCCTGACTTGTGAAAGTTAGGGGGATTTTTTATATTCGCGTGATTTGAATATTTTCGCATAATACGTATGGTTTTTACTTAGATCCGGCGTGTAAGTGATTATCCGTCGGATTTGTTATCTTTGCGAAAAACATAACATCGTGCAGAACAATTCTAACATAGCGGTTCCCGACTCCGGGATGAACAGGGATAAGCATCCACAGGATCTATCCCCGTCTGAGTACAGCTTTGCCTTGAACGCTACCATAGAGGGTGACGATGGAAGCCAGCTTAAGATCCAGAACGAGCCTAGTACCCTTTTATGTAAGCGATTTGATGGCTATAAGGTTATTGGGTATAAGAATGACATAGCTGGTGATAATACTTATTTCTTTCTATCTAATCCGGATGATAATACGTCTAAGATCACATTCATGCGGTCATTGGATTATATCAAGACCGTGGAGGATCAGCTAGCTGGATCGGGGAAGGACATCCATCGTATCCTTGGCGAGAGGCTTGAGGAGTCGGATGGTCGTTTTGATGAGATATGTGATTTGATGGAGGTCTTGATAGAGGACTGGGTTGATGACCCTTGTCTTAATTTCTCCATTCATCATCCGATCTTCGATATAGAGATCAAGGACGAGAAATGCGGGAAGGTGATATACTGGACCGATGGATATAATCCTCAGCGATATGTTATGGTCGATAAGGCCCTTAACCCGGATGATGATGGTGACTTTTGGTATCATTACCATGGGTATAAGACATGTGGGGATGACAAACCAATAGAGAGGTGTAGGCTGGCCTGCGAGAAGCTGCTGGTGTTCCCGTTGCTGACGGCCCCGTGCGTGGAGCCTGAGGTCGTGGAGTTCGGGGGGAGCCTGCGTGCCGGGACCTACCAGTTCTGCGTGGCGTTGTGCGATGAGTTCGGGATTGAGAAGACTGGATATTGCTCATTGACCAACCCAATCATGTTATTCGATCGTCAAGATATGGTTATCCGCGATGGTTTATGGGGTAAGTCAACCAACATGGGTATCCGCCTTACCGTGTCTAATATAGATAAGCAGGTATCTCATTATAAGATAGGTGTTATACAGAACACGGTTGGGTTTAATGGTGAGCAAAGCCCGGTTCTTGAGTATTTCATAGAAGGTATACATCCGATAACGGAAAGGACCATCTATTACCTTACGGATCAGTATAGCGAGCGTACGATCATGGAGAAGTTATCCAAGGAAATACCGGTATATAAGACAGCCAGAGGCATGACGTCTGTCGGGAATCGTCTTCTTCAATACGGCTTGACCGTGGAGAATGAATGGAATCTTCAACCGGTCGTTAATTTCTTGGGTCATTTCGTTAAATGGCAGACATCGATAGCCACGGAGAATCTATATAAAGACGGTGTGGCTTGCTCTAAATACGCCTCTTTCATGCGTGACGAGGTATATCCGTTGGGTATAAGATTCTTTACCAATACAGGATACAGGACGGCTAGATTCCCGCTTATCCCTCGTCCGGCCACAAGGGAGGAGATGGAGGTTATCGTTGATGAGGACGGTAACTCCGACGACCTGTCGGCTGCGTCGGTGCTGGAGAACAATCCGCAGTGCGCAGGGAACAGCCGCCGTCATCTTTGGCAGTTTAAGAATACGGCAAAGATCATAAACGACCCGTCTTGGGGATTTGATGATTTTGGAGGAGAATGCAAGAATCAGCTAGATGTCAAGCAGCTCAGATATGTAGAGCAGGAATATGCCACGGTAGGAGAGACCCAATTCGTTATCAACACGATGGGGGAAGATGTTACGGTAGATGATGCTATTGATTATATCGCTGATAATATAGAGAACCTGTGTGATATCATAGAATCTAATGTAGGTATTACCGACGAGTTATGCGCTGCTATATCATTGCCAGAGGATCAAGACGGTATAAAGGCTCCCGATTTCCCTAGTGGATGTGATGATATCGAGAGGATAGAGACCAGGACTATATTGGATAAAAACTCTTTGGTGGATTCTAGGATTGATTTTACGTATAAGCTGGCTAGTGATTATACGGAGACCGAGCCTACCACCTTAATACAAAGTAACGCCGAGTCACAAAGGAAATTCTCTGTATTGTGTGATTTCGATAATTACTCCAGTGGAGGTAAGAATATCATAGATCTGGTTCAGGAATGGCTAGATGGTCAGGATGAGGATAAATTCCCGTCTGATATAGACTCCTCCGCTTTGGTCTTGTGTCAGGATATGTCTAATGTCCGGCAGTTATATGATGAGGGTATATGTGCTAATGGCTGTTCGGTAGGTGATCCTTACGTGAATCCTACTATTAATGATGTTCAACTTCCTACATTCCAAGGAGGTAGGTCATTGGGTAAGTGCACGTATTTGTTTCAATATGACGGATGGGAAGGTAAGCATCATACAGAGACGATGCTTGATAAGTTGATGGATACGATGGAAAAATACTTCCCCCAATACGAGAGTCAGTTTGGTATCGAGAATGCCATGTGTCTTTTTGGTGATGGTGATAACTCTAAGTTTAATACCGGTATAACTACTGACTGGGAAGATCGTGTGTCTGTGCAGAATGATATTGATGCCAAGACCAATTGGCTCGGCAGAAGCAACTTGACTTATTTCAAGTTCTATCCACATGTATCCTCATACGCCAGATGGGTGGAGTTGGATTACGAGAAATACATAAGTGGTTTATCCGATCCTGATAACGGTATTATGTACATAGAGATGATGGGTAACTATAATTATCCGATCGGCGACTCATCATCATACAATAAGGTTCGTATAACGTTTTTCTCGGACAAGGAAGGTACCGTGGCTCCTAATCCTTTGGCTAATGATGCCAAGAAAGGTGTTATAGTGAATTACGTGGATCATAAGATATTTATGATGCCAAAGTACTTGTTCTGGAATGATGACAAGACTACTTTCCATAAGATATATGTTTGCATCGAGCCTGCGGTATGCGTGTTCTTCACCGGTTTCGCCATGAGGCAGGATATGAAGGAGCTTGCCGGATTCTATACGGCCGGCACCGCCATCTTCCCCGCCCCGTTCTGTTTTGGCATTCGGCCGCTGGAGGTGAAATACGTGTTCTTCTTCACGAAAGAATTGAAATTAAGGAGATTTGTTACCTATGAGGCGAAATGTGTCTCATGTGGAGATAAACCCGCTGACTGCGCTCCCAGACCATATCAGTATGGTGATTTCGGATATTGGGAGTCTACTAATAAGTACCCGGCTAATTTTGAGTTGTATGATTCAAGTAAGATCGGGATATCATCGGGAGGATCAAAGAGGAAGGACATAATAGATTCTTTGACGAAATACTATGGGTCTCCTAAATCAGTTGGGGGTAAGTCTTATTTCACCGGTAATGGGGGTAACGCTGAGTACCCCAATACGTCAACCACGTTTTGTCAGAGACCTATACGTCATTACAAGTTCCCGGATAACTCTGTCGCTCCTTTTATGGGTAATCCGTCTCAGCTGACCGGTCAATATGGAGTTGACTCCTATATTTATCCTATGGGGGTGATGCTTGATGACGATATCGTTAATGAGTTTTTGGATATAGCGGTAGAGAACGGTCTTATAGATAAGGCTAGAAGGGATTCTATAATAGGATATGAGTTGTATAGGGGCGATAGGACGTTGGATAAGAGCGTTATCGGAACCGGTCTGGCTTATGATATGTTTAAGTACGATGATCCCGACGGATCGGCTAACCTTTATCCTAATTACCCTTACAACGATTTGTCTGATGATATGTATATCTATAAGGATATTAATCGTGAGAAATTTATAACGCATCCGTTTAACAGGAAGGGTAATATCTGGTATTCATTCTTAAGTCCTGATATTGCCTTTAACAAGCCTGACGCTCCCACCGAGTGCCTTGTTGATGGTTATCAATTAGGTAAATCCTCCGGTATATTCAGGGAGGTGGAGGATCACCCTAAATGGACGATATTAGGGAGTAAGGCTTACAGTATGGCAACGTCATTGGCTACGGTGGAGGCTATGGCTAATTTAATATCCGCTATAGCTGAGTATACATATCAGTCGGCTTCACAGCAATATGTCGGTGGAGGCGTGTTCTTTTTAGCCAACCCTGTCGGCATAGCGCTGACGGCTATCCGTCTGACTACGGGTATCGCCAAGGCCACAGCCCAGTCCGTGGTGGATATAGGCAAGTACAGGTATCAGTGGTTAACGGCATTGATAGATAGGGGACCTAGACGGAACTATGCTTATTATTATACTTCTGTCGCTCATTATAATTTATTTTACCAAAAAATAGGGGCGTCGGAGCTACGTGGATTGTCAACGGCCAAATATATCAAGAGCGGATTGTATCCGGTTACAGACATCTCGTCACAAGGGGGAACCGTAGGTGGTAAGCCTATTATCATAAACAACCTCGATCGTGAGCATTCGTTGTTCATGTCATTTGGTATGGATAAGTATATGCTTGAATATCCGGAGTTGGTTTCAAGTTACGATACCAGTCGTATTCAGGATGAGTGTAATATTCGTAACGATGAGGTGGCTGGTATGACGCCTCATTTTATGACACGTGAATCTTTCGTATCCTGCCCCTATATGAGGATAAAGAAATATTCTCCGGCTCAATACGGGCAGATAGAGGATATCAGGTGGGTATCGTTAGGTGGTTGCGGGTTGATGGATAAGGATAAGCGTAAACCTGTTTTTGGAGGTGATGTATTTATATCAAGATTCTCGCTTAAGAGGAAGATGCCTATGTTTTATTTGACTCAGTTCGGTCAGGGGGACATGATACCATTCCCTTATTATGATTATCGGAACATCGGGTATCCCCGTTATTTCGTTAATTACGATACCGGGGAGGATTATCTTAATAAGACCGATACGGATACCGGATCGCTATACTCTTTCCCTAGCCGGAAGAGCGCTTATGAGATGGTTTGCAAGACCGGAGATATGTATCTTAGCGGTCGTTTCTTCCTATATTTCTATGGCATACCTCAGTTTCTTGTGGAGTCTGAGATCAATTGCAATTTCCGTATAGCCGGCCCTGAGCCTTACGAGGGGTTCTATCCGGAGGTGGGGGATTATATATCATGGACTCAGGAGCGTAATGTCCCTATATCAAGGGGTAATGTGTTTAAGATGAGTCCTGTGTATAAGAATCGATTTACGTTAGGTGGCAGGTCATTACCAGAGACGTATGATAGCAATTTTTGGGACTGCGCTTACCAAAGACCCAACGGCGTCATATGGAGCACCGCCGACGTGTCGGAGAACGGCATGACCGATCCTTGGCTGTCGTACAAGCCTATGGATTACCATGAGTTCAAGACCTCGTTCGGAAAGCTTATAAGCATGAAGGGAATAGAGTCGGATCAGATACTGGCTCGCTTCGAGAATCAGGTAGGGCTATATAACGCCATAGACGTGTTGGCGGAGAGAATATCCCCGGAGAATAGCGAGCTAGGGACAGGTGGGCTTTTCGCCTCTCGTGGCATTGAGTATAATAATACGACGTTAGGATATTCCGGGACCCAGAGTCGGGATATGATCAGTTGCGAGTTTGGGCATTTTTGGGTCGATTTAAGGCGTGGTCAGGTGTTTAAGGTAGATTCTAATGGTAGGAATCTTACGGAGGTCACACCGGGGCTTAGAAACTGGTTTAAGGAGCATCTTCAGATGAAGATCATCCGTAGCCGGATATATAACGCTGATACGGACGCTGAGTTGTCTTATTATGATATTGATAACAAGTTTTTTGGTATAGGGTTGTCCATGGGTTGGGATAATAGGTTTAAGAGGGTTCTAATAACCAAGAAAGATTATATACCGGTAGGGAATCCGAGCGAGTACCAATTCCGTGGCGGCCGGTTCTACAGGAACGGGCAGGCGGTGGAGCTACAGGACGCCAGCCATTTCACGGACGTCTCGTTCACCGTTGGGTATAACTGCCTGAAGGGTGAGTGGAAATCATATTTATCCTACACCCCTGATTATTATATCGAGCACCAGCATTATTTCCAGTCCGGAAAGAACTACTCAAGTGAAAGTCAGGAGATAGGTTTATGGTCTCATGGTTTGACCAACCAATCGTATCAAGTATTTTATGGTAAGCTATATCCGTTTGTTATAGAGGTTCCGGTACGTGAGCAGTACGTGAATAAGATCCTCACCAACTACCAATATCGGATGGATGCCAGAAGATATCAGGATGAGGTTAATTACCAAATTCTTAGGACTACTGGATTTAATAAGGCATGGTTTTATAATGATACCAACAACAGCGGTGAGCTTCGGATGGTTATCGCCGACAAGAACGATATGAGCCAGCGGTTAAGGTATCCTGTAACCAATGACGATAGCCGTGAGATACTGGTGACGGAGGTTGATCAGAAGATAAATATAAATGACTATTTTAACGAGGTCAAAGACGATACGAACAATCTTCCGATATGGGTTAAGGATGTGAATGACATTGACCGTAAGATCGACCCCAGGGCTGTCGATTATCATCGGAGGTGGCGGGATCGTCTTCGTGGCGATTGGTTCTTGGCTAGGTTCGTGAATGACATTGAGAGCCGGTTCAAGATGATAGTACGTTGGTTTAGCAACGATGAGAAAGTTTATTGAGGTGATTATATACCTTTAAATATTTGATGTTATGGCAGCAGGGAAAACTAGCAGTAAAAAGAAGGGCAAATGCCCGAAATCAGGATGTATCAAGAAAGTAGGGAGTGATTGGCGAGTGGTCAGTAACAAGACCGGTAAATTATGGCCGGCTAAGTACAAGTCTAAGGAGAAAGCTAAAGGAGCCTTGGCTGCTTATCACATGCATTAGCGTATAAACGGGTACATGATTTATTATGTGCCCGTTTCGTGTTTTTAGGCTTATGAGATTATAGTTATCTTTGTGAAAAATGTAGTATATGTCTAAGAAGAATAAACCGGAGGAAATCCCATCGTGGATAAAGGATTTATATAAGGAGGATCTTGATCGTGTCGTAAGAGGCGAGCGTCCTATGTATTTCAGGGGTATGGATGATAGTCCTTTGAGAAACGTGTCCCCGGAGTTTGATATCCTTAGCGGAGGAGCCGCAGTTAAAGGCATGAATGGGATAAGAAGTGCGTTGTCCCCGTTGAATAATGGCATGGGTAATTATAATTTCAGTATCAGGGGTATAAATAAGAAGATAGGTGAGTTGGTTGATGAGGCGGGGCTATATTTACCTGAGAAATTAAGACCTGTATATCGGACTGTGGTGGATGCTATGTCGAGTTCCAAGGATAAGGGGTTGGGTCATATCACGCAGCCGTTGGCCAACGCCCTGTACCCAGCGGACGAGCGACGGGACCGGCGTCTGGACGGGGAGCACCCCGTTGGTTATGTGGATGCCATAGACGGTATATGGCCTAGGGGGAAATATGGGCTATGGGGAGAGAAGATGGATAAGAAACAAGGGGGTGGATATGTGGCTTCAAGGGATAACACCTCCGTTGGATCTAGTGGCATAAATCTTAATACTGAATATGGCAAGAAGATAAACGATGGAGTTGACATTACCGAGATTATAGCTGGAGGTATCCCTATTATTGGGGATGTTATGGATGTGAGAGATTTTGTGGAGTCATCGAAGGCTGGGGATGGTTTAGGAATGACATTATCAGCTTTAGGGCTATTCCCGGTATTAGGTGAATTTTTTTCTTTCGCTAATAAAGTAAAGAAGATTCCTCTGCCAGAAGATAAACGTAAATTGTATGATTTTCTTGTAGATAATGATCTTGTAGATAAATATGTTCATGATGAACCTTTGGTTAGGGATTTTTTTAACAAGGATGTCCATGAGAGAATTTCAAGGAATTATAATGATCTTCCTGATTCTTATAAGGCGGCTGTGGATTTGATGATTGATAATGGTGTTGATCTCCAAAATATAAATGATGTGTCTAACAAGCATATTAAGGATAAGATAGATTCTATGCTTGATGATAATGGGAAACGGTTGGAAGAAGCTTACAATCTAAGGGTATCAGCGGATTCTGATTTTGATGATTTTAGATATGAGGTATCCTCCGCTTTGGATAATAGTAATGCTAAAGGGTTTTATACTAGTAAATACAATAAGGTTGTTACTAGGAGTGATGAGAGTTTATCTAACCTATCTCATGAGTTTAGACATAAATATGATTCAAGTAATAATTATAATAAGATTTATTTATCCGAAAATGATAAGTCATTATTAAAAGACGCTTATAGGGCTAAACCAAACTCATCAAGTGATGAGATATCAGAGAAAATAGCTTTTAATACTCAAGCTAGATTTCGCTTGTGGAATAAATTTTATAATACATATGGAAGGACTCCATCTGTTGATGACCTTGATAAGTATATCGATAGCATGGATGAGATTGATGTGTATAACCTTGTGAGTGGTATAGGTAGCAATTATGCTGGTGATTATTCTAATAACATGCTTGGAGCTACTGGAGAGGTATTGAAAGAATCATCGGATAAAATAAAAAAAGCCATTAAAAACGTTCCTGCTATTTTGCCGGCGGCTATAGTTGGTAAGATGTTGATGGATGATGATAAGGAGAAGAAAGATAAGGGCGGGTCTGTAAGCACAGGTAGGGCTTATGGAGATGGTAAATATGTAATTGATCCTGATAGATCAGAGGATAATAAGATGGCTGTGTATGATGAGATATGGGATTATCTGACCGATAAGAAGGGGATACCACAAACGCAAGCTATCGGCATCCTATCGAACATCGCCGCCGAGTCCGGAGGGGACACCGAAGCCCTAGGAGCCGCCGGTGATTTTGGCATCCAACAATGGCTTGGACCGAGGAAGAAGGAGCTACAGCGCAGGTATGGGAAGAAACCGACATTGACACAGCAGTTGGATTATCTCGTGGATGAGTATCAAGGCAAGGTCCCGGGGTTAGGTTGGAATTACATCAATCAAGGAAAGTTTTTTGACAAGGACGCTCAAGGTAATGTATATAATTACTATATGTATTCTAAATCCGATTTCGATAACGCCGTCAACTACAAGGACGCTACCGTGGCATGGAATCAAGGATACGGTAGGCCTCTTGGATCGACCTTAAGAAATGAGAAGAGATTTGAGTTCGCTGACATGTTCGCTAATAGGTATGATGTCCCGGAGAGCGAGCCAATGAGATACGAGTTCGGACAGCGGGATTCGGGCACGGGGGACGGAGGTCAGCAGCCCGTACCTGAGACGGTAGCCCCTGCCGATCCTTCTTTGGCTTCCCGCCCTTCCATGGATAGCTGGTGGGAGAAGGAAGGTCAAGACCTGTTATATAAGATGCTAGCTCAATCCGGCGCCAATAAGAAAGCTATAGAGGATATCGCTAATAACATCAAGAATGATCCCCAATCAGAGGCGCAGATAGCGGAAGCCGAGCGTATGCGTAGGGAGCAGGCGAAAAGGCAGTTGGTGCTTAATATGATACCGGGATTAAGTCTTAACATAAAAGGTATGAGCAGAACTCAGAATTAATGCTATATTTGCGAAGTAATTAAACGTTTTAGATATGAAAAGATTGTTATTTTTATTTGCTATGTTATTGACGCCGTTCGCTTTGATGGCGCAAGAGGTAATCCCATCAGAAGGGACTATCACCATTGATCTAACTACCTTTACCGGTATCATGGCTTTTGTTACGATGTCAGCTACCCAACTAGCCAAGGTTGTGCCGTATATTGACACCCATAAGTGGGCTAAAGTCCTATCCGCCGTAGTCATAGGTATGCTGGTTTGTATATTAGCGTGGCTACTAAAGGTGTCTCCATTGCTTATAGGGAGTGAATGGTGGGAGGCATTGCTGTATGGGATAGCTGTTGGGTTCAGTAGTGCCGGTTTCTATGATTTGGTTAAGGCTATAGGATCATTATTCATAAAAAGAATTTAATTCTGTACATAATAATAGCATTTGCTGAGAGACTCATCGTTGTGAAATGATGAGTCTCTGTTTTTTTAAATTATCTTTGTGTCAGAACGAAATTAATTAGACATGAGCAAATACGTAATCAAGAGGAAGATACCTAAATATCAAGAGGCCGGGGAAGTCGGGTCGTATATGCTTGGTAATATGGACGGTATACAAGGGTTAGGTATAGAACCTTTGGTGAATACCAACCAAGGATTACCCGCGCCGGTCAATCCGCTAGGGATATATTCTTTGGATACTCCAGATCAGTTGAGGACTAAATACGCTAATGCTTTTGATCAGGATAATGTGTTTCCGGCTAGCTTCAAGGGTAGTTTACAGCGTATAGCTGAGAATTATCAGGACAATGGTATTACGCTTAATAACATAACTGTTAACGATGTTGATAAGTCTAAGACCGGTTCAGGCGAGACGGATGTTTTTGATTTTACCACCATCCCCTACTATGGCGCTGATGATATAGGGTCTAGATTCACTCAGATGGGTCGTGGTATAGGGCGTATGAGAAGCGAGGGATATGGTGATTTATCCACTGGGGCTAAAACAGCTAATACGATAACCACCATAGCCTCAGGAATTAGTGGTATCATGGGGTTGGCTCGTAACGTGGTTTCTGGGATAGCGTCAGAGAAAGGTACTCGTACTAATATCAGGTTGGCTCAAGATCGTGAGGCTAGGCAAAGAAGGCAATCCCAGATGCAGTACAAGGATGGTGGGGGTGTTTATCTAGGGCCTAATAATAGGTTCGATAGCGGAAGCCTTACCGGTGAGTACCTGTATCCGTTACCTAAGTCGATGGAAGATCAAGCCAACGTAGAGGTCGAGAAGGGTGAGTACGTGACGCAGCCCGGAGAGGCGCCGATGGAGGCTATGGGGCAGAAGCACGCCGATGGTGGAACCCCCGTTTCCTTGGAGCAGGGAACGAAGGTTATTACCGACGACACAACCATAGAGCCGGATTTCGCTAAATACATCAGAGATACGTATGGGATCAAAGCCACGCCTAAGGATACGTATGCTACGTTAATGGACAGGTATAAGGCTAAGATCGGTCTTAAATCGGCTTACGATGATCAGAAAAAGGCGCTGGAGAAGCTGAAGAAAAACGATAAGATAGATGACGAGAATACAAGGCGTTTGAACGCCTCCGTATTATCTAAGGCTATAAATGATAGCAACGATACCGTTAATGGATTAGAGGGAAGATTTACGGACTTCGCTAATGTCATATACAAGGAGCAGGAAGACCGGAAGATGAAGAAGGATGAGGATACGTATTTCGCTAAGGGTGGTGAGATAGATAACATCATATCCAGATCCATGAAAGAATACGGTCTTACGGAGGAGGATATAGCTGAGGCTAAGAAAGAGCTGCTTAAGAAAGTGGCTGGTATTCGTCAGAAGATGGAGATAGGAGGCACGTCTTTGTTCGGTCGTAAATTAACTTTCCGTCCGATCGAGAATAGGTTCAACAATGATCCTAACTATTTCGGTTATCAGCGCCAAGGGAACGATGGCTCTTATGGAGGTATTAATACGGATGAAAGGTTGAATTATTATAAGACATTCAATCCGGTCGCTTACGATGCTTATATGGGAGCTTCAGAGGGCGCTAGGGCTAGGGCATTGCAAGACGCTATCTACGGTCAGACAAGTAGCTGGATGGGCTTGGCTACGGCGGAGAACCCGATCATCGCCAACGCCGAGGCGCTTCGGGATTACACGACGCTCGTTTCCTTTGGCGGTGAGGATAGTCAAGGTAATTACCCGGAAGACAAGAAAGCCGCATATCATGATAGGATGAGAGATAATAAATTAGGCTTGTTTACCACATCTCGTCCTATGATCGGTTTGGATGTCGTTACAGAGGAACAACATAAGGCTCTTAATGATGCTGGTATCACTCATTTTAGCCAACTATTCTCTGACAAGAACAAGGATGTCGTTAATAAGATACTTGGCGAGGATATGCTTAAGATGCAGGCATTGAGATCCATGAAAGGAATGGAAGGTCTTGATTTTATACTTGACCCTCATAAGGTGGCTCCAGGTCCTATGGATATAGGTGATGTGGAGGAACCTGATGTTAAACTGGATATGCCTGAGCTGATTGATCCCAATACACTCCCTAAGACCAATACAAATGCCGGTAAGTCGAACAGCGGCAATGGAGGCAGGAATATAGTGGGTGGCGGTCTTGACTTCCCCGAGGTATTTAGGATGACCCCGGGAGCCGTGATAACGGAAGGTCTGGAAAGGCATTACGCTCCTACCGTGGATCCGGTGTTGAGATCGGCTGATCAGTATATGGTTGAGACCAATCGTGCTTTCCAATCACAATTGGATCAGATGGGTAATGTCCCGGATTCCCAGAGAGGGGCTTTATCATCCAACTTACAGGCTATCATGAGTTCCAATATAGGTAGATACATTAATGAGGTAGAACAAGGGAACGTGGCTCAAAGGGCTTGGGCTGATAATGTAAACGCCCGTACTTGGGCTGATACGTATGATAAGAATATAGCCCAACGTCAAGCTTACCAGCAACGGATATTGCAGGGATTGGCTATAAATGACGAGAACTGGGCTAGGTATTTCGATAGCGTAAATGACGAGATCCAGCAGAAGTGGAATACGGCTACGACCATGAATACATTAAGGTCTATATTCGGGGATGCCAAGATCGGCCCTAATGGACAGTTGATCGCTGATCCTCAAGGAGATATATTGAGTTATAGGAGATTATATCCTGCTCAGGAAGTAACTAAAGGCAAGAAAGGATAAAGGATGGCTTCACAATATAGTATATTAAGGAATTACGGCAAGTATGTATCGCCCTACAACATGGATGTCATGATGCAGGGGATGGGGTACATGCAGCAGAAGATAGATACCAATCGGCAGGCTATAAACGAGTATGCTGATTATATTATCAATTCTGACATTATAAAACCTCAGGACAGGGAATATCTTCAGAACAGGTTAAATGGGCTGATACAGGATGTGAATAACGTGTATCGTAAATCTAATTTGGCTTCCGACGGTATAGCCAGAAGCATACAGGCTCGCCTTGGAGAAGCTCTGGATACCCGTGTGTTGAATGCTATTGCTGGTACTAGGGAGTATAGATCTTTCTCGCAGAAGATCGAGGATATGAAACTCAATAATCCAAAGCAATATAGTGCTATAAATGAGGCTGTCGCTTTGTTGCCATTTTATGAATGGGTTAATGACGGTCAGGTTGGGACAAGGATGAATCCTATTCATTATACTCCTTATACGGATTATAATGAGGAAATGAATAAGATGATGAAAGATTTCGTTAGTCTTAATAAAGGAAAGAAGTTTTCTGTTCCTGAAATAGTGGATGGTAAACCTACAGGGAGGATGAGGGATATTACTGTTGATGAGATGAGTCAATCTCAAATTAGATCAATAGCGGCTAGGTCTATATCTCAGAATGCTAAAGCTCAGATGCAGATAGAGGGACAGTATTTAGCCATGACCAATCCTAGCATGTTTAGTGGTATGACTACTGAACAGTTTGTTAATAAATATGTTTCTGGGTTTGACGCTGAAGAGAGCGTTCTTTTAGCCAAGCTCAAAGGGGCGGAGGCCAGCCCTTCCGCTAAGGCGGCTATCGAGGCTTCGTTGCAGGAGGTTCGGGAGCAGCGCCGTGCGTTAGTGGAGGAAGCTACATCCTTTATTGGCAACAACATGAATCCCGCTAGGGCAGGGGAGTTTATTGTCCGTAACGAGTTTCTTGATGGTGTATCTGCTAGATGGTCATACAATAATTCATCAGAAAGTTATAGTGCGGATGATTATTATTTTAAAGTAAGAGATCTTGATTTCAAGGAGCGGGAGTTCTCATGGAGACAAAAATCCAAGGAAATAGATCAGAATCTTAAGCTTAGGGAGATAATGACTAAAGAAGGTGGTAACAGTCCCGGCGCTTCTTCAGGTGTTATGATTGAGCTAGAAAAAGTTCAGCCTAATGTCACTCCTGAAAATATATTTGACAATCAGTATATTCAGAATGAAAACAATATATCAACAGGAGAGAAGGATTTAATATCGTCTTTAAACCCTGTTGATTTACGAGGTATAGAGAACGATATACAAAACAATCCCTCTATATATCCAGGTGGTGTTAATAGTGAGAATATTATGGCATGGATTACCAATAACGGTGGCGGGTCTAGTTCTGTGTTATCATCACCAGAAAAGGTAGGTAGGTATGAGGCCCTTATGGCGGCGAATGATAATAGGAAGAAATATAGTAAGATAATGGACGAGGAAGTTGATTATCTTACGAATGCTTTTGATGTCGCTACGAAGAATATCCTTAATGATGCTATCAAAGATCAAAACTATGTTACTGGTGGTATTGATACATATACTGATAATGGTATGGTTAACGCAAGGGATGTTGGTAAGAATGGAGCGGTTATTGGAGGAAGGGAGTATTCTCCGGAAGATGCTTTGAAAGTTTCTTCTATAGTTGGATTGATAAGCGAAAACATCAACTACACGGATAGGTCTATAGCTAATACGGAGTTGATGAGATCTTATATAAATCTGTTAAATAGATATTCGGGAGAAAATTTCACTTTGGATGATATAGATAATATAGCCAAAACTTATAGTCGTGTAGATAATCCAATAATGAATAGTGATGATGCCAATATGACTAATAGGGATAAAATGATCAAGATCATAGGTAAGAATATGTCTAGAGCTGATGGCCCTACGCTCAGAAGGGAATGGTCTTCTTCCAATGTAGGTCGTAATATAGCTAAGGCTGTTCAGGATTCTAAAACAGTCTATGAAAGAAGATATGATGAGTTTGCTCCAAGATCATGGTCATTTTCCAATTCTACCAACGCTTCTAAAGAGGATAGGCGTATGCATGCTAAATTAGAGAGTCTGCTTTTGGCGAGAGCCGGTTTCTTGAATAAAGATAAAGATAGTAGACTTAATAATTATATATTGTATGCTCGTCCTACAGATAATCCTAATACATTTGATTTGGTAGCTATGGCTGGTGGAAAGAATATCGCTACGGTTCAAGTTACTAAAGAAGAATTAGATAGTATGGGGTATAGTTTGTATGAAAGGGAAAGAAATGTGAGATCGGAAGATTATGAATCCAAGATCATTCCTGTGTCTTTTTCTGCTACAACCAATAGACCTTACCAGAAATGGGCGCAGGCTAATTCGCTTGGCGCTTTCGCTACTGTCGAGAATGCGGCGGAGGAGGCTTCTAGGATGGTTGATAAGTATGATATTCAGAGTAATGATCTAGCTACATCTGAGCTTAATAAGAGGGCTATTAGGATAATTAATACGGTTTTGAGGAATTACAAGTCGTATGATGTCAAAGCTAAGGGATTCCCAGGAGGGGTTGAAGTTGGTATTTATTTCCATGGTCAAGCAAAGACTGGGACACCGCTTAAGGTATTAGAGTATAATACTGATTATGCTGATAATATCATGAAAATCATAAATATGTGTCCTCAGATGTATCTTACTCAAGCTGTAGTTGAGGCTATTAATAAGGATGTTATTGTAAAGGGTAGGGATATTAATGAACAGCATTCTGACCTTAGCAATCTTCTTTCGGTGTTGGATAAAGAGACCATAGATAAAATAGATGGTAAAAATGAACAGCAATAATAATGATATGGGGAATGTGATGAGGGATCAGGGATATTATGTTCCGACTCCATCCATTCCATCCCCTATGATTTCTGGGGACAATATTTCTTCTATCCCTATTCCTGTCGGGATGAGTAGTTCATCGGATATGGATAATGATGTTTTATCCAGGGAAGGAAGTAGAAGCATACCGTCATTGGTTGAGGGTATAAAAAAATCTGTAGAGACATCTTATCATGATGACGTAAGAGCCAGAAACTCGCTTTTCCAGATGATAAATGAGGTAGGTATACCTAAGGGTAATTATGATATAACTGGGAGCAGGATCAATCTTCGTGATTCAAGATATAGGTTATCAACAGGTGAGTGGATTCCTAAATATGAGAATTATATCAATAATATAGATAATGACGATCGTCTATCGAGAAGTCAAAGTGGTTGGGAGAAAACTTATAGAGGATTAGGTAAGTTTATTTATAAGTCTGCTTTGTATGGAATAGGTGGAGTAGGTCAGTCTGTTTATGGATTAAAGGAGCTTGTTACAAAAGGGACGTTATCAGCTATGTATGATAACAGTTTTGCCAGATGGTTGGATGATATGGATAAGCGTGGTGATTATACGCTTAATCATTATTACAGTAAGGAGGAGCGAGATGCCGGATTTCTTAAAAGTATGTTTACAACCAATTTCTGGACAAATGATCTTTTGTCGGGGGCTGCATTTACGGCTGGGGCTATCTTGTCGTCTTATGCTTTCGCTGGCGCTGGTCTTATGAATGCCGCCCGTATGGGGGCTAGGATAGGAGCGACTGTCGCTGGATTAGGTAGGGCTGCTTCCGCCACGAAGAGCGGGTTTAACTCCATGCTGAGGGCCGCCCGCATAGGACGAGGCATAGGCAAGGGTTTGGACAACCTAACCTTTATTGGCACGTCAACGCTTTGGGAGGCTTCGGTAGAGTCAAGGAGTGGGTTGATGGAGTCTGAGGAAAACTTCAAGCAGGCTTACAGAAATGCCTATGGTAGAGAAGCCTCGTATGAGGAGCTTATGAGGTTCAGAAATGACAACGTCGATGCCGCCAATACTATATTTGCCGCTAATATCGGTATTCTTACATTGTCTAACATAGCTATGTTCGGTGATATGTTTGGTATGGATCTTGGTGTGGATAAGTTTATAAAACGCAATATATTTGGCGTAGGCGCCGAGAGGATGGATAACGGGACATTGAGGGCCATAACGCCTAAGAAATGGCAGAAAATAGCCGGGAATACGTTCAATATTATCAAGCGCCCAGTGTCAGAAGGTCTTTATGAGGAAGGTCTTCAGGGAGTGGCTAGCAAGTCCGCCGAGGATTGGGTAGAATCAAGATACAATCCTATGGCTATCCGGCAGAATATAGGCTATATGGAGGCTATAAAGAACGGGTTCAAGGAAACATACGGGTCTAGTCAAGGCTGGAAGGAGATCGGCATCGGTATGATTATCGGATCGGTTATGGGTGGAAAGACCTTTGGAGGTATAAAGGAATGGAGCCAAGACATGTCCAGGAACAAGGGGATGGTGGATGCCTACAACGCCAATGCCGGCGCCTTGACCACCGCCGCTGTCCGTGCTATTCGTGGCAGTATGGCTCTTAACGCTCAATTATCCGGCATAGACACATCGTACGAGAGTGATGGTAGGATCATAAATAAGGATTTCAGTGACGCCGTATTCAATCGTCTTCGTTATGATTCGGAGATGGGGATGCTGGATGATACGAAGGAGAATTTCAGGACGGTAGTCGAATCTATACCTAATAGCGATATAGCGTCCGATATGAATATGACGGATGAGCAGGTCAATGAGTATAAAGCCGATCTTGTCAACGAGTTTAATAAGAAGGTGGATAATTTCATTATGGCCAACAGATTCGCCGACTCCCTTACCGATGGTATATCCAATAGGTCGTTTAACGCCTATATCTCCAATATGGCTTATAATGGCCTTGAGGCGAAGGATAATTTGAACGATATTGCCAATCAGTTAAGAAGGATATACAATACGGATATAGGCCCCGCTCTTGATATATATTCTCGTCTTAATCCTGATTCGAGCAGGGATCTTGAAGAACTCAGGAAGCTTACGGATGATATACAGAGGATGGAGAAGAATATCTTGAGGCTTCAACAAAGTGTCGCGTCGAAGGACGCTCTTGAATCTGATAAGGCTAAGTTGGTCAAGGAGAATGATAGGCTTCTTAAATTAACAGAGGATAGGATCGCATTGGAGAGGAAATTAACTACGTTAATTAACTCAGAGGCTGATATATCTAAGTTGTTCTTAAATAGAAATGATTCAAGGATCAGTGCCGCTGATCTTATGGCGGCTTATGATACTATAGCTGATTTTGAGAACGTCGTATCTATCCGTGGGGTTGATAATTATAAGGAGGCTATGGCATTGCTTAGTGAGTATCGTCATAATCTTGTGGCTTATAAGAATATAAACGAGTCTCTTCGTCGTATGCGTGACAGAAGATTCATCCGGGCGCAGGAGCGCGGGTTCATGAAGATATTATCGAACGTATGGGGTAAGACTTATGAGGAGGATGATAGCAAGTATGATTTCAGGAATACTGATAATCCTGAAGCAAACGCCCTTTACGCTAATGATCAAGCCATAGACAAGGCTTACCAAGATGGTCTTATAGGGGAGGATGAGGCATTTATGTTCAAGACATATAATCATATGATAGCCAGATCTATGGAGAACGAGATTAAGACCGATGAAGGTAGTATAGTCGAGAGGGTTCCTGATGATGAGGATATCATAAATCCTTCTGACGATAGAATCAATAATATAGCTATAAAGATATGGAACGGTAATGAGGATGTCTTATCTCCTAGGGAGAGACAGATATATGATAATAACAAGCCTCGTGTCGATAGTTTAGTTAACGGGTTTGGGGATAATCCTATTTCAAGGATCAATAAGGCTAGATCGATAATAGATAGATTGAAGATCCATGATAATATTTATGATAATATCAAGGACGCTGTTGATGATATTGTAGATATGAATATCAATGGTCTTGATCAGGATCAGATCAAAGAAGCTATAAAGACTTATAATGATCTTATGAATGAGGCTGACAATGGCAATGAGATTGATCAGGATAAGCTTAATGAGGCTATTGATATTATCAATAACTATTCTGATGATCCTCTTCTTCAATTCGTGGAATGGATGAGGTTGTATGATAATGGAAGTATAGCTGTCAAGGATTACGATAAATCCATACCTATGGGTGATGTCCTCACAGAGAGCGAACCCGGGACATCCACCGGCAGGACGGAAGTTAACGCCGCCCAGAACCCGGTGGTGTTGATGGCCCAGAAGAGAGAGATCGGTGGGGTCATGTATTATGAGGTTGGCGGAATGAGACTTGACAGGTTTATGGACAGTCTTGGGCTTAAAAGATCTGATGCCACTGATACTGATAATGGAAGGGTGATGGATTTCACCAACGGAACCGACATATTTACTGTTATAGAGTCGAATAACCACTCAAGATGGATGATTAGCGAGGATGACGCTCAGGCTTTCGAGAACGCTACCGGTGTCATATTGGGGCGGCAAACCGCCTTGTCGACCTCCAACTGGTTCATGGTGTATCGCAAGGGGCAGGATGGATCTATTGTCCCTTATTATACGGGTGATACGTTTGGATCTAACAACGAGTCGGTGAATCAGGAAGCAGCGGCTAGCCTTCGCAAGGGTGATATGGTAAGGTTTAAGATGGATATGTCAGATCCATACACCAAGGGACTGTATGATAAATACAATAGTCTTAACGCCGTTGATCCTAATTCTGATGAGACTAAGTCGGCTTACAGAGAGCTGGTTGATAATATGGTTATTAAGATCGTGGATAGCGATGGCAATTTCGTCTCGGTGCTAAAAGTCAATGATCCAGACTCAAAAGGGAGTAACGCTGATTTAAGGAGTATGGCCTTTGAGTTATATAGGGATAATATAGGATCTGTTACTGGCGAGATTGATATACCGTTCGTAGGTACAGTTACCAGTGTTTTGCCGGGAAGACCTAATTTTAGCGTAAGTGATGATAATGGTACGTTGATGGTATCCGAGAATGATTTTACCAACGAGACGGTTGGTAAAGTCGAGAGCGTAGGATATATAGAGAATGGGGAGGTTACGATGAGGGATAATATTAAGTATAATATATTCCCGTTCTGTACGGCTATCGTCAGGGACAAGTATGGTGACTATAAAGATTCACGTATCCCGGTCGTAGCTATAAAGACAGGAAATGGAAGAAATTACCTGTACCCCGTAAGATTGAAAAATCAGGATATATCGTCATTCTCATCCATGATCGGATCGATGGCTGATAGGATTACGGAGGGTCTAGGCGGAGGCGTAAGTATTGATGATATAATGGATCTTAATAACGCTATAGCCAGATCTGGGTTGGATAATAAGACATATATGATTCCGCTGGCGGGAGATGTGGATGTTATCAAGAACCGGCTTGAAGCTGTCAGGAAAGCCGCTAACCAGATGCCTATGACCGCTGACGTAAGAGGATGGATAGGCGATTCTAGGACTAAGGAGGATATTTTGATGAATGACGTTACGATCAACATTGATCTTAATAACGATCCTTTCATAGCCCCTAAGTTCAGGATGAGTATTAGGAGGGATGAGACGTTCTTCGAGGAGACGGAAACCCCGTTCGTCAACCCGTCTGGCGTCCAATCGGGATCCGCTTCGCCTGCTAAGGCTGCCGAGGATAGGTCTTTGGTTTCCGACGGTAATGTAGTATCCGGAGAAAATGAGGCGGAAAATCCTTGCTAGGTAAATTTATTCGTCTTATCTTTGCGGCGTCAGTCCATCACCTGACGAGTAAGATATTTAAAAGTTGGTCCCTGTCGGGTGTGTGATGGCCCCGGTGGGGACTCTTTATATTATGCAACTAGATTCTTTTTTACACCGGAAGATCATGCAAGACCTACGCATCCAGCGAGTAAAGGTCTTGATGATGTTATACACCAGTAACTATTTTGTCAAGGTCAGACAAAAGCAGTTGCTTGATCATACATACGCCTTAAGCAGGGATCAGGCTTTTGATTATATGACTGAGTTCAATAAAAGACTTAGTGATAAGGTTGGTATAAAATGTACGATGGATATCCTTTTACCTACCGATGATGATAATGCTAACATCATAATCGAGCACAATGGTATTATCAAGAAGTTGATGAAGGAAGCCGAGAAGCTGGAACTTGATACTGATGCTATCAAAGTCATGATGCGTGATCTTCTTGATGAGTTGAAGGATGATATTGATCTTAATATCCTGATATTTGACGTAACCCAGTTACTTATAAAATATAATCTATTTAGGTTGGATGCCATAACCGAGCAGGAGTTCAAGAACTCTTTTGTCAGGATGGATAGTAGGAATATGGAGATAAAGAAACTAACTTTATCTGATATCAAGAAGGTGGTGGAGATGATAGAGGATAGGTATAGCTACGCTTTATATATGACAGAGGAATATGGCTGATTACATTTTTTGTAAAAATATCTCTTGTTTGTTTGTAGTTTCAAAATAAGGTCTTATATTTGCGGTGTCTATCCGTTGCTAGACCAGAAGAAGATATTAATATCGCTTAGGCGTAGGCGATAAATGAGAGTCACCGGTGGAGTAACGGACGCTGGTGGCTCTCGTTGTTTTTTTTGTATTATGTGTAATATTGTTTTGAGTGATGATTTATCTATCAGATCGTATTTTGAAAAGGTTTTAAATCTAAGTAAACTTGGTGATAAATTTCCTGTTAATTTAGATGATGTATGGCCATTGGTTTATTCGGCTAAGGAAAAAGCTGTTAGAGCTTTAGTAAGTAGCGATCAGTTTATGCAAGGTATTGATTATGAGATTTTAGCCACAAATGGCGAAAATATAACAGTAGGAAGACCTGTAAATGTTTATATGATTTCTATATCTTGTATGGAGTATTTTATAGCTAGAAAGGTTAGATCTGTGTTTAATGTTTACAGGGATGTTTTTCATAAGGTGATAAATAAAATACCATCTAGCTATTCGGAGGCTTTACGGATGTATGCTGATGAAGTGGAAGCTAGAGAGAAGGCTGAAAAAGAAGCTAGGCTTGCGTTAGAAGCTAAACGAATATCCGATAACATCATTAAAGAACAAGCTCCTATGGTTGAGTTTGCTAAGACGGCCGAAATAGCTCAAGAGACAGATATGTTGATTAGGGAGGTTCGGGAAAAGTTAGAGGCTCATGGTTATGATATAGCGGAGAAGAATCTCCGGATATTGCTTGAGGATAATAAGTTTTTCGCCAAGACCGGTAAAAGATGGTTGTTATCCCAAAGGATGATAGATCGTGGTTACGCTCGTTATAGATATCGTAATGACGATGAGTTTTATGGAACCAACACTGTTTATGTGACTCCTAAGGGATTCCAGTGGATCGTGTCTAAGATATCTAGGGAATGGATGTCTAGGTTCTTGGAATTGAAAGGTAGGGTTCTCAGTAGATCAGATAAAGATATTTTTCGCTAAACGATAAACTCCATTTTTATAATTTAGGATTGAGTTTTTGCCTGTCCGTGAGGATCGGCAGAATGATTTGTACTTTTCAAAGTAAACATAAGGTTTGTTATTATGTTGTTATTTTGGTGTCCCGTCCGCTCGTGAGAGTAGGCGGGATTTTCTATCTTTGTGTCAAAACGATTTAGTAATGGGTAGATCTTGTTATGTTATAAAAAATAAGGAGGGTGGGATAGATAATGTCCTTGCCCCTAATAACCAACCATCCGGATTATACCAAAGGGCGATGGAGGTGCTTGGCGACCAGAAGCAGGCCTTATCGGTCTGGGGTACGGCCTACTCCCCCGACTTCGTGTCTTTCTTTGGCGATTGGATGTCCATGCCATCAGAATATGATCTGGATAGTAATGGGGAACCTAGGTATGATGATGTCATGTCCTTTATCAAGCGGAAGAACTATTTCGTCGGTAATTTCATGGCCGATGAGGTTAAGGATATCAATAACACCCTTACTTCCTTGGGGGTTGATAATATCAATGATCTTAATGATATGATCATATCCAATTTCCTCTCCGGCGGTGATATATTCCTCAATAGATACAATCTTGATAGGTCCGGGATGTATGACGCTGATGAGATTGATAATATCATGACCAACAGATCAGCGTATGAGCGGGTAAGGGATATGATGAGGAGGATTGTCGATTTTATGTCTGACGGGGATCTTAATGAGAAGGATATGTATTTCCTATCCTCCGAGTCAGGTCTTGGTGATGATTATATGATATATGAGGATACATATGACTCGTTAGGGAAGAGAAAGGTCTTGAATCCAATAGAGGTAAGGGATACGATCATGAGGGCGGTAGGCGGTATCAGCGACCGCCGGGAGTTCGATCAGGCTTTCACCTCCATCCCCTACCCTTCCTTGGCACTCCGGTATCAGGAGGATCAGGATTACGCAGATCGGATGTATGACACGTATCGTAATATGACCCGTATGGAGGTTCGGAGTCAGGACGGAAATACGATTACCGACTCGTACTTCAATAGTACCACACCGTATATCAGTATGCCTAAGGATATGAAGGGTCTAAGGGATAAGGTTGGGGAGATAATCGATATGGATGATTTTAAGGACATCAAGGATGTTGCCGGACGTCTGCATGACATAGCCATGGATCTTGCCGACATGGGCGTGGATATAAGCGAGGCGATCAGCGATGAGATGGTTATATCCAGACCTGAGGATATCCGTGATCTTATGGCGTCGCTGGACGTCATGTTGTCTTCCATACAGGCCGGCAATTCGGTATACGATAGCTTTATCTCCGATCTTGATAGGATAACAGGAAAAGGGAATCCGATATACGAGGTTCAGGATACTTATTCTACTGGGGATAGGATGGTGTATGTAAGGTCCGGGAATACATCCCCTTCCGATATGTATGATAGGAGCATGTTGTATATGGGTAGGAATACGTACCATAACACGGCCCCGATAACCGACACCGATCAGGCCTATGAGATGTTGGCCGATATCGGGATAGAGCGGCCCTCGTACTTGCCGGCTGGCGTGGTTCCCGCCGGGGCTTCCCGTTCTGATATTGGTGTGGTCAAGGATAACATAAAGAAGCTAGTTATGTCCAACATCTCATCCTCGAATACCGAGAACATGATCCTTACCAGATTAATATACCAACATCCCGTGACTCCTGAGATGGATGATGTCGATATTGATCGAGAGTTCAGGAGATACGAGGCTAGGCAGGGAAAGGATCGGGATTTTATCAAATCCTGTACCTCGTTGAGGAAGATCCAGATCAAGGAAAGGTTAAAAAAATCGGATTTATATAATAATGTCTTACGTTTCCTTGATTTTAATGGATTTTATAATGTATCTTTGAACCACCATGACAGAGGTACGTTAAAAAGCATGGAGATGTCGTTGCCGGAAGGTCAGGTAAGGGATCTTCTGTTTGACGTGGCTATCGAGTCCGGTGACAGTAGCATGAGAAACCTTTTCTATCTGGATGGTCAGGATAGGATGATGGATGTCGGGTTTTACAGGTATCTGTACCAAAGGAATCCGGGCCTGCTCCGGGAGGTCAACGGCGGCGTCGAGGCGAGACCGGACGGTTCGTTCTTGGCTCGTGGGAGGTATGATGATTTCGTGTCATTCCAATCCGGTTTATATGAGAAGGTAGGTGAGACGGTTGATGGTGCGATATACAGGTTCGTTGATGATCTTATATACTCCGATCCATCATCATATCAAGAAAACATGGTACGAAGGATGGGTGACGTTACGGTAAGGAGTGACGATAACCGCCTGTCAAGGATAGAGGATGATCCCTCATCCAGTAAGATAGTTAATGAATACACTGCTAATACAAATAAGTTGATGCGAGATTTTTCGTGTAGTTAATCTCTCTTTGACGTCGTGAGACGTTTTCTTTCGAGCATTGAAACATTGAATTTATGGATTTGCATGAATCCGGGTCGTAGTGATACGTTCCGGATTTTTTGTCTTGTATCGGTTCTTATTAATCCCATTTACAAGACATTAAGTACTTTGATGATGACACATATCACGATCTTAGGGCTGTTAATTTTTGAACTTTGTAACGCCCGCCATCAGGTGGGGTTATTATTAATTCAAAAATAAATAGACATGGGTACAAGTGGAGACAAAATCGTTTTGTTAGACGGTATGGGTTCCGGTAGTGGAAGCGCCACTAACGGTTTATTATCTATGATTCCGGGTATGTTCGCCAATTTGATAGGCGGAAATAAGATGGATCCGAACTTGGTAGCGGCTTTGATGAACGGTCGTAACAACCAAGACGGTTTCGGCGGGGCTAACGGTTGGTGGTTGTGGATCATCGTCCTGTTCTGGTTATGGGGTGGCCGTGGCTTTGGCAATGGTTTTGGTAACGGTGGTGAGAATTGCGCTAATGGTCTTCCCGCTCAATTGAATAACGACTATGGTCGTGAGTTGCTGATGCAGGCCATCCAAGGTAACAGAAGCGCTATCGAGCAGATCGCTAACGCCTTGAACTGTACTACCACTCAATTGCAAAGCGCTATCTGTAACGTACAAGGCGCTATCGATAAGGTAGCTGGTCAGGTAGGTATGACCTCTCAGGCTGTTATTAACGCCGTACAGCAACAAGGTTGTGAGATCGGTAATCAAATCAGCTCTTGCTGCTGCAATTTGAGTTCGTTGATCAACCAAAGCACGTGCGCTACTCAAAATATGATAACGCAGCAGGGTTTTGACAATCAATTGCGGACGTTAGAGCAAACCAATGTTCTTCAGAACAATATCAATAACGGTTTGGCTAACAACAGAGAGCAGTCTACGAGTCAGTTTAATATCTTGAGCGCTAAGATTGATGCTCAATCCCAGCAAATTCAGAATGCTTTCTGTGATCTTGAGAAGAGGGAAATGCAGCATACGATTGATTCGTTGCGCGAACAAAAACAGACATTGGAGTTGTTCGCCGCTCAGCAAGCTCAAACTCAAAACATCGTTAACCAGATTCGTCCTTGCCCGGTGCCGAGCTATTTAGTCTGCAACCCGTTCGCTGGTAATGGCTATGGTGGCTATCCGTATCAAGGATTTAGTGGATACAATGGAGGTTGTTGCAACAATAGTTGCGGATGCAATAATGGTTGTTGCAACAACGGGAACGCAGCTATTTAATTTTTAGTCTGACGTTTGGCAGATATCGTTCTTTGATTTACTGGTAAGGCTTTCGTAATCGGATAAAAACATCCATTTACATCCTTTATGTGTGTGCATTTTATGTTTGCAACATTTTAGTATGGATGAGTGATTATATCCATTTCTATATGCTTCCATCACGGAGGGAAATGTTTCAATCATTCCATCATTGCCGATTCGTACGACAGGCATGCTTTTCTTCGTGTTTAGTTTGCCTGTTTTAGAGTTAGACAATCTTTTTCTTGTGATCGGATTGTTCATGTTCATAACTTGATTGCACCATCTTAAATTGTGTACATTATTATTCAGAGGATTTCCGTCTATATGGTCTATATCTGGATAATTATTAGGATTGGGGATAAATGCAGTAGCTACGATTCTATGGGCTGTTATTGATTTTCTATTTCTTTTGTTTTTATATAGATGATAACTGTGTCTTATATATTTGGGTCTACTTGTATTTTTATTTGGTGTTAGTATATGTTGTCCTACAACTCTGTAAGAGCAATGTGTATTTCTAACTTCTCTTTTAAGGGAAATAACTCTTCCAAAAGAGGATACCATATAAAGTCCCTCAAATCCGACTACGTCTCTCCATTCCTCTCCCTCAAAGGAGATGCTCTTAATAAATTCTTCGTTCGTCATTTTCTCTAATTTTTAAAATGTGGACTAAGTTTTTAAAAAGAATGGGAAGGGAGAACTTAGAGAAACCCTTATCAGCAAAGACGCGACCTCTGCCTATCCCAGACGCGAATGTAGTTATTTAAGATTATAAACACAGTAAAAAATATTTAAAAATGGCTTGTGTTTCTAAAATAGGGTCTCTTTATGAGTTGGTCACGAAGAACGTGGTAGTGACTACTACCAACACCATCTTCGGCATCAACCCAAGGATATGGCTGTCTTTGCCATGCGAGGGCCTTCTGCTGTTGAAAATCCGGCAGGTGGTTCCGACGACAGGCGAGACATTGCCAGTACAGATAGCTGTCCCGGCGAACAGCACCGTATCCACGGTAGGTGATGACACATGCTGCCCGGTAACCGGCGTGGCTTTGGTGAACCCGATCAACGTGGCTGTGACCGGAGCGGCTATGGTTAACAACACCGAACGCCTTGTTTATTTCAACAAGGTAAGGGGTGTATTGAGGCTCATGGATTGCTGTGTGCCTACAACTTCCGCCTCGGCGTCGGAGACGACTGTTGATGAGGAATAGGTTAGATTGGATGTCTAATGGGAGGGTATTCCCTCCCGCTTAAAAATCGAGATATGTTTAGAGACTTAAAGAAAGGATTTCAAGTATATACGCTGGATACGTCCGATGTTCCGGTATTCAGGATGGGGAATGTGGTCAACGTATCCGAGCCTAGGTTCCAGCAACCCCAGATGGGTCAGATGGGGCAATATCAGCAACTACAGGATAGGGTGATAGACCTTACCGTGGAGATAAACGGGTCTTCCATGACCTATGTCGTACCGGAGAGCAGGGATGTCGCTATGTCCAATAACATAACTTTGGCCTGCTCGGTCGATCCGATCATGAACCAGCTTAACGCCGCTAAGAGAACCAGCTCCGATATTCTCGATAGTATCGATAAGCATAGGAGGACGCTAGAGGCTTGTGATTCGATCCTTGAGGAAATCAATCCGGCTTTTAAGCAGACTAAGGATCAAGACCGGAAGATCAAGAATCTTGAGGAGAAAGTCGATAGGATGGGATCCTCTTTCGATGAGCTAAAAGAGTTGTTAATTAAAAAATTAGGTTAAGATGAGAGTTATAGATTTAGGCGGCGGCCACGATGAGGACTACGATGATGAGATCTACGATCGTAGAGGCGGCCGTGGACGTAGCAGACGTTCGGATGGGACTTACATGGGTTATGGTGGCGGAATATACGACCATTATGGCAAGGAGCATGACGGTAGGATGGATGAGTTAGAACGCCGTGAGCGTGATCTCGAAAGACGTGAGAGGGAGCTGGAACGTGACGAGCGTGAGCTTGAGAAACGTGAGAGACTCCATGAACGTGAGGACGAGATGTATCGCAGGGGATGGTTCGGTGAGCGCGGCATCCGTGACGAGTACGAAGGTACTGAACCGTATATGCGCAGGGGACGCAGGAGTCGTTACTACTGAGGAGCAGACGCCGATGACCCGGATTATAAGCGGTATATAGACACCCATGGATATCACTTTTCCAAGGAGCTGGCTAGGGAAGCCGCTGACAAGATGCTTAACGCCGACGGGTCCAAGAGAAGATGGACGATGGAGGACGCTAAGCAGATGTTCGATAAATGCGGGGCCAAGAAACCTGATAACGCCACTTGGGGAGATATCCAATATCTGTTCGCTATGTTCTATAGCGATTACTTTCCTAAGGTATTGGATTGCGACCAGAAAATAGTCAAGGCTGTCTTGGCTTATCTGGAAGACCCTGACGCCCCGGAAGGGACGGCGTTCGTAAGGTATCTGGCGGTGCGGTGCTTCGTCGGTGACACAATCAAATGGAGTGATATGATTTAGTTTGATACAACGTTGGAGAACCCTGTCGGCAATAGAATACCGATAGGGTTTCTTTTTGATCGTAGCCTTATTATGATTACATTTGTTCGAGGTAGATCTTTTGTTCATAGGAAGGGTGGGCGGGAATGAAAAAAAGGCATCCTCACGGACACCCTTCCCCTTTGGTTGAAAATCACTTAAAACATTATGAGTTACTACACTGCAAATATAGATAAATAAACATAAATAGCAATGGCTAAAGGACATTATTGGATAGAGCCTGTGGATCAGACGTTAAACGATTTTCAGTTTTATAAGGCCCGTATCGTAGGCGATCCTGAATATGACGAGAAACATCATCGAGTTATATTGAGGACTGATAAGTATTTCCCTGTTGGGAGTATCTTTCATGTCCTTAATGATAAGGAGATGTTTGTTATTGAACGGAAATTCAAAATCTGGGGCAATAAATATGTCATAAGACCTTGTGAGGGTGAATGGGAATGGGAGTCTGTTCAGAAACTTAAAGACAAGGCTATTATATTCCGTGCCGGGTTCCTGCATGGGAACGGCAGCTTCTAACACCTGCCCGTATCTACCCCCCCCTCGATTTCTTGGTGTTTATGTATATAGTTATATTTGAGCAAAAAATAAGTTTGATATGGAAGATTTTCAAGGTAAATACAATGGCAAGCAGATAGAGCAGCTTTTGGGTAAGGCTAATGATATTGATCTTACCAAATATGCTCTTAAGACGGATAATGCCCCTACCGCCACTAAATTACGGGCGGCTAGGACCATAGCGCTGTCCGGGGCTGTTACCGGTAGTGTTTCATCGGACTTCGGAAGCAACGTAACTATTTCCACGACATTGTCGAACTTCGACGCCTCTAAGATCACGTCCGGTACCATTGATATAGACAGGTTGCCTAAAGCAGCCTTAGAGAGAATGGTCGTGGTTGCTGATGATACGGCAAGGTTTAAACTTACTACAGCCACGGCTCAGGTCGGGGACACGGTTAAGGTAACGGCCACGAATAAGATGTATCTGGTCAAGGATGATAGTAAGTTGAATACCGAGGATGGTTACGAGCCTTATACGGCAAGTTCGGCGTCATCTGTGCCATGGTCTGGAGTGACCGGCAAACCTAGCACCTTCGCTCCACCTACGGCGGCGGCCTCCACCTTAGGTGGCGTAAAGGTAGGATACACGACTTCTGGCAAGAACTATAAGTTACAGGTTGACGCTTCTGGTAACGCTTTTGTTAATGTTCCATGGACAGATAATAATACGACCTATAATCAGGCCACGGCTGACACTTTAGGATTGGTTAAGATCGGTTATACCTCTAGTGGGAAGAACTATGCCGTATCCTTGGATGCTAATGGTAAGATGTATGTGAATGTCCCTTGGACTGACAATAACACGACTTACACCCAAGCCACGAGCGATAATCTGGGTCTTGTTAAGATCGGATACTCTGCCAATGGCAAGAACTATCCCGTTGTTCTTGACGGTAGCGGCAAGATGTACGTGAACGTTCCGTGGACGGACACCAACACCACATATTCCAATATGGGGGCGGCTACTTCCTCTGCCGCAGGAAAGGCCGGTTTGGTCCCTGCTCCTGCCGCCGGAGCGCAAGGTAAGTATCTTCGTGGTGATGGAACGTGGCAGACACCTCCAAACGCCACATATAATAACATGGGTGGAGCTACGTCATCGGCGGCAGGAACATCCGGATTAGTTCCCGCTCCAGCTGCGGGTAAACAAGCCTCTTTTTTACGTGGTGATGGCACGTGGGTTGTCCCTACTAATACCACATACGCCAAGGCCAATACATCGACCCTTGGGCTGGTAATGATCGGATATGCGGAGAATGGCAAGAATTATCCGGTAGAGCTGGATAGTAGCGGAAAGATGTATGTTAATGTGCCTTGGACAGACACTAATACGACGTATGGTGTTGTAGGAGCTAACGGGTCTACAGGTCTGGTAAAGAACGGGAGTACGGTAACCAGCGCTTCTGGCTATACCGCCTGTCCTATTGTCAGTGGTGTCCCTTATTATAAAGACACTAATACCACTTACGCCAATATGAAGGCAGCTACGGCTTCAGCGGCTGGTGCTGCGGGATTGGTTCCGGCTCCCGCTGCGGGCAAACAGACATCCTTCCTTCGTGGCGATGGTACATGGGTCGTACCTACCAATACCACATACGGATTGGCCTCTACTACAGCCAACGGCTTATTGAGACAGCTTAATGGTAGCACCTCTAATTTTATGCGTGGAGATGGTACATGGGCTACCCCTCCTAACACGACATATGCCGTAGCCAACGAGTCCACTAACGGTTTGATGGCGGCCGCCGATAAGAAGACCATGAATAGGCTTATAGGAGTTAATACGGTCACGACATTAGCTAACCTGCCTATTAGCAAGAGAAGTATCACGGCTACGTTATCAGCCGCTACCACCCTATCCGTGCAGTCAGGGATGCAGATAGGGGAGGAGCTGATGATCAGGTGCGTCCCGTCGGCGGCCTTCACGCAGGCTATACCCAACTCCGGGGATTATGTCAGCATGAGCGGAACTTCTATATCCACTACGGCCAACAAGCCTTTCGAGATAAATATCTGGTGTTACGCTTCAGGTAAGTATAGCATCGCCGTTAAAGAACAAGATTAAAGAACAGATTATGGCATATACATATATAAACAGGGAAATATATCCCAATCAATTAGTTCAGGACGATCCGCTTGATGATAATTACGCCAAGGGCTATAGTTATGATGATTACATTAACGGGAATCCCGCCCCATGGATAGAGCTTGGGGAGGAGCAATTGGCGTTCAAGGAGGCCAATCCTAAAGCTACGGTTAAGGAAATTATCGAGGCTAAATTGGATGACTCAAGGCTTCTTAATGAGGAGAAATCGGCTAAGTATGAGGAGATCAGGACTTATGAGAATAATAATCTTCATGAGTTTTTCTTGGATGACCAAAATATCTATATCCCTGAATATGATAGGAATAACGCTTTGTCTGATGGGGCTATAGCTGGTAAGATAACGATCATAGGTCTGGAGTTTGATATGACGGAAGGCAAGATCTTGATCGGGATGATGGATAAGTATGATAATGACCTGATGTCGGCGTTAGGAGTCAAACAGAGGGAAGTAAGCTTAGCCACTACCGTAGAGCAGGTGAGGGCTATTGACGCTCAGTCCGGCTATCCAGACAAGGTAAATATCACCATGACTTATGTCCGGCAACAGGCAAAGGAGAAAGATGCCTCCGATCCTCAGAAAGTGGCTGTCAGATTCTCCAGAATGGTGGTTAATAACAAGGCTATATCTTTATCCCCTAACGAGAAATTGGATGTTAAGGTCCTATTCCCTATATGGGGACAAGAGGGAGCGGAGTTCGGGTTGTCGGTGGATGCCGGATTCTGCCTCAGGGTGGTTAAGGACGATACGGATATCCTTTATGAGGTTATTCAACAACATACATTATCAAAGGAATGGGAACCCGGATTGGATACGGCTTCCTTATACAAGGTCATTGATAAGGAGCATGCCGGGACCATAGGGGATCCTATCCCGTATTTCCCTCCAATGGAGATATTCAAGGATAAGTATTATATCCAGAACGCTGATGTATATAAGTGTACTAGGGATAGCGGAACTCCTCTTAGTCATAATCTAAAGGACTTGATCGGGTTGTATGTTGAGGTTGTACAGGGCTAGTCGTATCTACCCCCCCCCCCTATATTTGGCTTATGATATGATACAAGTTATTTTTGGCATAATAAAATGACATTTGTAAATATATTTAAGTATGGCATCACAAAAATTTGGTTTCGTAACCGTCGACCCGGTATCAGGATCAGGAGATCAGGCGGTTAATTTCTCCGGTGAGAAACACACCGGTCGTCTTCAACGCACTATCAACCTTACGGTCACCACGAACGGCGGGGCTAAGAAGGCGTTGGTAGTTAATCAGGCAGCGGCTGCTGAGGTGGTAAGATCAGACAGCCCTAACGCTTCCGTGCAAAAGACAGGCGGTAATGTTACCATCACCGGTAAGTCTAACAGTACTAAGCTTACGTTCGCGGTCACGCCGGCTGAGGATAACGGGCTTACGTTACAGCTCCCGGCTAACTACACGGCGGCTGGAAAGACTACGGCTAACGGAGCGGTTATCGCCGACGATCCCGGAGCCGCTGGCGAGTTCGTTTGGAGCATCACGATCTCGGACGTACCGGCCAACGTCACGATCGAGGAACTGACAGCTACATTGAAAGTAACCGCCGCTGGTGGCCAGACAGCCAACGTGACGGTAACGCAAGCCGCTGGAGACTCTACTATCGAGCTTGACAAGGAGACTATTAACTTGGATGTAAATGGTACTCAACAGACGGTTAACGTAACATCTAATGACAGCTGGACATGGGCGCAAGCTGCGGCTAGAACCGTATTGAGAATGATGGGACGATAATCAGTTTCTTTTCGCTTACTCAGACCCCGATCGACTTAAGCCGGTTGGGGTTCTCTTGTTTTATTATCTTTGTGAGTAGAAGATAACTAAAGGATATAATTATGAGTGATTTGAATGTTAATTGGAAGGACGGGGTAGGCGAGGTAACGGACCAGCCTCTGACCGTCAGCCCGGGGTCCGGGACCGGTAACGCCCCCGTTTCCTTTGGCTCGGTGATGAACAAAGGCCTTGACCGTACCCTTGAGTTGGAGATAACAACCCCCAAAGGCGTTAAGAAGACGCTTACGGTGAATCAGGAGGGATGTAGGCAAGCTTATATCACGAGCGACGGGAAACGGTGGTTAACCAGCGACAACCGGGTGTATGGGGTGTTGAAAGGTGATGCGCCGTGCCAATGCTTTGATACCGGTATGCGTGGAGTGGCTAGATTTAGGATAGATGACAAAAAACGGATTTCTGTTATAGATTCTTGTGGCGATAGCTCATGGATTAAGGGACGAAGGTGCCTGGTTAAGAAAACGGACGCTGGGGTCGCCATATGCTATCTGGATGAAAATAATTCGGAATTGTTCCATGACGGTAAGACCCAAGCCAAGCTTGACGGTACCATGGGTCAGTGGATGACAGATATACCTAGTTATAGGTATAGCTATACTGGATTCAAACATGATAATAATTATGATATTATCAATTATATTACATTAACCCATAACGATGTCGATGACAATATCACCAAATGGGGAAATAAGGGGCTATTCAGGAGATGTTTGGTAGGCGTAACAGAGGCGGTTGTTGTCAATAGTAAATTGTGGAGTCGCAAAACAGGAGATGAATATTCTACGGGAAATTTAGAATCACGTTTATTTCATGATTACGCTACGGCGTTAGGTGCAGGATTTGATATTATTGATTATGAGACACATTGCAAGATAGCTCATTTATTCTACGCAAAATACGCTGATAGAAACCCTCAAGGGATGGATCGTTTTGGGACTGGAGAAGACTCGTTTGATAGAATTATTGGTACCACATCCTCGCTAGGGAATAATGACGGAAAAACTTCCACCCAAATCAGTTTCTTGGGCATAGAAGATTTTTATGGAGGGAAGAGTGAGTTTATGGGAGGAATAGGATTTTATGGTGAAGATGTATATATATATGATGGGTTTAACCCATATAAACCTCCTACTGTTGATTATCGTGTAGTGTATTCAGGAATGTATAAAGAAAGTGGAGGTATATATAAAGTAGTATGGGGGGAGCATGGCGATATGATTCCTAAAGTCATTGATATGTTTTCTAGTAACTTTCATTATTGTGACTTTGGATATATTGACGGTTCAAATGGACGCTGGCAGGGAGTTACTCGGTCTGGTTATGGAGCGAGCCTTTACAACGGAGTCGCTTTTTTCTCAGATGGAGGATCTTGGGCATACAAAGGGACTCGTATCCAGTACAGAGGAACTATGCAAGTTATAGATGATCCAGCTGATTTCATAACAATGCCGATAGGTTTTTGATTCATGGTTTTGTTTTTACAAAATTTGTAATTACATTTGTGGCGCATGTCCATCACCATGCTTTTCGTCGCTAATTTATTATAAGGGATACCGGTCTGTGATGGGATCGGCATCCCTCTATTTTTTAATATGGATAAGATAGATGTTTTCGATGTTCAGATTCCTGATGGGAGACAAATAAGTTGTATATCGTATAATAAGGTTACTTATTTTGATCTTGACGATATATGTAAGTTATGTTTTGACTCATATGACCTACATGATGTGGCTGACACTAAGGTAATGAGTGAGTTCCTGCACCGAGAGGGTGGTCGTTATTGGACTACGATAGATGGCGTAAGGCAGTTGTATCGTAGGATTGAGTGCAAGATGTGTTTTGAGGTTATAGAAAAATTAAAAAAATTATGAGAGAGCAGGAATTTGATTTCGTGGTATATCCGTTGAAGTTGATTATCACGGTAGGATTGGATTACGAGACGTTATGTAACCGTTTCGAGAACATGGAGCCGGATCATAAGGGAGAATGGGGTGATAAGGATGATATGGATAAGGAAGCGTCTTTCGTGAATCTGGTAAGGGATAGGGACGATGATGGTAAATTCGCCATACTTTGGAATTTTTCAAGCGACGATGATATAATGATGAGAAATATATGTCATGAGTCGTTCCATATAGCCATGAGCGTGTGTCAGTTCTGTAATATGTCGCTTGGATTTAAGGTCGGGGAGGATGAACATGCGGCGTATATAGCCGGCTTCGCTGGTGATTGTGTTAGCGAGTTCATCAATAGTAAGAATACGGATTAAGCCATAAATTATATAAGGAACACAAGAATATCAGCCTCCGCTTATTTGTGGGGGCTTTTTGTTTATCTTTGTCAAAAACATGAAGTTATGTCGAGTTGCGTAATTAAAAGGAATAAGGAAGGTAAGATAACCCGTGTCTTGACCCCTTCCGGCGAGGTATCCACCTTGTTCGATAAGATAGCGGGTATAGCCGCCGTAAGTGACCTTAATAAGGCCGCTGAGGCTTATATGACTATTTATAACGATAAGTTCAGGTCTAAGTTCGGAGACTGGACGAGATCCGTGCCAAGAAATAAGGAGGCTGCCAGATCCATAAGCGCCAGACTTAGCGCCAGCGAGTGGGGGCAACTTATGTCAGCCAAGGTCCTGTCCGCCATAAGCGACATGGATGCCCCAGCGTTGGCCAGAAACCTTGGGAATAGCGACAGTGTCGTGGCTTATCTTACCTCCGGAGAGGTAGGTGATGTCAATGATATGGCTGTGGTAGATACATCCACGGTACAGGAGGTGGATCTGGATTCCATAAACGAGGATAATATTGGCGATACGATACTGAAAGAGGCGTCATGGGATGATATAAGGGCTATCAGGGAGAATATAGATATTAAGGAGACAGCCCGTATGTTATGGAAGGCCGTTGAAAGCGCTTTTACCGGGCAACGACCTAATATCAGGGTGAAGGGTGGAAATATAGATGGTGAGATCATATTTTCTGGTAATGTCTTGCCTTTAAATGATATCGAGAATTATACGCCTCCATTTTCAAGATTGGTATATGATTCCGGTGAGCCTCGCCTGTTCTTTAGATCGGATGATGGCAAGGTATATGATACTTACGCCAACGCCATAAAAGGCTCGTCCGGCGGGCGGGTCGAGGCCGGGTTCTTGGCCGGCAGTGTCGAGGAGGGCGACGTCCCGTCTGGTACGGCTGACATCTCCTTTGGCTCGTCCTCCATAACCCTTAACAACAGTGATTCGTTCATCCCGGTCCTTGGTATCAGCTCAGGCTCTAATATAAGCACTCGTGGAGGGTTTGTCAATTACCTTATCAAGAAAGGTCTGTTGAGCGGGGAGCGTATAAGGTTAGGGGATAGGTATTATCTTACCGGAGCCGGCAACTCTGATGGTCTTAAGATCTATAACGCTATGGACGCCTTGTCTAGACTAAGGAACAGGTTTGGTAGTATGTCTTCTGAGATGAACGTATTAGGCTCCATCGGTTTTGATACGGAGGTAAATAACGATCTTGATCTTATCACGACATCAGGGGAGAAGGTTACGGTAAGCAGATCGGAGATAAAGGGCATGTTAAGGCAAGGTAAGTTTGAGGAGCTTAATAACAAGTATGATGGATTCATGGAGCTATCCTTGTCGTTGATGATGGAGGATAACGCCTTGTACGGAAGTAATGTCCGTGGGGTTATTGAGAACGAGAAGGCGGAGGATCTTCAGAACAGGACTGATATCACCAACATCTTATCCACGTTAGGTATTCGGGTGATGGGTATGTCTGAGTATATGGATAAGTATAAGATGCGTAATGGTGTCGAGCCTTCGGCTAGGGCCTTATCCGATATGGCTAATGGGGTTATTGCCCTGGCTGAGGGAGCTACGGTAGAGGATCTTAATGAGGAGGTGGCTCACTTCTTGATCGATACTTATCGTAACCAACAGGAGATTGACGAGGTTCTGGACTCTGTTGTCGGCACGCCATTATGGAATCAATTTGCCGGTCGTTACTATGAGGTGTATGGGAAGGAATACCAAGGGGAGGAACTGGATCGGATGGTGAAGCGGGAGATCCTAGGTAAGACGTTGGCCCAGCGGTTCGTACCGGGCATGGAACAGGCGGTGGAGGATCTGGCCTCGTCCGAGGACGCCCAGCTCTCCTTGTTTGGCAGGATAATCCGGGCTATAAGGAATTTCTTCTCTACCCAAAGATCAGACTTGAATAAGGTTCTTGATAGGATAAAGGAGTCGGCGTTAGCTGATGATCCAAGCGCATTTGACGTGCTTCTGTTAAAGGATAGCGACCATCTTATGTACTCATTATCGGATGTTGATGTGGCTAATAAGCTGATCAAGAACGGTAGGTCATTGGAAAGACTATATACCAGATTGCAGAGGATGAGGTCAAGCCAAAGCCAGAGGATCGGTGAGAGTATCTCCCTTCTACGTGATATAGGCGAGAAGGTAAGACAAGTCGGGGGTGAGCTAAATAAGAATAACAACCTATTATCCACCAAGAGCGTCATAGCGACCGCCAAGGCTGAGGTGGAGTATTTGGTCACTGTCGCCAGTAGCCTACGTAAGAGCGGAAAAGGATTGGATTATGAGACGATACAGGTTATCGATAACGTATATGGGGAGATAGTTCCTCTGATCAGGAACCTTCGTGGATTCGTCAATAATCAGGCGGCTGATTATTATGGCAGCAATAAGGTTGGTATGGTAGAGGATATGGATGATATATTACGTATGGCTGAGACATCCATGTCTGATATAAATGCTCTTCGAAGTGATCGTAATGAGGACTGGCTGGATGGACAGCTCAGGATGTTTAATATCCCGGAAAGATATTGGAATGGGATAAAGAAGTTGATAAATAACATCCATAAGGATATCAATGTCATGTCCCGGTTCTTTGGTACGCTGGAGCATAGTGGTAACGCTATTTTAGGTATGTTAGGCCAACGTCTAGCCAAGGCCCATAATGAAGCCCATATCGAAGGTATATCTAATATCAATAAGATGACTAGGATGATGAAAGAGCGTGGATGGGGGATAAAGGATAATGAGGATCTTATACAGAAGATAAATGGGAAGAACTCGGATTACCTTGACTCGTCCCGTGATTTCGCCAAATACGATTTACTATACAGGACCGAGCAGGCTAAGGCTATTATCGATATATATGATCTTAAGAATGTTACGGGTAAGACCGAGAAACAACTTATCGACCTTCTTCTATCCGATAGAGGCCTTAAGGTGAAGACCCGTGACGACATAGTAGGATATGACGGGGATAAGCCTATCACTAAGGAGGTATATCATATATTCAAGCCTACCATCCAGAATTTCGATATCTCGGACATGACGTTCGAGGATCAGCAACGGTATCTGGATACGATAAATAAGTGGTTGGATGAGAACCGAGAGAAACCTATGGTGCAGGCTTATTACGATAAGATCGAGAAAGTCAATAAGAAGGTCGAGGAAAGACTGGGTCGTAGGGTATCGCAAGCTACGTCCGATTTCATGACCCGTATCCGCAGGAGCAGGTATGTGGCTATGGATAAGTTCGTGAGGAACGGGAAGGTCGATTGGAAGGCGTTTCAATCCGATCCTATAGCTTGGAGATCTTATCTGGATATTTTACGTGATAGGGCTATAGCCAAGAGCGAGTGGTATTCCGATGGGACACCAAAGGAAGAGGGATCCGAGGCTCTGATGATGTCCGAGGAGATCAAGGCATGGGACGAGGCGTGGGCCGAGGAGTTCGGGAATACCAACGAGGGTCGTAAGGCTTCCGCCGAGTTCAAGGAGATACTTCGTGGGATAGAGCGGTCTGAGGGCGGTAAGGCGGCGTTCGAGTTCCTGCTGGCCGGTGGTCATCTTGGTTTCTCCAAGGATATGTGGGGATCCGAGGAGGGTGATTATTACGAGAATCTTGTTGATAAGATCACGGAGCAATCTGTATCATCATCAAGGATAGAGAAGGTAGAGGAGGCGATGGCGACAATAAACGAAATCAATGACCAACTAAGGCCTTTGCTTATCCAGTACCGGGATAGCACGAGATACGGGGAATATGATTTCGATAGGTTACGTGGATCCGCCTCATTAAGAAAGATAAACGAGTTATATGATCGTCTGGCTGAGGCTAAGAGCGTTATTAACGCCGCCGCTTCCGCTGAGGCTATTGAGATGGATATGCCTGATACGGTGGAGAGTGGAGTCACGGATTCTTACCGTAACGCTTTAAGGGATGCCATGGCGTACGACAAGGGTATGGATGAGATTAAATTCGCCAAGGAACATATGTCTGCCCGCTCCCGGAGTCAGGTGGATAGGATGGCCGCCAAGTTATCTCGGAAGAACCCGTCATGGACAACCGTGGAGGTGGCGTTCTTTAGAAAGAAGTACGGTCCTGACTTCAACAATAAGCTGGCTAATGATATAGCTATGGGTAAGGCTAATAGTATACTTATCGAGTACGCCAGAACTCGGCTATATCCTTATATGAGAAAATACTCTCCCAAGGGGTATTCTGGCTTTGTCAGGAAGATAAATAACGGTACGTATAAGGTATCCGAGTTCTTTGATGCCATGGAAAATGGTATATCAAAGGAAGAGAGCGTATCCCGTTTCGGGTTCGATATTAATATGATTGACTTATCGATCAATAACCAGTGGCTAGAAGAGGCCGATGCCGAGAGTTCTTTCCGTAATCCTAATTATAATCCCGATCTGGGTTATGGATATCATACGCCTAGGTTCGATAAGTACAAGAACGAGGCTTTTTTCAAGAAATACGGTATTACCAACGAAGGGGAGGAAGCTACGATCAATAAGGATAAGTGGGAGATGAGGAAGGAGTTGCTTAACATAAGCCGTAAGGCTATGGAGGACTATGATGAGCGATTCCGGAACATCTACCAAATACCACAGATATCCAAGGGCGGCGTGGAGAGGATGGTGCAGGCCGGGGTTGACCCGAAGGCGGCTATCGGCAACGCCGTACGTGATATCGTTGGCGAGAGGGTGGATGACCCTATACATGGTCAGGGACAAGACCTAGGAGGGCTTGATGAGAACGATAACAAATATCGTATGATCCCCAAATACTATCTTAGTAAGTTGGAGAACGCCGATGACGTGTCCCATGACTTCGCCTACTCCTATTCCATGTTATCCTTACAAGCGACCTCTTACAAGTATAAGAGGGCGGCCTTGGATGATGTCATGGGATACAGGAACATGATGCTGGAGACGCAATACGACGGCGGTAAGAACCCAGAGGCCACTCACGCCTATAGAATGTTTCAGGACTGGGTTAACGCCAGTATCTATGATGTTAGGATAAATAATAAGCGGGCAGAATGGAATATAGGTAATTATAAGGTCGATCTTAATAAGCTGGCTCTTATGTTTACCAAATTCGTATCCAAATCCAACTTAGGCTTCTCCCCATTCGTCGCGGCTACCGGCGCCCTTACCGGGCAGGCCAACTTCCTTTTGGAGGGTATGGTAGGGCAGTATATAAGCAAGGACTCCATGAAATACGCCTATGGGGAAGCCCAGAAGCAGTTAAGTACGTACGTGTCGGAGATCGGGGATATAAACCGCACCAACAAGCTATATGTCGTTGGAGAGGCTCTAGGCGTGTTCAATGTCCGTAACCGTGTACGATCGGCAGCGTATAACAAAATCTGGAGAACCTTATTCCGGGACCTGCCGTTTAAGATGATGGAGGTTCTTAACTCCCCGTTGGATCCGCAGGTCATTATCTCGGTCATGGATGATACCCGCCTATACGAGGGTCAGTTCTGGTCATACTCCAATTTCAAGGAGATGATGATGAAAGACAGAAATATGTCCGCTAACGAGGCTAAACGCGATTGGGAGCGTTTAAGGGATTATTCTATGTGGAACATGGTAGATGTCAAGGACGGAAAGATCGTGGCTAAGAACGAGGCTAACAAGGATATTATAGACCGATATATACCCACCTTGTCCAGTAGGGTAAGGAGTATGGTGCAGATCTGTGACGGCGCCTTGAACGAGCAGAACCGGGTGGGGGCTAGCCGGAACGCTATCCTTAATATGGTGCTGCCTCACCGTGGATGGTTTATATTGGCCGTACAGCGGGCGTATAAGAAAGCTGGGTTCAATTTCCAGACCAACCAGTTCGAGGAAGGATATATGAGAACGTTATGGAGATTGGCCGGAAATGTCTATGGCTCGATGTCAGAGGGTAGGATGGGGGAGGCATATGACGTGCTTAAGGAAGAGTATGATAAGCTTACCCCCTACGAGCAGATCAATATCAAGAGATCGATTATCAACATGGCGGTATTCGCTACGATGATGGCCATAGGACGGGCTTTGATGGGATATAGGGAGGATAATGAGGATAGCTGGTTCGGACAGTTCATTACCTATATAGGATTCAGGACGATCAATGAGATCGCTTCCCAGACATCCCCGTTCATGGAGCTTAACGCTATAGACATGTTACAAGACCCGCTGGTCACGGCCCGGAAGCTAGGTGATCTCACCGATCCTAGAAACTGGGATCCGTTCGCTACCGTCCAGACCGGCGTGTATAAGGGCGAGAGCAAGCTATGGAGGCAGCTCATGAAGTTCTCGTTTGGTAAGCAATGGTATAATATCAAGACGGCTAGGGATATTAAGCAGACATCCGACTACTGGTTGATGACCAACGGCATGACGATGGGATTCTTCTTAGGAGGCAGGGATAAGGACGAGTCCGGGGAGGACGCTAATTGGTACTTTGATAGAGGTAGATAACTGATATAGTATGACGAAAAGATAGCCAGTAAAGTTGTTTAATACAATCTTACTGGCTATTTTTGCATTCCCATCTATCCATCCCGGACGGATGGGAATAAACAATTATCAATTATGAATGCAAATGTAAGCATTTATCAAGATTCCGTGAAGGATAGTAGCGGAATTTTGACGTCTGAATCCAACGAAATGGGATTGTCTACTATTTTTAATTACAATGGGAATAATGTAGCTTTTATCAAGACCAGTTATGGTATTCTTATTAATGCCACTGATATGGCTCGCCCATATAATAAGAGACCTGTTGACTATTTAAGGCAAATATATGTAAATGAATTAGTTAGTACAATTGTGAGCCAGACACACATATCTGAGGATCAATTAGTTATAAAAATGAGAGGAAGCTCTGAAAACGGAGGAGGGACATGGTTGTATGAGGATGTGGCTATAGATTTCGCCCAATGGCTTGATGTTAAATTCAAAGTTTGGTGTAATTCTAAAATAAAGGAGCTTCTTACTACTGGTTTAGTGAAACTGCCAAATTTTAATAATCCTCCGGAAGCAGCAAGAGCATGGGCCGATGAGTATGAGGCTAGGATGAAAGCTGAGAAGGAAGTTAGATTAGCTTTGGAGGCTAAGGAAAAGATTGAGAAAGAGAAGAGGATGGTTCAAGCTGAATTAAATACAGCTATAGATACTATAAAGGAGAATGAACCGGTAATTGATATGTTTAAAAGGTCTATTCCAAGAGAGGGTGTCCTTATCCGTGAATCATCAAAATATTTTGAGCAATTTGGCTATTATATCGGGATTAAGAACATGTATCCGTTATTACAGGAATTAAAATATGTTTTTAGGAATGAGAGAGGTAGGATAGAGGCATATCAGTCCGCTCGTAATTCTGGATTAGTTACATATGGATCTGATCCTGGTGATGAATATTGGGAGGCTAAGGCCGTGACTGTTATGATAACATTAAAGGGATTTGTTAAACTGGAAGAATTGTCAAGAAAAAAAAGGAGCGTTTTTGAGAAATATGGTCGGTTCACGATATGATGCCCCTCACTGCGATTATTCTGATAAAGGCAAGGCTATTAGAGCGCTTACTGGCGATAATAGGTTCACTAAAGATATTGATTATAAAGTTTTTACCCAAAATGGTAAAAACCCTACTGAGGGAAGATCAACAATTGTATATATGATAACTGCATTTTGCGTGGAATGTTTGATAACAAGGAAAGAAAGATGAGTATAAATAAATAGTTATACCATTGATAATTAATGTAATCCAAAAATGGATTTACATAATAATAGAAGGATAGGAGATCATCACCCTATCCTTCTACTGTTATCAGCCCTTATACTTATCCACAAAATCATCCACATCCATATACTCGCACCCGAAATTTTCAGCCGTTTTCTTATCGGAGTCGGAGAACTGTCCTTCTTTCCCGGAAGCATCCCCGATCATCAAGATAGTATCGTATACGATCTTTTCTTCCTCATCTTCATCGTTATTCATGTCTTCGATGAAATCCATATACTCTTTTATCATCCCTATATTTGGCTTTCTATTGACGTTGCGTTTATTATTGCTTTCGCAGTAATAAGCACTTACGGATACATCTGTATAATCTTCCAATGCGTTTGATATGTAATCGAATTTATATTCAAACATCTCTTTGTCCACGAAGCCTTTTTCTATACCTCCTTGATTTGATATGATTAGGATGTCATCAGGAGCGTAATTTTTGATAGCCTCAAACACGTCGAGTTTTATTTTCATATCCCATATACCTTTAGGGAATGTATCCCCTGACACTGTCTCAATCAGTGTCCCGTCTAAATCTGTTATTAACAATTTACACTTTTTCATGATTCAAAATTTAAATGATATATAATTACCTATCTTATAATAAATTATTTTGTCTTAATAACACCAGCATCTTATCCCAATCCACATATCCTTTATCCGTAAGTGGAGTGCCGATATTCCTATCATCTATATAATAATCACAATACACTTTTGGTGATGATGATACTGGCTCAGGATTGTAGTTTACCGAATACAGATTGATATGATTATCCCTAAACCAGTTCACGGCATCCTGTAGATATCTACCATCTCTTACCGTATATAATATCAGAAGATTCTTATCAGCCAATTCTCTCAATACTTTAGCGGCTCCGATATTGTCTCCTACATAAGGGAATGAGTCTACTACGCATGTCCCATCAAAATCTATCCCTATTATTTTCTTCATATTATATATCTTGTAATAAATACTCTTCTATTTTCTTAGCCATATCAATAAGCATCTCACATCTAAGGTCGTTAAGATCCTTACAAAACCTCATTTCCTCCTCATGCTTTTCCTTCGGCGATCTGCTATCACTTATGCTATAGCATGGTGATGAGCATACTGGAATTGGCTTCATGACCTCTATGGCTAATTTGATAGCCTTTTCTTTGATATTGCTTATATCATATTCTTTTTTCGTCCAGATCATACCGCTATTCTGGCAATCAGAAAAATGGGCATGATCCGATTCGTATATCGAACAAATTCCTTCGTTATAAAAACAGCATCCTGTACAATTACCTTCTTTTATCTCCGGAACAGCCACGTATGTTATTCCTTCGTATATTCTAACTTCTCCTTTTCTTACCTTATTTATCTTATTCATCTTATCAGATTTTTATATCCTACACGTTTTAATTCCTCTTCAGTAGCTTTCTTCTTCGGGAACTTCCCGTGCCATTTACCGGGCACCACGACATCACGTCCGTCTGGGCTGGTAGCCAGCCTCCCGCATTCGCTGCACAGCCCCATGCCCTTGTACGGCTGTAGTTCCTTGGCATAGTCGAATTTATCCACCATATACTCGTTTGTCAACATCCAATAACTAGACGTAGCGGTATTATCAACGCAACCGCATTTAGCGCATACAAATAAGCTCATATTTTAGTATCGTTAAATGTCGTTATCCTTATCATCGTCAACCCTCTCCACCTTAATCGTCCCCATATCGCCTGAAGGTAACGTCATGTCGCTATACACGTTATTCCAGTTCTCGTCAATAGCCAATTGATGCAGTATTGATCTATATATCTGGTAGGTATTTCCGATAAGTCTCTTTCTATTGATCATATCTTTACTACCTCCATCATACCCTATATGTTCATAGTCTTCGAGATCCGGGAACAGCCTTCTTCTTATAGCCATCGAGTTGTTTGCTATAAAGCTTCTTATCCCCAGCGACTCCGTCCTGTCCATATCATCTATCAAAGTTTCCGTGGTATGCTGAAGATCCATGTCTCCGGCTGCGTATCTGCTTATGTCTTCCACGCACCGGGATATCAGCATCAGTTGTTCCCTTGTTAGGGTTATTTTGTAAAGTTGCTTGTTGTTTATAACCATCTATTTGTTCTTTATATTAATTACTTCCATTTTATACTTCTCTGGGTACTCTAGACATGTGCGTACTACTAAAATAGAATCATTCAACATGGTTGCTTTATTACCCCTATCATCTACATAAACAGTTTTAGGATAATAATCAACATCTTCTTCTTTTTTTATCCTTACATCCTATCATGATAAGAGATAGGATAATAATACTTGCTTTAATCTTTGTCATAACAGCTCCATCCCATTCTTGTATATCACGTCTCCTTGTTTCATCTTGTCTATTTTATTAATCTCATTATCAATATAGCAAAGTTGGATATTATCCATACTATAGATATCCAGAATGTTATACTCAACATAAATCCTATATTCTTAGGTATAGGATCTATTCTTCTGAATGTTAAGATCATGTATATAAATGTCTTTATGTTCACAATTTACGATATTTTTCTATATAGTTAACTATTAAATCTTTAACTCCTTTTGGGACATCTACCAGTTTGAGATTACCTTGGAATATGTCCTTGCCGTACTCATCCATAATCTCCCCGAATGAAGGATTCATGACTCTTGTTGACATAGATATCGGTTGATCAGTGTCAAATTTGATAACGATCTTCTTTCCGCCGTTTATCGCCTTTTTAAAAGCCACGTAAAGCTTTCGGCCTTTTATTATATCACAATTTCCTTTCAGGATATTAGACATATGTATGACATGCTCTTTCTTCGCATCTCCGGGGTTGTCCATAAGCTTAAGATCTCCTCCGGTATCTCTCCATTTCCTGAAGCACGGGAAACATAGACCGTGATTTGCCTTGGCGTGTCTAGGTATCATCCTGCTGCTGCCGGCTGGGATCGTATCGCCACAGCAGATACACGTCCTATCCTTGTTGGTGCGCATCGGCACATAGCTCTTTATCGGGTATTCTTTTCTTTTATACATCTTCTTCTGTTTTCAAAATTATCATCACCATACTCATAATTAGGACAAGCTTTGTTGCTTGGACGCCTTACGTATGTTGTTTGTTTCCTATTATGTTTCCTGTTAGGGTTTATATAATGGTCACACACCTGCCAAATAGAACAACATACCTTGCCATATCTTTTCGCCCATTCATTATCATGCAGATGTACGCATGTGCCGCAAGTCGGGTTCTTGAGCTTATCCCTGTTGTTATCTATAATATCTTTAATCTTATCGAGAATAACATACATATTCTCAATATCCATATCATTAAATTCATTTGGTACTGGGAGATACATTATTGAGCTTATATCTATATCTATTCCCTTTGACTTGTCGTAAGTCGATTTGTATTTCCTTACCATCAAATCTTTTAACTGATTTACCTTCTTCTCATATGTTCCCATGTCTCATTCGGTTTTCCATCCCTGTTTCCTTAATAAATCCACCATCATCCCTTTTATCTTAGGGCTAATGGCTTCGGTAAGTATATCAGCGGCCAAGTTAATAGAGAAGCTTGTCATTCTAGATTCTCCTATATACTTCTCGCTGGTAACTTCTTTCACATAGTCGTGAATATCCTTGATCATTTCATTTTGAGATCTTAGGAGATCCAGTATCTTATCGAGTTTATCATTCATCTTTTTTCTCGAATATACCTGACAATAACCAGAAGACCACTATCAAAAAGAAAAATAGCCCAAGAGCCTCATCCGGATAATCATGCATCGCCTCTAAGATACTTCTCATAACTTAACATCCATTTTACCGATTATACGATAGAAAATATCCCTAGTCAGCTCAATATCGTAAGTAGCGTCATGAAGCTTATTCTCGTCGATCTCAATACCCATAGTTCTGGCTACGGTCATCAACTTAAAGTTCTCCATATCGTTTCTTACACCCATCAGGAATGGTGTCACCATAACATATACATCCATACAGTTAGGATAGAACCATGATCCGAAATACTTATCCCCACATTGGGTAAATAAAGCCCGTAGGAAGTTGTTGTCGAATCCGGCGTTGTTATACCCCACCAAATACATTTTATCCCTCTTATCGAACTTATTCACGTATTTGGATAATATACCAACTAACTGCCTGTACCCTTCTTCCATAGGCTGATACGACTGCACTTGCTCCAAGGTAACACCAGCCACATCCAGCGCCTCTTGCTCTATCGTGGCGGCAGGGTTCGGGGCTAGGCGGATGTCGAACCTCTCAGTCTCCTGCCCGTCGATATCCACGATCCCTCCTATTTGGTGTATTCCGTTTCTCCAGAACTTAACCCCGGTTGTCTCTAAATCGAAAAATAGTAATTTGCTCATGTTTATTTATTTTGTTAATTTATCGTTATCTAAGAGCTAGTCGTGAAATGCTTTTATAATATATATTTCCATCAACTCTTTCACCTTCAAAGAAGTATATCCAATATTTTAATGAAGAACATCCAAAAGCAAAGCATAGATTATCTATCGCATATCTAAAGTATTTCTTGCCTGAACGAAATAAGACTTGAAATTCTTTGTTATTTAAATGGAGTTTCTTTTTGACTTCTCTTTTATTCATGTTTATAATTTTATTTTAAATATTTCTTAATTTTATCCAATGCCTCATAGGACAGATAGCTGTCTATGGCCTTATTGCTATTCACTTTCATCAACTCATCAAACAGATCTTTAGCCATTACTTTCCACTGCTCTCCCCAATCACGGAGTTTCTCGACCTTTGACCGTATGTCTTCGAAATAAGAATCTACATCTGATTTAATTGATTTTGAATAGTATTTAGCATCATCCTCATCCCCATCCATAATATAATCACATTGTGTTTCGATATCTTTTATATGACTGTCTATATCACTACACATATAATCAACAGGTCTACGTATATTGAATATAGCTTCTGACGTAAGGCCGGTTATATCTTGTATGTCTTTTAAATTACCCATGATTTAATCAATTAAATACCAACCATCCACCTGCAAATCCCATTGCGAAAATAGATAAGATTATAGATGTGAATAATATCCAATCTTTTGCGCTTAGCTCATTATTATCTCTCTTTATTTTCTCAAGATAATCATATATAGCTGTATAAACAGCATGGTGAATATTCTCGTCTCTAGCCCTTACGATATTATCATATTCATTATATCCTAGATTATGGGTGGCGCTTTCGATCCTCGTATTCCCCGTAACTTTTTTGTTTACATCAAAATCGAAACTAAATACCATATCAGTGGTTAGAGCGCTGGCGATTTTGCTTTTTATCTCATCATTACTGAGATTAGCATCGTGCACTAATCGCTCATAGTCTTTATCGTCAAGAATTATCTGTTTTTTAATGTTCATATCCCTAATATTTCTGCTACATAAACAAATCCATAACATATATAATTATCAGCGTCATGCTCACCCCAATTCACATGCCATACGACGGCGCACGGGAAATATAATGGCATATCCTCAGCCATAGGATCCTCTTTGAAGTCATCAATGTTTATCTTCTCCCTCCACCTCCACAGGTCTTGGATATCGTTCAAAATTAATTTCTCCATAACTATGACGGATATTAGATGTTAGTAATTCAATAGCTAAGCTGATCATAGCTCCCGCTTCAGTAAGTTGATTCATTTGGGCGTACATTCTATGCTCTGCACTACGATAAGCCTCTCTACTACTTATGGTGTCTAGTAAATCATCTATAGCGTTTCTAAGAAGATCGGTCATCCCATGCCCTCCTATGCCTTTGAAATAATAAATATCACGACCAGCGTAAAACATGTCCTGATATCTTTTAGCTACGTACTCTATTCCGGATAGATGGTATTTTTCGTTGTCTATCTCCACCTCTCCTTCTTCTATAGCTCTCAACAACTTCCAATCTATCTTTACATCAGCTTGACGATTTTTTACCTTTACATAGGCATATCCGCCATAATGAGAACCCAGCGTCCTCATCGTAAGTTCATTGACTTTTTGTTTGTCTCCATCCATAATAATCTGGTTTTTAATATTGATACAAAAGTAAGATTTAAACAAAAATAAAAGCATGAATAATATAAAAATAATATTAATCATGCTTAAATATAAATATATCCCTTCTAGTTCTCACGGATATACGTATTCGTACTCATCTGGAGGAGATGTCTTGTAGTTGTAAATTTCATAGAAAATCATAGAAATAACTAAGATATCCTACTCCATTTTAGACGCTTCAACACAACTGGCAACCCGGTTGCTCTGCGTCCGTATAGCCGCATCAACTCCTACGGCTTGTATATTTATTGCAGCGTTGAGATCCCTGTCGATCTCCAAGCCACAATCTTTACAAACAAATGTTCGATCCGATAATTTTAGATCTTTATTCTTCCAACCACATCTTGAACAGGTTTTCGAGGATGGGTAAAAACGATCTATAACAATCAGTTCTTTACCATACCACCTACACTTGTATTCAAGTTGGTTACGGAACATTGAGAAAGAAGTGTCGGATACAGAACTAGCAAGTTTGTGGTTCTGTAGCATACCGGAAACATTTAGATCTTCAATGCAGATAACATCGTAATTATTTACCAACATCGTGGTCAAATTATGCATGTACCATGAACGCTTGTTGGCTATATCACAATGAAGTCTTGATACTTTTAGCCTGCATTTGTTTCTTCGATTACTTCCTAATTTCTTTCTCGATAAATGCCGTTGCATCCTTTTTAACTTCGCTTGGTTCTCACAAAGAAAATGAGGATTTTCAACAGATATTCCGTCAGACAATGTAGCCAATGTTTTTATTCCAAGATCAACTCCGACTGTTTTACCGGTTTTCTGTTTATAACACTGTTCTGTTTCTACAAGAACTGATACGAAGTATTGACCAGCACGGTTCTTTGAAACGGTACAGGAGATAAAACGAGCGTTATCCGGGATTTCACGATCGATAACAATCTTAACCCATCCGATCTTTTCGATCCGGATCTTATTGTCAGTGATTTTAAACTTCGGGAACGGCAATCTAAACGACTGGTTGTCGTGTTTATTTTTGTAATTCGGTTTACCGAGTTTTTCTTTCCTGTTCTTGTTGAAGTACTGTTTGGAGAACTCGATAAAGTCACGTTGCTTCTGCTGCAAGGTGGCTGCCGATACTTCATTTAACCAAAGTTTTTCAATAACAAGATCCGACTTTGTCGGGAATTTCGGATTAGGGTTTGTTTCTTTATCGTATGAGTTAAATGAGTCAACACAAGCATTCCATATAACACGAACACATCCGAATGTTTTTGCAAGAAGTTCTTCTTGTGTTTTGTTCGGATACATACGATATTTATATGAACGCTTTATTAGACTCATCATCAATTCATTTTAATATATTAAATATACAAATAATTCTATGATTTTACAATGGATTACTATCGATTTTGTAATTATTTAATCATACTTGTCTCCTCTTCTGTATACTAACGCTACCCGACAGTCATATTTTTTGCTGTATCCTATAAGAGGGACATTAGCCATAGGCGGATTATCCTCCGTTTTGTATCTTATTCTTGTTACTTGTTTCATGTTTTCATGGATATAAATACTCGTATTCTTCCGGTGGATATGTTTCAAATTCAGCATCATACTTCATGCAGGTGTAGTACTTATCCCCTCTCCTGTACATTACTTCCCACGGACAGCTATATTTTTTGTTGTATCCTAAAAGAGGAACCCCTTCTATAGGAGGCTTATCTTTCGTTTTGTACCTTAATTTTGTTATTTGCTTTATGCTCATATAATCTTATGTTTAAGTAATTCCATCATCATCGAAAACAATGTGTCTACAAGAAGTTTCTCGCTACTCCAATACATAGGAATCTCATCTATATCTCTATACGTTACAGACCATGCATGTTTTAGCTTATAACATTCTAATGTACAACCCTCTATCTCATATGGGAGCAAATTCAGCAACGTGCCTACATCCCAAACAGGGTTGGATACGTCTGGGGTAACGACCTCCGCAAGGCTTACACGGCCCGCGTTATCTTCCATAGAATAAAGTCTATCTACCCCAAGTGACCTGTAGCCGCTGGCGGTAGAGATAGGGAGGCCGGCCTCGACCAGCACCCTTCCCTGTTCTTTTGTGGTGAATATCCTTTCTTTCATCTAATCCTTGATCTTTTTTTCTACAGTAACAATCGTATCATTATGCCATCCCCCATGAGCCACGAGAAGAATCTCCTGCTGCTCGAAACCAAGCCCGGCCCCTATACCGCCGGAGTTCCACGCGCAGGTAATGACCACCCCTCCTTTCTTGGTGATCCTAGCTATCTCCTTCTTCTGCTTAGCCCAATAACTAGATTGCGTTGTTTGCATATTAACAGCACCTCCAAGTCTTTTATACGATTCAGATACCTGTCTCGCAGAATATGGTGGATCATATAATACCATATCAGCTATATTATCATCAAGATGACACAAGAAGTCCGTGGCATCTTTATGATATATAGCCTTAGTCTCAGGGTCAAGATCGTTGGTGATCGTCCCTATATCGCTGTTTCTGGCGAACGGATCCACTATAACCATCCCCTCTTCTCGATATTTGTCTATAAGTTCCCTTATCGGTCTTATGCTGAATGTCTCTTTATTCGGCATTGACCATTTTTTAGTAATTATCATGATCTATGAAGTTTATCCCATTCTTCTTTATCTACTCTTTTACCTTGTATATAAAACAACTGTATTGACCCATCATGAGTGTAAATTGCTTTAGACTTATCATTTTTTAATCTATCGAAAACATTACCAAACCTCTGTGATAATTTCATAGATTGATATTTTTCAAGAAAGTTATATTCTTGATCTGATAAATTTAATTCCTGTTTAATCATTTCCCTGCTTTTGCTCATACCAAATTTGATTGTTTATTTCCTTTTTGAAATTTAATTTCATAATACTTCTAGATATAGGATCACATATATCCTCCCACCAATTCTTGTGCCCTTTTGGTGGATGTATATCCTTTTTCCATGAAGACCCCTTAACTGTTTTGACTCTTCCGTATGGCTTTATTTTGCTCATGTTTATCACATGTCACATTAGTATCCGTTTCTAATGACCCGAACATAAGCTCATCAGTAATTTTGCGAAATTCCTTTACAATATCATTTATCTGCTTACGCTCTATGCTTCTTAGCAAATGGGCTATCACATCCACTGTCCATCCGTTTCCAGCTAAAGACATGGCCGTATTCGGGGCTATCCCATCAAGGTAATCATCCGGCAATGTCTGTAGCCTACACATCTCCACCGGGGTCAGGTATCTGAATTTGTCTTTCATGTCAAAGGCGTTAGGATATCTTCCGGGAGGTAGTGATGAGATTACGTTATCTTTCATGACTGTTGTCAGGCAATTACTTTTCTTGATGGGAGTGGTATTCTTATCTTTTCTTATCTCCAGACATTGCGTTATTTTTATGTCCTTGTCACAATCCTTTCGATACCCGTCCTCTCCTATCCTTCTACCGACAATGGTCCCTATATATCTCCCTCTTATGGCTCCCGGATTCCAACCCTTGTCATGCTCTAGAATATCATCCAATGATATATGTTTGTCTTTCGGCATTTCTACCGACCAATTGCACCAATAAAGACGATGCCGGGTCTGTGCCGAGACCAAGGCGCTATCGATCTCCACCGGCTCCACGCCCAGCTCTTCCGTTATCACCCGGCGATGCTCATCCCGCATCCGGACGTTCTCGCCCAAGAACAGGACCTTACCTTTGGTCTCCTTCCTTAAATGCTTTACGATGTCCGAGAAGCAAAAGAAAAGCCTTCCACGAGCGTCCATGAACCCCTTACCCTTACCTGAGCTGGAGAAGCTCTGGCAACAGAACCCTCCCATGACCAGATCTATGTCTTTCCAAGGGATATCCCATGTTCTCCAGTTATTAACATCCCCTAATTGAATAATATTAGGAAAATGTTTTTGACTTACCTTTATGCATGTCTTGTCTATCTCTGAGGCATAGTAAGTCCCAATAGGTATACCGGCTCTTTGTAATGCTAGATATCCACATGATATCCCATCAAACAATGATAATACATTCATATTGTTTATCGTTTATTTATGCAATTCTATAGCAATTGTATCATCAAAATGATCATTGACTATATCTCCCTTCTCTTTTATAGACATATCAGATAAAGAGGCAGGGTAGGATGTTATATAATCATTCGTATTTATAACAACCCTTATTTCCTTACTCTTATCCTTGACAAGCATCAATTCGTCTATCAAATCTTGCACTGTCATATTTTTCTCCGCTTTCATAAATCCTGTTTTTATTTATTTTCATGGTCTAAAAATATCCTTTGCGATCATATCAAGGGATATTTTATGTATCTTAGGTAAGACCTTAATCAATTTAATGCCAAAATTTTCGCCTCTCTTAACAAAAGTCCATTTACCATATATGATTCCATGCATCATATTCTGTATTACTTCCTTACTGTCTGTCAAGAATACTTGGTAATAGACACTTTTGGCATAATTAAAATCCTCCCCATGATCATTTGCCGGTCTTAATATCATTACAGCCGAAGAGCGTCCACGAACGAATCCGTGTATCTCAAGGCATTCATCAAACTCATAATTATCACGTTCCTCATCATGATCATCTTTAACCCACCTGCATGGTCTCCCGTCCCTAAACGGGATCTTTAACTGTTTCTTTGCCATAATTCTTTTTATATTAATTGTGATATTACTCTAATAGCATAGGAGCCGTTGGTCTTCCTCTCATCACTTGGATAAAACTCATTCCCGTTATAAGTCATTAGCCATGCTTTCTCGAAATTATATTGGGTGCTAGTCCAATAACTTGTAGTGCCTTCGTCTATATCCAATCCATCGATAAGAGACATGCATCTATTAATCTCATCTAAATTATTTATGATCTCCATCCATTCTCCCACTGATGCCAGATATCCCATTTGCCCGTTCTTGAATTGAGTAACAGTACATTCATAAGCAGCACTAATATGCGTATATTCCGCTATACTTTGTGTGTTTTGAAATCCATTAAAATCTTTTTTAGCTTCATTACTTGATGTTGCCGTAGTTACTCCTCGGATCAGTCCATTCGTATTAGACCAGCTTCGATTCTTAAACTCAATACCTGAAATAACGAAGCTGCTGTTGTTGCTTATCAACGCCACTCCTACGGCGTCGTTTCTCCACGAATAATTCCATTTATCACGAGTATGCAACTTGCCATTGGTGTGTAAGATATATATACCGTTTGAAACGGTTTGACCGCCTATCATCCTTCTTCTCATATTCTTCTACTTTGCTGATGTATGTTTATAATTCTAAGTTTATCATATTCTTCAGTAAGAATCCCATGATCAAACAATTTGCTAGCGTCTATTTCAAGATCCCTATATTTGTCAGTTATATTGATATCAGCCCACATGTTCAATATCCCCTTATCATCCAACTGCATATGGATAAAGCCTTTTGCCACCTTCTTCCCGGCTTTAAGAGCCTCTACGTCTTTATCGGTAATCTTTTTCATGCTTTCGATATTTTATCATTATAGTTAAATTCATCTTTCATTCTGATCTTTATACCTCCATATGATAATTCCTTATGAGCTGTGACAAAATAATCAACCGCATCTTCATCTAATAAACTATGCGGGCACCTTTCCCATACAGGACTTTGATCTAGATGATCCCATGTGGCTACAAGTAACCTATTCTTGTCATTATCAATAGCTATTTTGTATGTCCCTGTAGTAGCCTTACGTTTAATGATCGCTCCATTTAACATCTGTTTTTTAGCCCAGCTCCATGAGCCTCTCAATCCAAATGTTCTTATAACCCAGTTATTTATCTTCTTCATTTCAAATTATTTGTTAAAAGTGTAATATAAATATAAATACATAAATTGAATAGGGCTATTCACCATGCCCTTATCAGTAGGATCATCGTATTTGTCAAGCCAAAGACGAAGCGCCTCCCAATCGATATCCTTACGGTCACATACCATGCAGGCTAGGTTAGCCCCGAATAGTTCCCCGTCGCCGCCCAGCGACTTGTTAAACCTCTTGGCTAGTCTTTCCTTGAATCCCTTATCATACCATATCCCGGAAGTAGCGGCATAACAATAATAAGCGTTGTATTTCATTTTCACGCCCATCTTCTCAAACAATGGTGTATGCCATATCCGATCTAAAAAGAATACTATTCCACGATATATGAAGGTTCGGAGATTCTTCCTGTATTTCTTCCCTAAGAAGCTATCTACACAAGATATAGTCCCGCCTGAATAATACCAATTATTGGCGCCTCTCTTGACCTTATCCGTCATCTTGAACTTATTTTTCCTATCCTCTACTCTATCCCAAGGCTTTAATTTATCCTCGTTAAATGTCGGGCAATAATGATAGTAATGATTGATCCATGACAGATATGGGTTGTATATCGTGTATCCATTATCGCTGACATATGAGTTCATATCATACCCAAGCTCCTTGGCTAGAATAGATCCCTCATCAGCTAATACCTTCAATATCGGGTTCAAGTTCCATATCTGATCTTGGCTGACGAACATCGAGTAGCATGGATCCTCATCCTCCCCATACCATCCTCCCATCCCGCTCACTATTTTATCCAAATCAAGTGAATAATTTTTCCCGGATGAAAAGTCATCTCTAAGGAAAAACCCTCTATATGGGATCATGTCATATACACCCGGTTGATCCTCAAACATATGTTTAGCGTTCTCGGTCAATCTGATCAATGTTTGCAAGGCGGAAGATATATCTATGGGCGCATATTCACACCTATAGACCTTATTATTTATCCAAAGATATTGAAGGAGCTCGGCTATATTAATAGTCCCGTCCTCCACATATCCCGTCTTGTTGTCGAAGTTTATTTTGGCTAGAGGTATATTACTCCCTTGTGGTTGATCACTTTTTTCATTACAACAATACACGAACCTGTCAAAGAATATATCTTTCCAGCCAAAATATTTATCACTTAGCGTCATGAGCCTATTTCTTATCGTATAATGACATGACGTTAATAAGATCAGCCTTTCTGCACATCCCCTCAAGTTTATTAAAGCCATCCATATTATCTCCACTGACGATAATAGTAGGATATACCTCTATACCGTACTTGGATATCTCCTCATCCGTGGTTTTGTTCTCCGGGATCTGGTTTAACGTGACCTCACCCTCATACTCCTGTAACGTGTTGGCGATAATATATCGCATGTAATCGCTGTACTCAGCGTCTTTCTTCGTGAAAAAATCAATTCTTACCATTTTTAAATAGTTTTTAATTTGTTAATAATTAAATCCGCTGTAAATATAGCATTATCTACCTCATCTATACTCATCTTTCTCCCATCGAAATTGTTAGATAATAAATCCTTAACAATCTGATATCTACGCTGCTCCCAATTTACGTCTACATCAAAATTCAGATTCTTTACATAATCATAATTTAATTCATTATAACTGTAACTGAGATACTTAACTATCGGGAATAGGCTATCATCAATAGTGCGCTTGATTACATTAACGTATTTACCTGTTCTTTTGTCGATAGCTCTTAATCTCTCATCTACTACTCTTTTTCCTGACTCTTCCATTCTATAAGCCCTTTGTTATGTTTATCGTAATATAATAACGCTATGGCGTTCCAGCATACGGCGGATAGATGCATGAATCCCTCCTTATCATATCTCTCCCCTTTCGTATAAGCGACCAAGTGTCTCATGAGTGCACCTAGATAACGATTGAACCCATCAGGTATATCTTGCCATGAGTTATCAGCGTACTTCTTGGCTCCTTCCGTATATACCCTCACGATATCCTCTATCTCAGCCAAAGGAAGAAGATCCCACCGGAGTTTACCGTCGACCCGGTCGTCCTTCCCGCTGCCGTCCTTCCCGACGAACGGTGCGTCTGTCGCTTCCCACTCATTGGTATTACATAGATCCTCGCCGATAGAGCTATAATCCGTAAGCTTATCGACCGTTTCCTCATCAATAATCCTTAATTTAATAGCCCTGTTTAATGATACAACCATTTCCTCGTCAGCCCAAGCATATTCATATGATGCTTTAAATAATGGGCCTAATTTCATCATTCCTGTACGATCGGCGGTTTCAAGTACCTCAAATACATCACCATCATAAACGACCTTGTCGTATTTGCTAAATTCCTCTTTCATTTTAAATTCCTTCTTGTTTTATTATTATTACTGGATCATCATTAAAAGGAGACATTATTCCAATATGCAGCAATATGCTTCGCTCATCCCCATCATTCTTTTCTGCTTTAAAGCCATTGATAACACATTTGTTACTAGATATAATAAAATCGCTTGTATCAGGATTATTTTCAATTGTAACCCATCCCTTTTTAATCGGTTCATGTCTCTTTAGTTTATCAGCATCATCTTTCGTTAACCAATATTCCTCAAAAACAGTATCCGGATATTTGGTCTTTATTTCCTCGTAAGTATTATACCATGTCATATTTTCATGTTTTAGATTAATAAAATTCGCTAAGATCCCTGCATTCTGGTGTCTCACCTGTTATGGAATAAAGCTCACCAGATGATAGATATACGCAATTCGAGGTCTTCCCGTCTCTCCACTCGCTTTGCTTCGTAATTCCGCAAATAGCGCAGCGTTGGATCCCCGGCCCCGCCTTTACCCACGAGTGCCGTACGTTTTTCTTTCTTGTCCTGTTGGTGTCGTCAAGTTTTCTCATGATCAATCCTCCAAGGCCGTTACAATTTTATCTTTCCCGATAATAACCTCGTTCCCGCTTCTTACATCAAAGCATCTCTCACCCTCTGCCTCCTTGAAATAAAGAACGCCATTGTACTCGAATAAACCGAAGCCGTAATCGTCTAGCTTCATTTTGCTAAGCTTTTTGAACTTATATACGTTTTTCATATTCTCCATATTTTTAATATTTCCTTCATTCATATAAAATATTGATGCAGATATTGATATTATTCCTATAGCTATCATAATTAATCCTCCGTGGAACATACCTCCATGTAAATCATCCCAGCCTTTCACCATTACAGCTATGGATAACATAATCACTGCCATACTAAGCAAGACCCATATCATATCACATTTTCTTTGTCTTTAGGAACTCCATCATATCCTCTGCGCTAAGCTGGAAGCCTGCCGCCGCCTTATGACCGCCGCCACCGGGATTGGCCTTGCGTGCCAGCGCTGAGACATCCACCTCCTCCTTGGTGGTATAGAACGCGCATCTGAAGAATCTGCCGTTCCAGCAAAATGGCATCATCAAATCATGTTTTCTAGGATCGTACATAGACTCGAATGTAGTGGAGTTAAACTCCGTAGTATTCATACATATCGCCTTGTATCCAAATATATCTGCCTCGAATGAGAACATCTTCATTTCTCCTCTGTTTTTCTCGATGATATATTCTATTATGGCCTCGCCATTTCTTATCATATCAGAAACAAACTCGCCATTCGCCTTGTTTAGCACCTCCCTGACCATGTCAACGTCAAGCCCGCAATACCCTCTCATCCCATATTGGAATGAAAGAACGTCACTCCATTCGAAGCGATCATGATCCCATACATCATAAGCGCTCAATAATTTTACCACGTCAGGTGTTTCGATATCATCGAAAAGATATTCCCACGTAAGCTCACAAGCCGCCGTTCCGATACGTCTTTTGCCTTTGACATTATAGTCTATCATAGCATCTATCACCGTCTTATGGTGGTCTATCCATGTGACATCTATCCCCTTGTTTTTCCATTCGTCGAATAAGAATCTCGTTCTATCGCCAAATGATACGTCAACTACAAATACCTTATCATACTTACTAACGTCAGGTATCTCCTTCCCGTAATTGTAAGGTAGTAGATCAATATCCTTTCTCTTAAAATATTTATTTACTATGGCCGCTGACATTACACCGTCAAGATCAGCCTCATGATATATACACCCTATCATAATCATAGTTTATTGTTTTTAATTAGAAAATCTATGTATTCTTTTATTTCCTTGTTTCGATCATTACTCCAGTCAAAAGTCTCGTTTATGAATTTGAAGTACGATACTGGGATCGAATGAAACATCCATCCACAATACTTGCCGAATGTCATCAACGTAGAGCCAAGGGGATGATCCGGTCTCCCGGGGATAGGGGCGGCGGTCACGCCCTGCGCCAGCCCCCTCCTGCGATCTTTCTTGGCGGCTTTGATATCCAGATCTGTTTTCGTTACCTTATCCCCCATCGGGATATTAGTTATTAGCTTATCGCCGATAAACATTCCCCATCCATACCCCTTGTAGTTCTCTATACTAAGTTTCCTTATATCACCGAACCTTGACGAGTTGTTACAACAATCAACGACCAAAGCACTATCCTTTCCGTCTTTTATACGGACTGCCCTTCCAAGCCACTGATAAAACGACGAGAACGAGAATGTCGGCCTTCCTACTATCACGCAATCCAGACCCGGATGATCGAATCCCGTACCGAGGGCGGAATAGTTGAACACCACCTGCGTCCCACCTGACTTGAATCTCTCGACTATAGCCTCCCGCTGCTTCTTTGGCGTGCCTCCGTGAACTACCTCCGCCATGCCAGCGCATATCTTTGCGTTCATCCATTCGGCGGCGGTATTGCAGCTCTCAACAGAATCCATAAACACCAGTATAGATCTGCATACGTCTTTTAATACCATCAACCGACGTAAAATAAGGTTGTTTAAGCCGTTTTTTCTCACCGCCTCACTAATAGACTCGGCCGTATATTCGGAGCCGTTAGAATTAAGTTTAAGGGCATCTCCATTGAAATCCCATGTCTCATATTTAAGAGGTGTCCAAAATCCTTGCCTTATCATCTCCTCCACCTGTATGACATGGATTAGGTTCTTGAAATATACCGGTCTCATACGAGTGATGAAATTAAGCTGGGAATATGACACCTGCCCTATCGACATCGTTTTAAGCCTGCATGGTGTAGCGGTAAACCCTATCACCTTTTTCGGTTTCAGTTCATTCATGAATGTCATGAACTCACTGCCGTCCTCCGGGCTATACCCGGCATGAGCCTCATCTATCAACACGTTCCTGATCCCCATCTCCTTAAGCTGACCAATAACTTTCTTGACAGATCCTAATGTGGCGTATATCATGTTAGATAGTTCTTTCTTGCCACAGGAGGCGGAGTAGATGGTAGCCGGTATGCCATATGATGTAAGCTTATCATAATTCTGCTGTAGCAATTCTTTTGATGGTTGTAAGACCAGTGTCTTATCTCCCATCAATCTGGCCGCTTCCGCTATCAACAAGGATTTCCCGCAACCTACTGGGCCTATAACCAATACCGGATCATTCCTATCGGAATTTATATAACTTGAAATGCTTTTAACGCATTCCTCTTGATATGATCTTAATTTATATGCCATCTTGATATGTGTTTATTCATGAGCCAGACTTTTGTTAAACTCCTCGATCTTGTCCCTATCCGTCTCATTAACCATCTCTGCCTCCTTACTGAACACGTCATACCCCTCACGGATATTATCCCCTACCATATTCTCTATCATCTCTCTCATTTCATCGCTCCTTACGGCGAAGGATATCTGGAACGATTTACTTGTGCCTTTCATCAGGTAATCAATCTCCTTCTTACATTCTGCCATTAACCGATCCAGATTATCGAACTTAACGAACTTGGAGTTGCCATTGGCTTTTCTTACCCCATCCTTGAAATCCTCCAATATCCCGTTAAATACATCCGCCATACACATCATGGAATGTAGCCATACCAGCATATTGAATTTATATTCATTATCAGCGTTATTCATCAAACTCACCAAAGACTCGCTTTTTGTCAACATGATCTTCGATTCCCGGTCTACGATATCCTTTATCTCCTGCCGGTATTTCATGGCGCCAACGAAATCCATCTTAGAATAACATTCATTTGATTTCTCTACCAATTTCCTGATATCCTTTCTAGACATCAGAAGATCCAATACCTGTTTTTCTCTTTCGTTTCTATCCATAACCAATTATTTATTGACACAAATATAATTAAAGCCTAGATGTTTACCTAGGCTTTTTAATAAAGTTATTCTTTTTTATTCTTTCTTTTTGAATCATCCCAATCCGATGAGTACCTGCATGTCCCTTGTTTATGGATTGAGAAATCGCACCAAAAACACAAGGGCTTGGGGCGGGGTTCAAGGCAGGCCGGCTGGCGTCCCATGAGGTAGCGTGTCTCATACTTATACCCTTGTTTGGCGTCGTCCCAAACGTGAGCTTGATAGCTATCTACTTTATTTGTCTCGAAATCATACATATCAAGGAGAATATCGTTAAGTTCCTTGACCGATCTCTCCACTTTCTCCTTATCTACCTTCACGTTTTGATTGTCCAGCATACGGGTAAAGAAATAGCTACACATATCCGGAAGTACCTTGTATTTCCTTAGTATGTAAAAGGCGTATATCGGGTGCTGGAGATTGTGAAGCAATTTATCCTTATCGAATAATTTTCTCCCAGACTTCCAGTCTATCGTATACATAGCTATCCTGTCTTTTGTCTTATACTCCCCACGCCAGTCCACCGATCCTATGATATGTACCTTATCGTACGTCACGCCATCCAAGGTAAGTGGCTTGGGTAGCTTATAGGGCAGGACGAAGTCCTCCTCCACGCCGGCCGGCCTCGACCCCCGGATCACCTTCTCCATTGGCGTAAGATCGGACCATGCCTTCTTATAATTGCCAGCAGCATCCTTCTCAAACAACCCCACAATCCATCTTATTAACCTAGCCGCATGTTGCATAGACTCGATCTGGGATTTTACGCTATCAAAAGGAATCTGTTCTATATCGGCGTAGTAATTGAAAGCCTTACTCATATCCTCATAAGAAGGTCTGCATCCGTTCTTGAAGAAGTACTCCATCGTCTGGTGGATAACCGTACCATATGACGTAGCCTCGTGCTTCTCCGTGGATCTGTGACCCTCCACGTAAGTCTTATACCACTTATACGGACATTGGACAAACGTGTCTATCTGTGAGTAGGATGCGGCAAGCACCTTCTCGCCGCCTATGGTCTTACATAGCAAGTTATTCTCCGGAACGATCATAAAGCCTCTCCGTATTTATGTCACGCTCATATAAATCCATCGAAATATTCTGTAGGTTATGCAAATACCTTATCTGGATAAGCTCGCTCAGGTCATCCTCCATATCCCTAAGTCCGAGATAATACTCGTCGCCAAAAACCTCCATGGTCATCCCGTGTCCACGATATACGTCCCTATTCTTGTCACTCTTAAAACCGATAGCATCAAGAAGGTTATCGTCTATCTCAATAGGCATGACATCATCTTCCCCTGAATACCATTTCATTATCCCATCATCAACCTTACGTTCAAGGATTAATGATCCACTTTCATTACACATACCGGTAACGCACCCTACTCTCCATATATCGCCAGCTTTGTCTTTTACAAGATTGCCCGGCCTTAACTCCTTAACTGAAATCATATTCTTCCTCCTCATGATCGTCATCACAATCATCGACAAGAGGGGTCTCTAGCCCCTCTTCCCAATCATCATATCCGAAATCCATTTATTTGTCTTTTAGATAATCATACAACATACCCATAAGCTCTCCTACCGTCAATTCGTGATAAGGCTTGACGTTAAGTGCCTCATCGGGTATACATTTACCCGTTTTCTTTTCCACTTCCATTATGACTTCTACAAAATCAAGGGAATCCATAGCCATATCCGTATCCAGCTCATCCTCGTTCATTATCTGAGCGGCATGATCAAGACCATTAAATTCACCCATCTTCTCGAATATCGCCTCCTTGACTACTTTTTCAACTTCTTTTCTTTCCATACTAAATCGACATTTTCAATCTTCTACCTAATTCTTTTTTTATATCTGATATCCTTTCGATATCCATCTTAACATCGCCCGTAATGGAGTATTCCTTATCCATCCTCTTGGGGGGATCCGGAAGCCGGCTTATGGCGAACAACCATGCCAGTTCCTTGTTCTTGTTCTCCCTAAGATATAGATCGGATGTCATGCCATACATTTTTATGATCGTATCGAATAACGTTGATTCCGATAAGCTCATATGTACGCTATAGACATTTGATGGCTTCCATATAAGGTTATCCAACCTCATCGTATACTCACGTTTAAGATCTATGTGGGATATTACGGCTCTTACTATAGGTTCTTCCTTGAAGTTAGTATTAGCCACGAACCATACGAGCCGTTTCTCTACCTCCTTGATAGCTCCTGTATCCTTACCCATATCGTTATATACCCCAACGATACGGTCCCGGATCCCCTCGACCTCCGGTGTCAGACCGGGTGTCTCTATCAGCATCAGCAGCGATCCTCCCCTTGGTGTTATCTTCCACTTCCCGTTCTTTTGAGGCTCGATATAACCAGACGCCTTATAGCTGTCTATTTTCTCTTTTGGAATGACGTCAGCCATCTCCTCCTTTTGCCTGATCATCAAAAGATACCCGACATCGGACATTGTTAATCCTGATGTCATCATCTGTTCAAAATTTATATACATATGTAAATAAGTTAAAATATTGACCTAATCTTTCTGGCTACCCTCTCGACTATATCGGGATGATCATTTCCGTTATATATATCTATTAGCGTATCTATTATATGTAACCTTATGTTTTTCTTTGATGAATGAAACCAAAAATCTCCATTTTTTCTGTTTACAGGTTTGAACATCTTCAGTTCTGGTATAAGATAACACGCCACACATGATCTTTCAGCAAGTGATAATTCAACCGCTGCCTTTTCTATTGCTCTGCACATAAATGTATAATTATCATTCTTTATTAGATCGTAAGCTCTTCTCAACACCCTAAGGGCGTCTGCTTTCGATAATCTCTTTCCCTTTTTCATACTGTTTTACCGTATAAGATTCATTAGCCATACCAACTCTACCAACTGATATAGATTGATTTATAGATTGGTTAAGATGCCCTACAACCGACATCTTAGCCCTAACCGTATTGGCGCATCTTAGAAGGATTCGATAATCCTCTAACGCCCTCTCGTATCTTACGTCCACCCTAGCCCTTTTATCAGCATCAGTCATGCTCTTACATGTTCCGTCCTCCCTCAGGCTTATAGCGATCTTGTCCCGTATGATTCTGATATCATCCTCGGCTATCACCAGTTCGGCGTCAAGAACCCCCTTGTATGAGCTAAGAAGATCCTCCACCGCCACAACTTCCCTTTTTAGGTTCTCCAATTCCAATATCATTGAGTTGTCATTTATCCTTTTATACTCCTGTACTTTATTGGATACCTCATCACAGATACTCATGATCTCCTTTTCCCGTTCCCGGTTTATGATATATCTGATGCTGTATTTAGCCATTTCCTTTAACGAGGATATAATTTCCTTTATCCCCATCTTATCCTCAACCGACAATACGGTCTTCAAGAACATTTCCAGCACCTTTATCACTACAAGCAAGTAATTATGTCTCAATCTCATGTCAATAAGGTGTTTCGTCATGTACTATATTGAAATCATCACTAGGCGGTATATATTGTTGCTCCAACGGGATACTGGGAGGCGGGGGCGGCAGCGTCACCACGGTCGTGTCCGGCTTGCCGCTACCCACGGGGGCATCCGAGCCTCCCGGTCTTTCTTGGCGCACCACCCCTCCATCAGGATAATATCGCTCATATCCTTTCATGATATCTACATGTATCGCATCAATCTCCTCTAATGACCGTTGACGGACCTTTACGATATGATGGAATAATAATCCATCCACACGGAAAGATCGCCTTGATTCACTTTTAAAACGTTCCAGATTAGGATACCATCCTTGCGGGAATTGCATGTATGAGGAGTACCCGTATCTCTTCGGGATATTTAACGCTACCATAGCCGTACATAACTGTCCCAATGTATCTGATTGATAAAAATCAGATTGCTTTGGCATATGATCTTTTGGATCCCGTCGTCCTTCGATATCACGATTGAGTTGGGATATTATAAGAAAGAAAATATTAGGAAAAGTCCTTTTAGCTATATTACACATGGTTATCAACGAGTCGATATTTCTTTTGGCATCTCCTGAGCCTTGTATCAGGGCCGTATGATCTATAGACACGAATACCATTTTTTTATCTTTGTTTATTGGCATATACTCATTCCATAGAAAATTTTGAAGCTCATCTACGGTTGATGGTTTAGGGATGTATGTTATTCTGCTAGAGTTCTCTTCTCTAAGGCATCTCTGCATTTCTTTTACCTCATCTTCTGACATCTCGTTAAGGAGTATATCTTGTATGTCTTTCCCCATTTTTTTTGATAGTGAACGTAACATCAAATCTTCTGGGTTCATCTCAAACTCACATCTTAACCATACATAATCATCTGCCTGTGGATTGATATTGACATTCATCACATTGCTCATGATCTTCTGCGCCAAATAAGACTTGCCGACTCCGGGTCTAGCTCCTATGGCTACCGCATGCTGGGGGTAAAACCCCCCCAGCAAAGCCTTGTCCAGATAAGGATATCCGGTATGAGCCGGCAGAAGTTCCCCCGACTGATACTTTCTTATTCTCTCATAGGCATCCATGATGATCTCCTTGGATGACCTCCATATCCTATCCTCACTCATCCTCTTGCGTTTCTATCGCCAGCCGTATCGGATTTAGATCCTCTGTTAGCTGATCTTGATTTATATCTTAATCCCTTAGCCGTATGGCATAGGTCCTTCCCCTTCCGATAAGCCTTCCCCTTCAACTTATCGGTCTTGTAGTTCTTGCGACCCAATTCCCGTCTCTTGGCTTTCTGCTCAGGTCTGGCGTTGATCTTCTTGTCCGTCTCAGCCTTCTTCTTTCTGGCTTCCGGATGTGTCCTGTAATATTCAGTCGATCTCCCCATCCTCTTCGTCCTCCTCATCATCAAAATCTATATTCTCTTGCATATCCAAATCCTCTTCCTTTAAAAAAGATGGATATTCCAATCCCAGACGCTTAATCATATACGAATATGGATCAGACGCAAATTCATCTGGTATCTCCCATGTGCAAGGGAATGTACCTATTACCTTTTTAAATTTATCGGCTAATTCGCTACTCATCCCCATATTAACCATTTTATTATAAACTGTAGCTTCTACGCTACTTACATTGCCCCCAACATAAAAACCTGTTGGTTTGTGAACAAAATAAACTTTCTTCATTTTACATGTATTATTCATTTTATTAAAGGTATCCAATTTGATTCGATACTCAAATGTTCCATTATCATTAGCTCTAATGCTCATATTTATCCTTCTTGCGATCTCCATAACTCATATCCATATCACACACCACCGTATCGGTCGTGTCGTTTACCACATGGAACAGGAACTCCGGGCACCCGTGGCAGGCGTTGCTCCCGATCACCACCGCTCCGTGCCTAGGGCAAGCCTTCTTTACCATGGTTCTATCATATATCCGTATATGATTATCGCTATACTTTTCAATATATCTCATGGTATTAAGTAGTGATGGCAAAGACATCTTATATGGGGATACATGTTCTATTGGTATATCCAATTCACCAGATAGGCTTTTGTAAATATCCTGCACATCCCGTTTTGTTCTATACGCAAATATATTAATCTCAGTCATTGCCATATCCATACTCCTAAGAAGATCCGGCTTAGCCAGCCTCCCCATCGGCTTCCCAAAAGGATCGGATCTCATCCAAGCCCCACACTTCTCGCACCCAACTTGCTTTCCCTCCACCGTATTTATCATAGTGGATGGGGCCTTGCAATACGGGCATACGGATCCGTTTAACATAGCTTTCTGGGCTAAAGATAGCTCTCTCATGCCTTTTCTTGTATTTTGACATTAAATAGATCACAGAATCTATTAAAATTCCTGTTCTCTATTCTCATATCCTCCTCATACCTGTCAACTGATTTGATGAAATCATTATAACAGTCCTCGCACATCCATTGATTGATTACTGCTACATAATAGCCCACGGATGTAGGTCTGTTACACATATCGCAAATACCTAAGCACCCATATCTGGTGAGCTTATCCATCATCTCCTGTCTTGTTATTTCAAGCACCTTGAATTTCTTGTAATTGTCAACTACCTTTGCCATTGTAAATTTGTTTAATAATAAAATAATCCGCTATATCCATTCCCTCATTTATATTGGGTTTTGATTCTAGAAAATTACTTATCTCTATATTCATCCCCCTCATATCCTTGTCTACCTTCTTTCTCCATTCGTTGAAAGCGTCGCCCTTATCCGGGTACAGGACTATCCGCCTCCTACCCAATGTCTCTATCATCTCCCTTTTCAGCATATGGATACCGCCACAGGCCATAAACAACCTACTAGGGTACACGATGTTACAGATAACAGCCGTCTTCTCTGACTCTACTATATACACCGGAGCGTCATTGGGACAGAAGTTGATAAGAAACTCCCCGAACAGGCATTGCCTAAGCAGGTAATCCTGACCGTCCAGTATATGCACCCAACATACATGATCCATGGGAACCTTTACCCTCTTCCCGTCAGGCCCGTAGTCCATTATCTTCCCGGTCCGCACTACCCAATTCTTATCCAGTTGCCAGAACACACAGCACTTACCCCAGTCCCCGAATCTCATCATCCCCACCTTATACAAGCTAAATGCCCTATTGGTATGATACGATCCGAAGATATTGGATAGATAATCCTGAAGATCGGATGTCTCGAAAGGATTAAGCGTCTCAAACATCTTGCTTACCGGAATGCAGTTGGCTATATCCGGATCCATAGGAGGTCTGTACCTCCTTAATACTTTGTTTGAATCGGTAAAAAGATCATTGTTCCCAAGTTCGCTCCCTGTTGGATATTTAAAGTAACCACATTTATTTTTATGATCACACACCCCAAACTGCTCTCCAACGATCTGACCGGTGGTTACGTCCACGTACGGCGTAAAACACTTATCCTTGCCGCATTGCGGGCACGTCAGCTTCCTCCTTGGTTTGCTATGATCCAGCTCATACCGATGAACGCTCTTATTGAACTCCCTAAATTCCATCACCCTCTCCTCTCATTCATGACTCTATATATATAGTCCCTCAGCGGCTCTTTCCTTACCAACTTATTAACATCAAACTCGCCTTCTATATCTAAGGATCCGATTCTTGATGTAACCGTATAATTAGTTTTCTCGAACTTATACTTTCCTTGAAGATATACTACGGTAGCCATATTCAATATAGGGTTGTCAGTCTGTCTCTTCAACTTATATTGGCTGGTCTTTGCGGTAGGATCACCCGGAGCGAAGTTATATATCTCCTCTATCTCCAATATCTTTCCATAGTTCTCTAATATCATTCTTCTATATAACTCAAGTTGGAAAGCATACTCGTCATAGAAATTGCCTTTCCTGTTTGATTTGAAGTCCAATATAGCGAATATCCTCCTGCATCTCTTTATCTTCTTTTTCTCCGTCTTAGGCTGACCTTTCTTGGCTCCCGTCTTATAGAACTCTCCTGTCTCGACCTCTATCTCCACCATCTCCGGCTCGCTATCCATCTCCACCACGGCGTCCACCGAAGAAGCCACCTTCAATCTGCTTGACCTCAGCATCTTTTCGATCAATACCGGTTTAACATGTCTTTCCTTGCAGAATATAGCGAATGATATCAGATCCTCTATCAGCTCATCAATGTTATCCACTAATATCCGCTCCATCCTATACTTGTCTATTCTTAGCTTGGCTTCCTTGACCACCTTCCTGATCCATGTCGGGATCAGCTTTATGTTAACCCCTGTCAGATACAACCCAAATAGATAATGCATGATAGTACCCAGATCAGCCCTGTAGTTAGCGTACTCATCAGGATCCTTACCCTTGAGCCTCATCTCATTCTTCCACTTCTCCAAGGCTCCGGACGTATCACAATACCCATTGGCGATATTGTTAGTGGCTCCATCGTATATGATAGGATACCCATCAACATCCATCTCATAATACACACGTTTGCCGGCTACAGTCATTCTATATAACACAGGTGTCGGGATATCCTTTATCCATTCAGCGGCATAATACTGTTGCTCTGTCTCCAGATCATACTCAACCTCCATCTCCTCATTAGGCTCGTTTTTAGGTTCCTCAACAGGCTTTTCCTCCTCAACCATATCTTTCTTTTGGATCGTTGACAAAACGTCTAATATGCCAAAGAAAGCGGTAAATTTAGGATCTGTATGATATGATCTTAATATTGGTAATGATGATCGCCAATAATATGATGGCGCATTCTCGTCCATTGGCTTATTATGAACAAACTCTATTACAATGCCATCATCCGTGATAACCACACGATGTTTTTTGGATAAACGGACTCTCATATCATCAAACGATTCTTGATCGCTTATGACTTCCATATCCATTCCTTTCTTATATATCGTATCACTTATAGCCTCGTATCCAAGAGCTAGAAGTAATTTTTGTTTTCTTCTATCCATGATAATAATCTGGTTTTTAATTTACCATCCTCCTCGACTCTAGGTGCGAGATCCCTCATCCTTCTGGCTGCCAACAGCCATACGTTGCCAAACTCGTCCAAGAGCCGGCTGAAATCCATCGTATCTAATAGATAATCGAATCTTGTATGCTCATCAGCCGTCAAGTAGATAATGTTATCATTATCCTCAGCAACTGATTTATATTTCCGTTTAGGGTATAAGTGGCATATGTTGCTTACCCCCGGGCATGGTATGTATGCGCCGGTAGCAGATCTCCTTGTCATACTCAATCTAGCCACATGGGCGCCAAAGAAAACGGCTAGGCTCTTCCCCTTTGGCTTGGCCTTCACCCGTATCGCCGCCCTTTCCTTTGGCGGTAGCTCCTTGGCTCTGCACGCGGGACACAACCCCTTACTCCTTATGGTTACCATCCTCCCACATCTCTCACACGGTAACATCCTACCTCTCATGCCTTTTTCTTTTTATAACTTTTGTTGAACTCCATAAGGCTCATAGCCCTATACCTCTTAAGCCTATTAATCTTACCCTCAGTCCAATCTTGATCCTTGAAGTTGATGATCGTATCGAATATCTGAGCTAGTTCCCGGATATTAAAACTCCTATTTTGTATCTTCTTATAGAACCCCGATCTGCTATATCCTAATTTAGAAGCTAGATAAGTTTTGTTAGACAATGTGAGGATACGATAAATCGTACCCTCCATTTTACTTATCTCCATCAACTTCTCGGCTATGGACGACGTGGTTTCGTAGCTAGCTTTACTGCCTACTATCCTCATTTTTCTCCGGATTCCTGATCTTACCATCAAACTCGTAGAAGTCCATCAGTTTCTTCTCTTCCTTGATACAAGTGACAACGAAATCTGATATGGTTCCTTTCATGCCTTCCTCGAAATTCTTTTTGGCATGATCAAGGTCATTGGCCCGAACGATGTAGTTAAACGCCTTGCGTTTCTCATTGCTCGATTTCTCGTCTATCGTAATATAATCAGCCGTGACCTTATAGAACCGGTCTCCATCCATGGCAAACAATTCCGCTATCCGGAATCTCTTGATATCCACGCTAAACTCACCGGAGATGAATGGCTTCATCTCCTCTATGATCCTAGCCTCACACTCGGTATAAGAAAAGGCATCTACCAAATACTCTTCCTTTACCTTCTTCTTCATGCCGTTCTCGGCATCGGTCTCATAAGAAACCGTACATTTAAACCAATTGTGCATTTTAATCTATATTATTGTTAAACAAAGGATAATCTTTTATTCCTTCACGAATATATCTTTCCGTATCATCATCCACGTCATAAGCCTTCTTGAAAAATATCATAGCCTTATCCGTATCATTATCCACCAGTGGTAGATATTCCCTTGCAAAAAGCGACCTAAGATAGTTCATATTATCAATCCTATGTCTTATATCGGCTACTTTATCCCATATCTCGGCCCGAATTTTACTCATTTTCTTCATATTTCTCTCATATCTCTCTAGCTGGTCTTTATATTCCGCCTCAATCTTATCGTTCTTATCCTTGATAGACTTATAGGTCTCCTCGTCTTTCGTATCAAACATCGGAGTATGTTTGATATTAATTATATCCAATTTGCTGTATAGCTTTTCATTGGATACGGTGAAATCATATCTAGTCCTGTATAGATCAAATTCACTTAATAACTTAGCTATCTTAATAGCATCATTCTGATCAAGAACGGCTATATTCAAGCCCTCCAAATAGTAGAAGAAATGAGATGGAGAAATAGATTTATAGCCATACGTCTTCATGACTGGAGGCTCATCCATAAACCTGACACCTTCCTCCGCACATCTTATTACGACCAATTTCTCTACCTGCTCATCAGTAAGATCATATATCTCCTGATCGGTCATCTTATCAATTGTCTTCATCATCCTCATCCTCCGATATCGTTATAGCCTTTGTAAACTTTTGTTTATAGACCTCACTCATAAGACAGGCAAAAGCCCTATCATCCATACTAGCCATAGTATTGGCCTCTACCGTCAGATCCATCTCGATGTTCTTTACCGAGATTTCACAGTTATCATCATCTTCTTTATAGAAAATGACTTTACCACCATACTCGAAACCATCATCTTCGATCTTAACCATATCGATGATCTTCTCCAATTCCTTTACAAACTCACTCTTTTTCATATGTGTAATTTTTATGTGTCTACAAAAGTAGACATTTTGTTTTTGAATTAAATTAAATAAACATTATTAATAGTTAATATCATCCTTTCTCCTATCATTCATGTTTAGGTATATAATTACCTTATTATATTTTGGTAATTATATACTTTCACATATTGCCTATCCATCAGCCACCCGTAAGGACTGCCACCAAACTCCCTGTCCATCCGCTCCGCCGCCCCGATGATCGCCTTTCGATTCCCGAACGAGAGCCACGAAGTAATGAGCCCACTGACCTCCGCGTCCCGCCCGGAATACCGCCTTGGGAACTGGACGGGGTCGCTGGCAATAAAGTCGGCGGTTTCGTATTTGTCCGCCATGCATTTCGGCATGTCTACAAATTTGTCATTCATTGTTTATCCCTTCATTTGTTCGCATGCCAATCTTTCAAGTTCCGGTGTAACGTTGGTATTCATTATGCCTTTCAAGCAAGGGCATTGTCGCCAGACTATATCATAAATCTTTGACAATTCAATCAAAGCCTCATTGTTTGATTCAACTGTCATAATCCAATTGTCCGGCGATATCTCTATCTCCCTGCATGGTATTTCTTTCTTGCCTTTTGGCATATATCCGTTCTGATAGTCTTTTACATTACATCTACCAAAATATCTTCCAGTGAGTATTCCGTTTTCGTCCGTCTCAAACAACCCTCCTATCCATCCTATCTTATGGATGTTCTCCGTCCACGTTCGAGTGGCGAATAAAAACTTTTTTACAGGAACTTTTGAAAATGCATCAACATCATGGATACTCCCGTCCGGCTCTTTGAATATCGATGATTTTCTTTTATTCTGGCAACTCCCGTCTAAGCCTATTTTTTCCCATTCGCCATCGTCAAATCTCAAAGGAGAGATTATATCAAAACTGCAAAGTTTCTTGACGAGATTGATTTCAAATGGTGCCGAGAATCCGCTGTTACCATGAGAAGAGAACAGCGCGACAGCTTCTATTACCTGTTCGCGCATCCATTTGTTAGGACCGTCCTCTTCTTTGCTATATCCGGCTAATTCCAATTCTCTTATCGCATGTTTACATAAATTACTGTTTGCGATAATATACCGAAGAGCCTTCTTGTTGATAAGGCTCTTCTTGCTCATTTTCTTTACAATTCTTCTACTCTTTTTCATGTTTAATGTTATTTAATGCTTTAATCACCAATCTCCTCTATCATTCGTATTGTGCCATGACCATCTGTTTCGCGAAATCTTTGTACGCCACTATTTTTCGCAGGTTTGCTCGCATTCGTATTTCCCCGATACCGCCGACCGGAGACAAGGCGCCTGTATTAACACCTCTTCCCATGTTTATTCCTCCTTGTTATATAATTGCTTGTTTTTATATTCCAACATCCTTCCCATCCTCTTTAACCCAATTAACTGTATCGCAATACCAACAATACCCTGTCTTGGAATCCTTTTTATGAGAATGGGATCCACATGTGGCGCACCAATAATTATCATCCATATTGTATGTATAACTTTCATCCTCATGCATTTTGGCTATTCTAGCTACCCTATCCTCCAGCAGATCCTTTAGATAATGGCATTCGTAAGGTCTATCCTCTTCCTTTAATATATAAATATCGATATCCATCATGCTCCCCATCCTGTCCGTACACATACACTCGGCGGCATGGCGCACGTTCCCTTCCGGCATCCCCGGAACTATCTCCCGGATCACCGCCTCCATCTTCTCTTGGTATTCGGTGTCTACCTTGACCACCAAATCCTCTAATTTATCTATTAAACTCATGATCTTTTTACTTCTTTGTATATGACATCTGTATTGTCTTCCCTATCTATATTGCAACAACAAGAATACATGCAGTAATAACCCCTGTTATTAAATACACATCCATCACAACTGCTATCATCAATCTCTATTACCTCCAATTCTATTTTCTCCATGCCGGTATTATATTTAAATATACTACCTATCTTATGATATCCTATATCCTTCAAATACCTTATATGATTATTTTCGTTAAATAATCGGTTGATAAATACATCCATTTTATCGTTTAGACCATTTTTATCTAATAACCCCTCGCACTCATTTTTATTAAATCCAAAGGATATCATAAAATATTTTGCCATATCAAACCTTTCCAGTTCCACCAATTTTTGTATGCATAGCCATATTCCTTGTCTTATGCCTTCTTCTTTGGCTTCTTGCACTCTATCTCCCATATTATTTTGTATTAATTAAGTAACAATATTTCTCTTCGCTCTATTTTGATCATTGATGGATTATCGTCATGATCATACCAATATAGATACCATATACCTCCTCTATTGGCCTTCCACATCTTCCCTTCATATTCCCCCGATGGGATCGTTACTGAATATTCTCTAAGACCCTCAAAGGTTTGTTTGGTCATTAAAGCGTATTCCTCATCAATTTCTATGTATCTCCTATGGGGCTGTTTCCATAACATCCCACGTTTGTCTGTTATCTTAGGTATTATATTCTCTCCATTCATGATGCTTTGTAAATTATGTATTAACTATTGTATATCTAACACTCTCCCCATCTTCCCTTTCGCATCCCAAGCAACCTGATTTTACGCAATCATATATATAATTTTCAAAAGCGCATCCCGAACATCTATCACACTTATCTACTCTTAATGTCATTTCAGACATACCAACTTTATAGTTAAAGACTTCCCCTATTTTATGATACTTAATATTTATACATATAGTATCGTTTTCACTTATAGTACTGCCTTCACTTATCATATTCTCACGTCCAAACATATTGTCAATAAACTTAATCATCTCATCATTGAATGATTCGCTTTCTTCTTGCAGCTTCCTACATTCATCCTCGGTCAATCCACAAGAAGATATCAGCTCCTCCGCGGCTTGCGTCCATCGCCCGTCGTGGGCTAGCTCCTGAACCGCCAGCCATATCCCTTGGTTCATGCCCTCCGTTTTTATTTTATCTAAAATATTTTCATTTTTCATATTCCCAATCATTTAAGTACTTATTTCTTACGATAATTTCTATATTGTCTAACATCTTATCTCGTAATACCTTTTCTACCGTCCTTGGAATGACGTTAAAATCTTTTTGTTTAAGCTTATTCTCCACCATAACCTCAATCCACCGCTTTATATTATTATCATCCCCGTAAGTATTATTCATACACTTCTCAACATATTGTCTTATATCAGACCTAATTGCATTGATTATATCTTCCTTGGTAAGCCCAAGCTCATTATGGATATAATTCTTTATCGCTTTATATTCTTTACTTGTTTTTGTACTCATATTTATCCCTCCTATTCAGTCATTTTTTTAACAAAATTTTCCCATAACATATCAACATCATTGTAATGTTTACAACAAGCATTCTGTATTCTTTCTATCAACTGGATTAACCATAACTGAGTTATTCCGTAACGAGTCTGAATTATTCTGCATAGGTTTATTTTTATTATCTCCATGTCATCAATACTAGGAGATGTGTTGTTATCATCACATCTATCTAATATTGTTTGAATTGTAGTCAAATAATGATCCATATCTTAAATTGTTAATTATATTACCATCTCCCATTTCCCGGCGTAAACAGTATCTCCCCTGTCCTCACCCAATGATTCCAGTTATTTTTAAGTTCATCAATATCATACGCCTCAGCCGACTTACCGTTATCAGATCTTTTTATGACCGACATAATACTTTCCGCTTGCACGCTCCAATGACTATAACAGTCTGTCCCGCATCCGCACGCCGTGGCTCTCCCGTTATCGAACTCCCAGACCAGAGGCCGGAGGCCGCATCGTGGACACGGCAACCATTCCATTGGATTCTCCGGCTCCTCATAAGCATCAATACACTTGTACTTATATCTCTCTACCATTATGATCAACCATTACAGAATTGATTTAATCTTTCGATTCCTCATCTCATTCTTATCCTTAAACATCATTATCCTATTAACAATTCCCTCCGATTCCATGTACGTCGAGAATCCATGTATTCTTAGATATTGGATTGCTGATAGTGATTTTTCTAATATTTCCTTATATTCTATATCTGTTTTAACTGCTTTCCCCATGATCTTTTCCCTCCATTTCTTCTAATATGATTTTAACCAGATATACTACCTCGTCTATCTGGTCGTAATAAACATTCACCCCATCAACTTTATCATTGTTTTCATCATATCCATCAACCATCAAATTATCTTCCCCCGATAAATACACGGATGTTATAGATAAACAAATCAACCCGTTATCGGTAAAGATCCTTATTTCAGCCGGAAAATCATCTATATGGCCTACGCTACTCACATCAAGATCAAGTCTCCCTGTTCTCTTGATCAAATCAACCATAGCTCCATAAGCTACTACGTTCGCATTTAATAGCATTTTATTTAATGCATTTACTCTTTCTACGTCCTTCATAATCTCTAACCCCTTTGTATTACATTGTTATACGTTATCCTATTATCTTGAATCACTTTCATGAAATGATCTTTAGTATAAGCAAAATACCCCAATAATGGCAAGCATGATTATAAGCCAGATGAATGCGCTTATAAGACACCCCTCACCAAGATTACCCATATCCCTAAAGAATAAGTAATTAAAAAATATTTTCATTCTATTCATAATAAACTTTATTTAATGCGTTTATTCTTTCTACGTTTTTCATATCCACCCCCTTTGTATTACATCGTTATACGTTATTCCGTTATCTTGAATTAGTTTCATAAACTGATCTTCGGTATAAGCCAGAGATTCCCCTCTGTTAGCCCTCTCTATATTCTCACTCATCATCCCTATAGCCTGTATTAAGGCTGTTGAGGAGTTGGCTATCAATTTAGCCGCTTCCATTATCCTATTATCGTCCATAATCATATTACTTTAACTTCCTCGTTCCACAAATGTCTTTCATGTACCATGGTTATTCCTATCAAAATCCCGGTATCTTCTCCCCAATATTCAAGGGTATATAATTACCTTATTTATAATATTCATTATTCTCTATCTCCAAAACATCTGGGGACAAATAGTCTTGTAACTCCAATTTTCGTATTTGGACAAGACAATCCAGATGTTCAACATTCATTTCTTGCCTATCTTCGTCTACCCACACCAACGTGTCGTATCCATAACATTCTGGACACTGATCGGCTCCACATGGAAGAAGCATTTGCGCTCCACATTGAGTACATCTTACCCAGTCACCATGCCGTATTCCTTCGTATATTCTTGTTTTCATATTTATTGTTTATCATTTATAACATTTACTTCTTCGCTCCACAAACGTCTCTTATATATCGGAGTGATGCCAATCAGAATGCCAATATCTTCTCCCCAATATTCAAGTATTTGATTCCTGAATTTGTGACGCAACTCTTGCGTCTTCCCCTTATCCCTATCATAAGGAGAGAAGTCAGATAATCTTACTGTCTTCATATTCTATTTAAACTTTTTAATTTTAGATCACTTAATGTTAATACCTTTTTATCCAATAGATCAATAAGTAGCATCGCTCTCGATTCTACCTCTGTATCCCCAAATCCACTATACACTTCTGTTTGTGGATTGTAAGCATCGTATCGAACATAGGCAGCTTCGTAGTATTCGCTATCCTTATTCGGGAAATATTGTGTCAACTGCAACCAGTCATCCCATATTTTTGATTTACTGATATTTATCATACTTGGCAGTATCTCTCCAAGTTCATGACTCATATAAGCCGGTATGAGGTCTCCTTCTTTTCTATATGAATATCTCATTGTATTTTGTGTAACTGATTCTGTTTGGGATCCCCCTCCTTTCATCTCTTTCACAAAATAAAATTCCGACTCTGAATTTACACCCAACTCATGCAACTTTAGCGCAAGCTCATAAGGACATATAAAATTTTGATATTTCATGTTATTCTATATTTTCGTTTCTGTAATCCCCGGCATAGTCCAACCATACCCTGTAATCATTTCTGTACTTGGTCGCCTTTATTTTCATATTCCGGGATATACTCTTATTCACATTTTCACCAAGTACACTCCTTAGCTCCTTCTGTAAGACCGCCCCGATAAGAGGATAGACGTCCGAATAATTGCCTTCACACTTCTCGAAATCTATTACCTTGTTCCCTATTGCCCGTTCTAATGCCTTGTCCATTGCCTTTACAATGGATTCTTGCACATTTTTATATCGATTGATAAAATCCTGTTCTTTATTTTCCATTTTAATATGTTTTTTACAAAAAATGTTCATTACCTTCATAAGGAATACAATAGATCCATCCCGTCCCATTTAAGCATTCATATCTTTCTTCTTTATATTGAGCATCAGCAATTTTCCTAACAAACAAACTTACGTGCCAATCATCGTCTTCTGTATCTCTTACTAAAACTTTATCAAATGGCTTGAATTTATATTCTGGTTCTATTTCAATACCAAAGAATTGTTTCAAACACATTTTGGCTTTAGTCTCTTTGCTTGTTTTAAGAGCATCAATAAACTTTTGCCTTTCATCCTCAGTAGCAAGTCTGTATTTTTCAATATTATTACAATCAGCATGTGCTTTTCTAGGAATCACGACTCCCCTCCCCTTCTTCCATGATGCATGAAAAGATGTAAGATATTCTCCGTTCGTATTTAATATAAACAGGTAATCACCCTGTTCATTACTCAATACATCTCCGTCCTTGAATGTGGTATATTCTGGAACTTTAAGCTTAAGTCTATAATTCTTTCCTCCGAATCCATTATTTGAGAACCAATCTGATATTATGCCGTGATCAGTATGGATAACTCCTAGGATTGGGAAAGACTCTTCCCTATGATACACAAACTCTACTCTGTAATTATCGCCATCCGTTACAATCATTCCATTGCGCTCACCATTGTTGATTTTCTTTGCCAACTCTAAATCAAATGGTATTGTTATCATTTTCTTTCCCATAATTTTACATGTATTTATATTGTTATTTTCACTTTAATTATATCACTACATTGTAGCTTTATCTGTTCAGCCAATCCAACGAACATGGGCGGACGCCTCGTTCCCTCGCCCACTTTACCCATACACGCCGGCTCCACCGGTAACGCTGCCCATGACGTCTTGGATGTCTCTCCCGTAAATCTGATAGTGATTATGTGTAGACTAAAAATTACTTTAACTCAAATTTAATTCCTTCCGGGAGTTGGGAGCGATCCACGTTATTCACGAAATCATCAAACTCTTCTCGTGTGATCTTTTCCCCATAATCACGCCAGTTGAAAGATAAAGTGTTCGTGTGATTATAATATATCACATTATCGGTTGACAATCCATAATCAAACACACAGAGCATTACCTTTTTGTCTGTTTCCGCATTCCTGATTATCTTATCGTATTGCTCACAAATTTCAGCACGCTTTTCCATCATCTTTGCCTTATGAGCCTCTTCCCTACGTTTTTCGATATTTTCTGCGGAATAATACCCGGCTTTAATACGCTCTTCAATAAGCAAACGTTCCTCGTCCGTTAGTGTCAGGGTAAACCTTTCTTCTTCTGGCTTATATGGATTAACCCATTTCTTTCCACACAGGTTTTCAAGTTCCGCAATAAGCTCGTCTGATTCACGTTTCCATCTATCCACAATCCCTAGATTGAAAAGCAGATACTTGAAATACATCTTATCGTCCACCGCTTCAGATAATTTGGAATATTCCTTGTCTGATATACGTAAATATTCAATAGCCACAGACTTATCGCTATTCTTTATGTGATACATACCATTTTCCACCGGATACATAGGAGCGCCATAATGATTACAACAATGCAATGGTATAAACTTCGCCAATTCTGGAACATACTTCGCAATCTCATCGTGGCAGCAGCCTCCCATATACTCCTTATATCGTCCATATTTGTTTTTTTGTCTGATATCGGCCGTTATGCTCCAGTCACACATATTGTTATGACAATCATCATCTAAAGATACTGTGGCTGTTATTCTATATTCTTCCTCGTTTTCTGTAAAGAATTTTGTACTTGAATAAAATAGTCTGTTTGTAGTTTCCATATTATTTTAGTTTAATTATTACACCTGTGAAAAATAAAATCTACGCATTCCCCCGGTGTATTATTAGCGTTATTGTACCAATAAAAACCCTCTGTTTTCCAGTCTACACTTACGGGATCTGCTTTTACTCGTTTCAAGAAATTCCTTATTTCTTGTTCTTCATTATCTAACAAACCGGTATAATCACAGAGCATGAGCCCAATAAACCGGAAGCCTGTATCTTATTACCTCTATATTCATAATCTCATCAATTTACAAATTATCAATACTAAAAAAACTCCAACAATCTATTACAATAAACTCTCCTACTCCATATTCCACAAGTGACTTAAGTGATTCTATCCCATTACAGTAATAGAAAACATTATCATTATCATCATCATTGATGCTTAATGATAATTTTATTGTCGTTCTTTGATCATCCCCTGTGTCTTTCCATACGATCTGACATTCTACGTATTCAGGTTCTTTCCCATTCTTTTTAACGAACTCGAAAAACATAGAATCAATATCTTTCTTGACTCTATCTACATCCGTTATCACTACCTCTTCCTTGCAATCCCCACAATTAGCATGCATAAAAGATTCATCAAGATAATCTATTATTTCCCCGGTGTTTGGATTTACGATCGCTTCACAAGCAATATTTGTTCCGCCACACCTTGTACATATCACTTTCATGCTATTTCATTTAATGGTTCAACATACACATTCCCATTCTCATAATAGAGTCGATCTTCATACTGATTATGATGAAGCTCCTCACGTATCGCATCTTCATTATCAGCCCAATACTCGTACTCCTCATGCCATGACTTGAAGAAGTTATCATAACATTGTCTCATCAGATCCTCTAAAGAAAAATCCTCCGGATAAGTACACCATGCATTGTAATAATCAATTATAGGTTTCAGGAGATAATAATCATAACACATCCCTGTCAATGGGCAATTATCTCCATAGTCAAACATCACCCTACTATACTTGTGCCTGTATTTGTATTTCCCATCAATATATTTACCTGACGTGGAGAAATACTTGCCCTTGATAATATATGGCATAATATTGTTGTTGATATATCTGAACAGTAATTTACCGTATAGATTCTCAGGGAATATATCACGATGATAATCTGTAGGGTGTTCATAAATAGGATCCTTGTATTTAAACTCATAACTAAAATCATATCTCTCGTATCCAACTTCCCAATTATAAACCCTAGTATCTGTCATATCCTCAAAGGCTTTCATTGACTTTTTATAGTCTATGCCATAAGCATCCATACATTGCTCCATTACATTCCAGCGCTCACGCTCTATAATTTTCTTTTGTACGTTTTCTGATAGCTCATCAAAGCTAAACACGGTTAGATTTATTGTTTTCATATTATTGTTTATTGTTTTCTATTCAACCATTCTTTGTACCTGACCTCAAAAGCTATCGGGTATCAGCACGCTGTTTCATATTCTTCCATATATTTTATACGCAGTCTGAGACAAACTTCCTTTGCTGTGTAAGTCCGGTAACTGTTTCCAAATATCTCTTCCGCTCCATAATAGGAAACCAAATCATATATTCTTGTAGCAACCGGACGAAGCAACCAGTCATTCCAAGTATCACCGACATAGGAACAAAACGACTTCAAATCATCTTTTGCCCAACCTGTCAAAAACATCTCACGCATATCTTCCTCGCTTATCCAACTGTACGAAAACTTGTTTGATTCATGAGGGTTGCGGTATATACATTGCCAGCTTTTTTCTTTGGTAATATATCTCACTAATAACCCATACTCAAAAAGGCTGGTAACTTTGTCACAATCCGTACCATGCCACACGGTTCTATCAAATTTCTTTGTTGCCATATTTAATCCTCCATTTTTAGAAAAGTCATATCATATGGCAATTTTCCAACTTCTATACATACAAAATCACCACATTTAAAGGCTCTTTCCATATCATCGAATCCCTCAATTGCAGCTTCGGATTCATCATCAGTCCGCACCCAATACAATTCTAATTCATGACTTATAACAGAGTTCCAAAGTGCTTCTGCGACTTTTCTGGATAATCTTTTCCAAACAAATCCGTCACTAAATACTATCAAATCATCGGTTATCACTGTCTTTTTCATAATTCCTCCTCTTTTTAAATGTAATTGGATCCCTAACGTCAATCGAATGACATACGTACCTCCTTATGTTCACGTTTAGAGATATGATTATGGCTATTCTCACGAACCACCACAATCCAGATTCAGATATCACTCACCCTTTATCTTTACGAATGGGTTTTCTACATAAAACTCCACTACATCCTTAGATTTTATAGATGTCACTATACCGGTGGTATCCACAAATCCGTCTGTTTCATCCATTGTCAAATCTTCTATTTTATCTCCCGGCAGAAAACAAAGATTATAGTCTTGATCAATATACATAATCATCTTTAACCTAACCATGTCATCAATGACGCCTTTCATTCTCTCCACAACATCTAATTGATCATCAGTAAGCATTAATTTACTTTTTGAAGATTTTACTAATCTCATGTCTCCATTCTTGTCAACTACAGTCAAGTCATTGAATTTATACACATCTTCACATGTTCTGTAATATGTTTCCTTACAATAAATTTTTCCTTTATTATCTATTTCAACATCAAAACATTCCAACTTACACTTGACAGCTCTTCCGTTTTTGTATTTCCACACATCACCTATTGGAATGAACCCATATAATGACTCAAAAACATCATATATTGATAGTCTTGTCTTAGGAATGCTCTCGCCCTTTTTAAAACATTCTTCGGACGAATAAAATAATTTCCCATCTAATGTCTTCTCAGTCCTACATCCTCCCCATGTTCCTACATATCTAACTACTCCATATGTAAAACTGATCAAGATCTTATCAATCTCAAACCACTTTAATCTTCCTGACATATCGTCAAAAAGATATCCACTCTCTAGATAAACCGATAAACATTCTCTAATTTCCATAACAATTTATTTTTTTAATTAAACAACATCATTTGCCTTGATCACTATCCGTCTCAATATTATGAACAAGCTCATATAGATCATAATCACTACACTCTGCTAAACATAAAGAGAAGACGTTCCTGTCGTTAATCAGGAAATAGCTATCTTCTAATATAAAGATAGATCTTCCTACCTCTAAAAAACAGTCCCATAACTCATTGCCTCTTTTATTGCCAAACACTTTCTGAAAAGTATGACGATCTGCCTTATTCTCGAATTTACGCATCCGTCTAATCCACTCATATCCGTGCCTCACTAAATCCAATCCGCCGGCTTCATCGAAGCTCCCGTTTTTATCAATCCATTTATTTACATCTATCAACATACTCCCTTATAATATTACATTAAACAACTCGTTTAACCTATCTATCTCACTTAGGTATTCACCTTCTTCATCAAACTTAATTTGAGTCCCATTATCCAAACCAAAGGACAGGGTAAAGGATATGACCCAGCCCGATCCGTCCACGGCCTGCCCCTTGGGAACCCAAGACATCACCGTCTTCTTGGATATCCACCATCTCCCTATCTGAACGAAATCAGGATAGTTGTTCATTAAATACACCATCTGACTAGCCATCTTATTAACATCATCAAAAGGCACTATATGATACTTGTTTCTTATCCTGACCTTCAAGAAGGGGTTATCCATATTATATGCCGCAAATGCTGATATCATGGAACTAGGATATCTAACCCCTTTTATTACCATCCATTTCATATATAACACCTCCTCTTAATCATTGATCCATTCCACAAAAACTCCCCCTTTCAGACTGTAATATGTATCTGCTTTTATCTTTTCTCCATCAACAAATTCCGTTTTTACACAAATGGGGATATATCTTTGTTTTCCCTCAGAATAAGACCATTCGGATAGTGTTACCCATGATCCTTTTGAGGCTTTTGCCACTGAGTTAATACCTGCGCACATGATGACACAGTCTTCGCCAGTGCTGTCAATCTTGGCACCGTAGCCGGACGAACTAATCTTGGCTCCGTAGCCAGACGAACCAATCTGGGCTCCGTCGCCAGACGAACCGATCTGGGCATCGTAGCCGGACGAGCCAATCTTGGCTCCGTCGCCAGA